ATTACAGATGTAGTTTTATATTTACGAAGAAAGCCTGGCCAAACAGGTAATAGAAGCGGCCGAAAAAATCCGGGCATTAACGTTATTTTGTTGGAATGTAATGCAGATGGAAGTCCAAATATCAGTGCTCGATTTGAAGACGGTGTCGCTCGAGCAGAATGGCACGAAACTAAAGCTTCACCACTCGCTGCATCAGGTACTAGATTTGAATTCGATTCTCCAGTAACTGTTGACACCAATAAATCATATGCTCTTTGTATACAACCAGAAGATGAAGAATATATTTTTTGGTACAGTCAAAAAGGTGATTTATTATTGGTAAATGGTAATAGATCCGAACAGCGTTCAGGTGGATCATCAAAAGAACATCAAGGTGATTATTATCCTGCACGTACTTCTGCTAGTCGCGGTGCAGTCTTAAGTGCTAAGAGAGAACGACCTTGGCAACCTGATACAAATCTAGATTTAAAATTCGATGTAAATATTGCTGAATATAATATCGGTGATGTATCAGTAAACTTTATACACAAAGACTATGAATTTATACAATTAGTTTATGGCACAGACGATAATTGGATGCCCGGCGAATGGGTTTATAAAGATAAAACAGCAGATTCTACTGGTATTTCAATTACAGCAGGTCAAAAAGTTATTACCGGAACAGGAATGGCATCTGTTAACGACGGCGATAAGTTAGTTGTAATAGATGGTACAGATAGTACAATTGTACAAATATTTACAGTAGATACGAGTATCGCTGCACCGTCATCAACTAAAATATATGTAGAAGAATATTGTGAAAGAACAATTACTAATGGTAGTTTTAAAAACACAGTAATTGGAAGAATCGAAGTATATGATTTCGATTTTAAATTTATGAGATTGAATGATTCGTCAGTAAATGTTACACAATATGATGTGGATAATACTAAACGTTTTTGGGCAGCCGATACTATTATAGGTCATCAATCAGGATCTACAGGTACAATTGATTATATGGATACTCTTGATGTATCTATTTTTAGAACAGCTTGGAATGGTGATTTGCCTACTGAATTCGATGCTACATCTTATTACAAATTTGCAGAATCGGTTGGCGGTGGTGTATATGAATTAGATGATACTACTCCAAATATGTATTTGAACGCAGTAAATAATGTTGACTATACTGCTGAAATTCTATCAAAATCAATAGAAGTTGATCAATCTACTAATATGCATAATGCATCAAGCGATTCAAAATCATCTATACTTAATCTATCATTTGTTTATAATGGACAAAAAACAAAAGTCTATAATGTACCAGCTTTTGAAATTGATGAATTACAGGTTGTTGCTCATAGATTTGCTATTAACAATGATTCGACTAACGAACATACGAATGATGGTAATGCGATTACTAAACATATTTCTAAGAAATTAGAGTTTGATGGCCAAAGAGCCGAGGACATACGTGTTATTATTAATGCATACAGACCACGACAAACAGAAATTGAAATTTATGCTAAAATTCTAAACTCAGATGATCCAGCATCGTTCGATGATAAGTATTGGACCAAATTGACAAATTTATCTTCTATTGATGATTATTCATCATCTTTGAATAGAACGGATTATAGAGAATATGAATACGGATTTCCATTCTATCCACCTTCTGCAACAACATTGAGTGGAGAATATACGGCTACATTAGATAGTGCAGTTTTAACGACAACATCTGGAACTGGTACAGATGTATCAGCAGGCGACGTAATTAAAATTTATAGTCCTATTTTCTCAGATAATTATGGAGTATTTTCAGTTGAAACTTCAGATGCTGGATCAATTACATTGAATGAACCTGTATCAAATACCAGTATAGCACAAGATGGTTTAAAAATTGATACACTAACGACACCATATACTGCATTTAAGAATATCGAAAATGACGATATCGTTAGATACTTTGGTGTATCAGGTGAATCATATGATAACTATGATACTGTTGCAATAAAGATTGTGTTACTGGCGGAAGATCGTAAATTAACACCTAAAGTTGATGATTACAGAGTTATAGGAGTTTCTGCATAATGTCAGAAAGTTTAGTGAAGATTGATGAAGGTGTGTTTATAAATAATAATATCGATGAATTCGAACAATATAAATTAGCAAGACGCCGGGCAAAAAGAGAAGTAGATTTGTCAGCTCGTATTTCACGGTTAGAAAACGAAATCGCAGATTTAAAAAAAATAATCAAAGATTTAACAGTAGGATAAAGTAATGGCATTACTTTCAGGTTTTGATCAGATAGATCCAGCTAACGACTCATTTAGCGATTGGTTACAAAAAACCAATGAGATGTTGTTGATCATCCGAGGTAACACAGTTCCCGGTACTACACAGGCAATGACTGCAAATAGTTTGCCCGGTGGTTCTATGACTTGGGGTAATGCGACACTCTTCGGTCAATTTACTGCCAACACAATGGTTGTACTCAATGATGGTGGAAACGACGGATCAGATGATAATGTTTTCGCTAACGGAAGCTTTGGTGGTTTAAGGGGCGGCAACTGGGATCCAGCAACTAATAATATTAGCGCCGATACACTTTACGTAGTTTCAAATACTACATTTACAGATGAAGGTAACGTTGTATATGTCGATACAATGTACGGTCTTCAAGTAGAAGCCAATACAGAACTACGACATGATGTTTTGTTCGTAGGCAATGGCGGCACAGCCGTTAATCCAAAGTTGAAGTGGGAAGATGCTGATAATATCCTCAGCTTTAATGATAATGTCCGTGCAGTCTTTGGTAAAGATTCGGGTTCAGAAGTTGTAGGCGGTACAGGTCAAGCAGAATTCTTATTTGTTGACGCAGATAGTCGAATGTATGTCAACACAGAGAACATGAACATTCGTGCAAATACTGACGTCAACTTTATTACAGATAACTTCGAGCTGAAGTCAGATATAGGTTCAGAACTTTATATCTCAGCTGATGTTGCAGATAACAGCACAGTCAAGCTATATTACGAAGGAAATCTTAGACTCTCCACGAATACTCATGGTGTTGTAGTCGATGGTGATACTATTATCAAAGATGACATCGTAATGTTTGATACCGGTCGAATCATGATGGGTGGAACATACCCATATGATGGCACACAAGATATTGCAACATATAACTTCCAGATTTATACTGATGGCACAGACGGTATTATTGTATCAGGTGATAAGGATCTAAATATTTTCGTGCACGAAGGATTCAATCTTACGAATGAGCCCGGTACGATAAACTTTATTACTGCAAATAACGATGGCTCGAGCGAAGTTGTTCTTTATAACAATGGTGATGCTCGTCTCGAAACAACAGGAACACAATTAGGTGAAGTACCGGGTGTAGAAGTATTTGGCGAAGCTAATACAACAACACTTCGAGTCAGAGAAGATGCAAACTTTGATGGATTTGGTGGACTTAATTCAAACAACGTACATTGGGATGCATCAGCAAATACGTGGAACTATCGCGACGCAACTAAGATTACTCTTGGTGACAGTGATGACTGGGAAATGTTTTATACTGCTGCCGGTCGAGCCTATTCGAATACGGACAATCAAGACATTCGAGCTCGCGTCGATCTTAATATCATTTCAGATATTGTAGAAATTAAATCAGAACTCGGTAGCGAATTGTATATGTCGGCCGATGTTGCTGACAATAGCACAGTTAAACTTTACTACGAAGGCAATGTAAGACTGTCGACAAATACACACGGTATAGTTGTTGATGGTGATACGATTGTAAAAGACAATGTCGTAGTCTTCGATAATAATAAGATTTTGATGGGTGGCACATATCCATACACAGGCGCCGAAGACATCGCTGATTATAATTTCCAAATTTACACCGATGGAACTGATGGTATTATTGTTTCTGGTGATAAAGATCTAAATATTTTTGTACACGAAGGATTTAATCTTACTAACGAGCCTGGCACTATTAGCTTTATTACTGCTAATAATGACGGATCGAGTGAAGTTGTTCTTTATAATGGTGGTGTTGCTAGACTTGAAACAACAGGAACACAATTAGGTGAAGTACCCGGCGTTGAAATACACGGTGAAGCAAATACAGATACGTTAAGAGTCACAGAAGATGCTAACTTCGATGGATCTGGTGGATTAGATTCTAATAATGTTCATTGGGATGCATCGGCTAATACATGGAACTACCGTGATGCAACTAAGATTACTCTTGGTGATAGCGATGATTGGGAGATGTTCTATCTAGCAGCTGGCCGTGCATACTCTAACACCGATAATATGGATATTCGTGCTCGCACAGACATGAATATGATTACCGACACGTTTGAGTTGAAGTCTGAATCCGGTGCAGAATTATACATGTCAGCTAATGTAGCTGATAATAGCACAGTTAGATTATACTACGAAGGTTCTGAACGTCTACAAACAAATACACACGGTGTTGAAGTTACAGGTGAATTGGTAGCCAACGGTGGTATTGTTACATACAACGACCAACCAATCGAAATGGGTGGCGCGAACTACGCTGCAGCTCATAACTTTACGATTGTTACCGACGGTACTGATACAACAATTACAGAAACAGCTAATGATCTATTTGTTCGTGTACAAGATAATTTCCGTGTCACTGATGATACCGGTGTTACTTCTCTTATCGTAGCAAACACATCAGGCGAAGTAACTCTCTATCATAATAACAATCAAAAGTTACAAACAAATAATTATGGTATCGAAGTTACTGGCGAAGCTAATACTGGAACATTGCGGGTTCGTACTGACGCAAACTTCGACGGTACCGATGCTAATGGAGATATTTTATTAGATTCTAATAATATGTCATGGGATGGTAGTGCTAATACATTATATTTAAAAGACAGTTCACCAATTGTAATTGGTGATGGCGGAGATCTAAGCATTTATCATGACGGCACTAATAGTTATATTGAAGAAGCTAATACCGGTAGCCTTATTATCGAAGGTACAAATTTAGTACTAAGAGCGACTGACGATTCTCGCTATCTAGAAGGTATCGATGGAACTGGTACTCGACTTTATTCACCTGATGATACTATAGCATTAGTTGCAAACAATAATCAGATTCATATTACTGACCTCGCTAATACTTCAACTTTACGCGTCCGTAGTACTTCATTGTTTGAAGGTAGTATTGATATCGAAGGTTCTACAAGTGTTAATACTCTTACTTGGACTAAATCGTCCAATACACTAAACTTCGATGATGATAACTTCGCTACATTTGGTACAGGTGGAGATTTAAGCGTTTATCATGATGCAAATAATTCATACATTGAGAATATTACTGGTGAATTATATATTCAAGGCGATGGTATTACAATTAGAAGTCATACTGGCACTGAAGAATTTATAACTGCAGACGTAGGCGGCGCTGTCACTTTATATTGGGATGATGCAATAAAGCTTCAAACAAATACAAATGGTATTGAAGTTACAGGTCAAGTCATTGCATCAACAGGTTTTGTTACATATAATGATCAAAAGATTGAGATGGGTGGTACTAATTATGCAGATGCCCATATTTTCGAAATTTATACAGATGGTTCTAATAGCTATATTACAGAAACCGGTGGCGGCGACTTAAATGTTCAGGCCAATAATCTTATTTTAGAAGCTACAGATGGAACAGATTATTTTGTAGCTACGAGTGGTGCAAATACTACTATTCATCATGGCGACGGTACACAAATTCTAGAAATAAGAACTGACGGCGTCGACATTGAAGGCGAAGCTAATACTGATACGTTGCGTGTTCAAGGTAATGCTAAATTTGAAGGTACAGACGATACAATTTACCTTGAGTGGTTGGCAGGCACTAAAGTACTTGATTTTAACGATGATGTAAAAGCTAGATTTGGCGATAATCATGACCTAGAAATCTATAGCGACGGTTCGATTTCACATATCTTAGAAAGTGGTAGTGGTAATTTAGTTATTGAAGGTACAAATTTAACACTAAGAGCCACAGATGATACTAATTATATGGCTGCTACAGACGGTGGCAGTGTACAATTGTACTACGCAGGCGAAGGTGCGAATAACATAGTACGAGTTTCTACGACTAATCTTGGTGTAGATATTGAAGGTGAAGCCAATACTGATACATTAAAAGTTCAAGGCGATGCAGCATTCCAAAATGGTGGAAATGATGAAATAAATTGGGAAGCTACTAATAATATTCTAAATTTCAATGATGGTGTAAAAGCTACATTTGGTACTGATGATGATTTAGAAATTTACTTTGACGCTACAGGCAACAATTCAATAATTCGCGAAACTGGCGGCGGCGATTTATATCTTCAAGCTAATGGTATGATACTTGAAGATACATCCGGTAATAATTATGTTGATATGGTAGCTGGTGGTGCGGTTTCTTTATATCACAATGGTGCTACAAAATTAGCCACAAAGTCGACAGGTGTAGGAGTAACTGGACAATTAGATGTATCTACAAATATTGTAGCTGATGGTAATCTTACTGTAAAAGGTAATACAACACTTGGTGATGCTAATACTGATACTATTGATGCAGTGGCCGAATTTGTAAGTAATTTAATACCTGAAGCAAATACCACATATAATATTGGTAGCAGTGATAATAAATGGAATGATTTGCATCTAGATGGAGCCATGAATTCAGGCTCAATTCAAACTGGAATAATTGCCGGTGGCAATACTACAATTACCGGCGACGTTGATGCAACTACATTTACTGGTAATGGCGCTGCGATTACCAATTTAAATGCATCCAATATTGATGCTGGTACAATTGGTGATGATTATTTGCCTGATGAAATTTCATCCGATATTACCGGTACTGCAGCTCAAGCAAATACAGTTGAAATTCATACTTCTACAGACGATCAAGAATTTAGAGTAGCATTTACTGCCAATACTGCTGATTATCATGATATATATGCAGATTCTGGTTTATTATATAATCCAGTAGATAAGATACTATATGCTGACAATCTGACGGTCAATACAAATATTACTTTACCATCAGAAGTAACTTTAGCATTAGCAAATGTTACTGATCTTGAAGTGTCGAATACAGCAACAATTCTCAATCTAGAAGTAACATCGCTTGAAGCCAATGGCGTAGCATTTACCGGTACAGGTGGAGATGTAACTAGTAATGTAGCAACGCTTATCGATACTTTCCCAATCGAGCAAACTCGTGGATTTAAATACTTTGTTCATGGTGAAGTTACCAACGATGATACTAAAGGATATGCAGTTGAGATCAATGTTATAACAACTGATACTGGTGCTGATACAAAGATTTTCTACACTCGATATGGTGAAGTAGAGAGTGGTATGGCAGATGTTAATTTAGTACCACAACTCGCTGCAAATAATACTCATATCGATTTAATGGCCACGTGCGACTCTGCAACGGCTACTGATATTCATAGATTTAATGTACTTAAAATTGAAACAAGGGATAATGGTGTATAATGGCAAATGTAATCTATGATAAATACAAAGAAGCATTGATTAGTGCTAGTAATGATGTTGCTCTCAATGCAGGTAATTTAAAAGTATCACTTATAGATTCTGATGTAACTATGTTTGGATCTACAGATGAATTTTATGCTGATCTTAATTCGTCAGCTGGAGTGGCAGCTACAGTGACATTAACAAATGTTACAGTAACTAATGGTGTACTAGATGCAGATGACGTTGTTTTCGAAAGTGTGGCAAATACAACACCCGAGTCAGAAGCACTTTTATTTTGGATTGATACTACTAACACTGCTACTTCACGATTAGTAGCGTGGCTTGATACAAATATAGACGGGTTTCCGATTACGCCAGATGGTTCTAACGTAGATATTACGTGGAGTACTTCAGGCATTTTCAAATTATAGAGAGAAGTAAATGACTGCTACCTCACAAAAATTTGACACATTAGACGGGTTAGTTGTTACTGGCTCAATGGAGGTTGGTGCCAATTTAGCAGTTGACACCAATGTCTTATTCGTTGATACCGTAAACAATCGGGTCGGCATAAACGATTCATCACCATCATATCCGCTTGATGTAGTTGGCACTGCACAAATTACAGGTGGCTTATATATTGGCACCAATATTACTCACGTCGGCGACACTGATACCACGATCGGATTCTCGAACAATCAAATTGATATTACAGCTGGCAATGCAAATATAGCAAGTGCTAATACTACTATGCTATCAATTAATGCTGGTGATGGTATACAAGTAAGAGGTGTTAGTCCTACTAGTACATTTGCTACAAATACAGAAAAAGCTGATGGCGGCATTGGTGTTAATTCTATAAACACATCAATGATACTATCACAAGATGATACTGCCACTGGTATTATTTTTGGTGCTTTGACGAACGATGATGTACCAGATCCTAATTTTGGTGGTACTTGGTCAAGCACATCAGCTGATGAAATATCGATAATTATTGGTGATCGAAGACGGGCATATTTTGATAACGACGGTCTTCATTTTTCTAACCTCTCGGCATCTGATAACACAATTGATGGTGTTGATAATGTAGAGATTCTTAGTAGTATTACTCATAGCGGCGATGTTGCAACAAAATTAGAATTTGATGCTACTGCATCTATAAGATTGGTATCAAATGGATCTGAAAGATTAAAAGTTAATGCTACACAAACATATATTAGTGGTGATTTAGATGTAACAACTGACATCATGGCGCGCCGTATTCAAGTAGAAGATTATTTTAAGGAAACTGTAGTAGCTGCATCAACAGGAAATTCAGTAAACATAAACGTAAATTCTGGTTCGGTATATACATTTACGCCAAATGCTAACTATTCGGTTGATTTTACAAATTTCCCAACGGCAGCTGGTGAAGCTGCAGCGTTTACTTTAGTCATAGATAACAATGGCACCGCAAGAGAAGCTACGTGGCCAGGGGAACTAGAAGGAGATGCTATATATTGGGCAGAATCAGTAGAACCTCCATCGTCATCTGGAATTGACATATATAATTTTGTAGTAATTGCTGGTAAAATATATGGTTCATTATCAATTCGAAATGCTGGTTGGGCACAGTAATAAAGAGGATGTAATATGCCAATAGGAGGCGGAAAAAGTTTTCTAGATAGAACGTGGGCTGCCACTTTTTCTGAAACTAGATATAAAGAAGCAACGTCAGGTACAACTGATGCTACTCCTATCTCTATTCCTTATGGTCGTCAAATCATTGAGATTGAGGCTAGAGGTGGTGGTGCTAGTGCTCCAACATTAAAAGCAGCATATAGTACAACTAAAGCAGTTTATCAAACTAATGCAATTACTAATTATCCATCACGATTGCAGAAGGCTGCCTATCAGAATCAAACAAACTATCCTTCTAGATTACAGAAAGCTGCTTATCAGATTCAAACCAATTTTCCTTCTCGGTTGCAAAAATCTGCTTACCAAAATCAAACTAATTATCCTTCTCGGTTGCAAAAAGCTGCCTATCAGAATCAAACCAATTATCCTTCTCGGTTGCAAAAATCTGCTTACCAAAATCAAACTAATTATCCTAGTAGACAGCAGAAGGCCGCCTATAGTGTTATCACTAATTACCCTAGTAGAGAACAAAAAGCTGCTTACCAAAATCAAACCGATTATCCTAGCAGACAGGTGAAAGCTGCCTATAGTGTTATCACTAATTATCCTAGTAGAGAACAAAAAGCTGCTTACCAAAATCAAACGGATTACCCTAGTAGACAGCAGAAGGCCGCTTACCAAAATCAAACCGATTATCCTAGTAGACAACAAAAGGCCGCCTATAGTGTTATCACTAATTACCCTAGCAGACAGCAAAAAGCTGCTTACCAAAATCAAACGGATTATCCTAGTAGACAGGTGAAAGCTGCCTATAGTGTTATCACTAATTACCCTAGCAGACAGGCGAAGGCTGCCTATAGTGTTATCACTAATTATCCTGGCAGACTGCAAAAATCTGCCTATAGTGTTATCACTAATTATCCTAGTAGACAGCAGAAGGCTGCCTATCAAAATCAAACCGATTATCCTAGTAGACAGGTGAAAGCTGCCTATCAAGATCAAACAGATTATCCTAGTAGACAGGTGAAAGGTGCCTATAGTGTTATCACTAATTACCCTAGCAGACAGCAAAAGGGTGCTTATTCTAATGTTGCTAACTTCCCAGCAAGGACCACTTCTTTTACTCAAGCAGCTTATTCTTCAGGTTATACTTTCGGGCAGGTATTTTTTCCGACCTATCAAACATTTACTGCTACAGCGTATTACCCGTCGCGAGTTGTATATTCGGGAAAAGCTGCTTATTCACAAACAACAAACTATCCTGCTAGAAATAATCCAGCATACCAAAATCAAACAGATTATCCTGCTAGAAATCAAGCAGCATATTCAGTTGTAACAACCTATCCTGCTAGAAACAAAGCAGCATATTCGGTTATAACAAACTATCCTGCTAGAAACAATCCGGCATACCAAAATCAAACTGATTATCCTGCTAGAAATAATCCAGCATACCAAAATCAAACTGATTATCCTGCTAGAAATAATCCAGCATACCAAAATCAAACAGATTATCCTGCTAGAAATCAAGCAGCATATTCTGTTGTAACAAATTATCCTGCTAGAAATAATCCAGCATACCAAAATCAAACTGATTATCCTGTTAGAAATAATCCAGCATATTCGGTTGTAACAAACTATCCGTTGCGTAATAATCCAGCATATTCAGTTGTAACAAACTATCCTGTTAGAAACAATCCGGCATATCAAAATCAAACAGATTATCCTGCTAGAAATCAAGCAGCATATTCTGTTGTAACAAATTATCCATTGCGTAATAATCCAGCTTATTCGGTTGTAACAAACTATCCTGTTAGAAACAATCCGGCTTATTCTGTTGTAACAAACTATCCATCACGTAATCAGCCGGCTTATTCAGTTGTAACAAATTATCCATTGCGTAATAATCCAGCATATGCGGTTGCAACATATTATCCATTGCGTAATAATCCAGCATATTCTGTTGTAACAAACTATCCTGCTAGAAATAATCCAGCATACCAAGTTGTAACAAATTATCCATCACGCAATCAGCCGGCATATTCGGTAACTAATGTTACTAATTATCCTTCTCGTGTAACTAATTATCCAGCAAGAACTACACTCGGGCTTGCTGGTGATGACACAACAGTTCAATGGACAACTCCTGATGGTACTCCTGTTAGTGTAACTGCGCCGGGTGCTGCACCTAATGTTACAAATTATGTTACGGCTGCAGCAACAGCAACATATGTACAAATTACTAATCCAAATGAAGTCGATGGTATAGATGGTACAGACTTATCGGTAAGTGTTGGTAATTCCCCAGCTGGTAATAATAATGCTACTAATAGAGGATATATAAATATAAAATACAGTGGTTAACAAGGTAATTATATTATGCATGAAATTGAGAAGTTGACTCCCGGTCATAATCTCCAGCGATTTGGTGTTTATGAAAATGTATTTGATGAAGATGAAATTAATAAAATTAGATTTTTTAAAAAAATTATTAATTTCGAATCTGGTGAAACATATTCTGAACGATCTGAAGGTAAAAAAGTACCTGATTCTACAGATAAAGTTCGGGATTGCAAAGTAGCAAGCCTTCATAGAGAACAAAATACAAATATAGTCTATGAAAAAATTGGTCATTTAGTTGGCAGAGCTAACTATGATCATTTTCTTTATCCAATTATAGGTATGGAAGATATTCAATATGTTATCTACGACGGGCCAGGCACTAAATATGATCCACATACAGACGTTCTATTACAAGGCTATAGACCAAAAGATAGAAGAATTTCTGGTATTGTTATGCTATCTGATCCTGAAGACTATGAAGGTGGTGAATTAACTATAGATTTAGATGGAAATGGCCATTTATATCCAATTGAATTGAAGAAAGGTGCTGTCGTGTTTTTTGACAGTCATATGTTACACCAAGTTACTCCACTTATATCTGGCAATAGAGAAACGCTAGTGTTTTGGGTTTGGGGAGATAGTCAAATATAATGTTTTTTAATAACGATAAAATTGAATTTATTATTGAACCAGAATTGCATGAAGTTTTACCTGAGCCAGTACCTGCAAATAAACACATTCCGGAATGGTTTAGAAAGATTCCTTTAAAAACTGAGCAAAGAACGAATACTATGCCGGGTGCCACGGCAAAAAAATGTTTGCCTATGTTGGATGCTATGACGCTTGGTTATATTGTGCCTCTTCAAGGCGATGTTCATGTTATTACTAATGACGATTGTAGTGTATTATCTGCAGAACATATGCAAGATAGTACTTTACCATTTGTTGAAAGACATTCGTTTAGTCAACTTAAATCAACTGGTTGGAAAACTGGAAAACAAGATCCTTTAAAGTTTATAAATTATTATGGAATTAAAACTCCGCCTGGATGGTCGTGTTTATTTCAACCACTACCTAGTGTCTGGAATTTACCATATACAGTTTTAAGTGGTGTTGTTGATACTGATCAATATCATAGTCCAGTTAATTTTCCAGTAATTTGGCATCAACCAAATTTTGATGATACACTACTCGCAGGTATGCCATTAGTACATGTCGTGCCATTTAAAAGACAAAAGCATAAACACATTATTAGACCTATGAATGAAAAAGAATGCAAACAGCGAGATAAACTTAATGTTGCAAATCGAACACGATTAGGAACTTATACAAAAGAATTGCGTGAAATAAGATGATTGAAAATAATGTAGAATTTTATGATATGGATGGCACATATTATAAATTGCATCCAATTCAAAAAGCGCGAACCTTTAATGCCTGTCCTCATAAAGCCGTGCAAAAAGAAAAATTTGGGAAAGAAAAATTTAATGATTGCCCCGGTATTGTAGATTATAAAAATCTAGGATGGATTTTGACAGCGTGGGATGAGATTCAGGTATTTAATGATGGTCCAAATACGATGGCATATGTAATGTCTAGAGATAAATCTGGAAATGAATCACATAAACCATTAGGTAATCAAGTATGTGGTCCTATGAGTGAAGAAATAGCTACAGGTATACCTGATCAAAACTGCGCAGCTAACCCATTACATTTAACAACCCCTTGGATGGTGAAGGCAAAAAATATTTCATTATTAATTATGCCTCCTCATTATCATTCGAATATAGTAGAGAAGTTATACATTTACCCTGGCGTAGTTGATTATTCAGAGAGATTTACTACACTCAATATTATTTTTAAGCCAAAAGAAAAAGGCAGTTTTACAATCAAAGCCGGTGAACCTTTAGTGCATATTATACCATTTAAGAAAGAAACATACAATGGTTTTTATGGTCCAATGGTAGAAAAACGAGAAGCTAGATCTCGAGGATTCGCGAGTGTAGCTCAATGGTATAGAAAATATTGCATGCGAAAAAGCAATTATACATTAGAAGAGAAACAATAATGTTTGCAAAAGAACAATTCGAAAAAGATTTTGAAGAAATTTATTTTAATGATAAGCTTATTGTTTTAAATAATTTTATAAGAGAAGAAGAGTGTTGTCATCTCGGTACAATTGGTGATTTTAAAAAATTAATATTATTTAAAGAAGACCAATTTACTTATTATTTTGTAACTGCACTATCTAAGATGCAAACAGATGAAATTCAATCTACTACAAATAGAATTCTAGAGGATTATAAAAATAATCCTCAATTTACTCCGCTTACTACAAAAAATCCTGATAGTGTAGAATTTGATGATCAAAATCAAAAATCAGAAATATATCAAGATTTTATTAATTATTGTAAATTGTCATTAGAATATATTGAAAAAAATAATCAAACAATGATGATTAATAAATTTGAAATTTTTAACAATCATGTCTATGAACTGTTACAATTTTTATTAAACCAATTTTATTGTAATCTTGAATATTATGGAGTCTGGCCTGTACGACCTGTTCATACGAGTGGTTGTATTCAAGCTTATTATCATCCATCAAAAGATGCCGATAAACATTTACCGTGTGCTAAAACGTGGAGTAATTTTTTTCTAGGTGTAGATGAATCATTTAAAATTATTGTTTATAAAAATAGATGTTCTGCATTATGCGATCATAGTTTTCCAGAAGATTGGGATGTTAGAGATTATCAAGTTTTTTTTGATAAATTAGAGATAGAACAAGAAATTACAGTAAACAAAGGTGATATTGTTTATATTCCTGCTCATCAATACTACAGCATTGAACCACTTGGCGAAGCTTTGTTTTTTAATATACCTTTAATTCTAAAAGGTCCATATGCTACACACGGCATACAGGAAAAACCATGATTGAAAGAATTGATATATTTGTCGATAGTATTTTTAAAATGGTTTTTGATGATGTCAATTCTGAAGAAATTGTTAAATTTATGGATTATATTTGTAGTCAAGATGAGGGGAGGGATTTATCAAATATTGGAGGCTGGCAACGAGAATATAATATAAATGAAAATAAACATATAGATAATTTAATTGGTCGTATTAACGAAGCTGCCAATCAAATATGTAGAGATGCTTATGAATCTGATGTAAATGTAAAAGTTGATAATTTATGGATGAACATTAATTTCCAACATTGTTACAATATGCACCATTCTCATCCTGGCCCAACATGTGTTTTATCTGGTTGTTATTATCCAAGAAATGTAGAGCAAGAACAAGGTGAAATTATGTTTATTAGAAAAGGTGATTATTCATGGGCATTACAAAATGGCTCATTAGGCGATGATTTATGCAATCCATTAATAACAACCGATCATTTTGAACCAATCACCGAAAAAAACACATGTTTATTTTTTCCTAATCATATGACACATGGCGTATTAATAAATCAAATAGAAAAACCTCGTTATTCGATCGCTTTTAATATAGTACGGTTCGAATAATTATAAATAAAAGTAAAACGAGGACGTTTCTCTCATGGCCCGTACCGAAGATTTAACCATAGTCGAAGGTGCTGACGCTACTATTAAAGTATTCATTGTTGACACAAATGGCGCAGCTAAAGACATTAATAATAAATTGTTTAGTGGAGGAATGAAGAAAACTTATTCTGATCCTACCACTATTTCATTCAGCACTGCTGTTGTAGACGCCAACGGTGGTGTAATTCAATTGAGTTTGAACTCGACACAGACTAGTACACTCGATACCAGTGTGAGATATGTATATGACGTTGTTATGTACGAATCAGGAAATACAAATATAGAAAGAATTATGGATGGTAAAGTGTTTATTAAACCTAGCGTTACAATTTTAGGGAGTTAGTAAATGGCGATCATTCTACGTGCAGATGATGATGCTCTTACACACACTGAGCTTGACGCAAACTTCACATCTCTTTTACCAACAACTAACGGCCAATTAGTAATTGGTAATACTGGAGCCGCAAGAAGTCCGACTATTGGTACTCTCACGCCAGGAAATGGTATTGATATTACTAATGGTGCAGGATCTATTACAATCACAGCAGAAACTGCTAATACTACCAATGCCGGCGTAGTTGAGTTAGCCACCATCGCTGAAACAAATACTGGTACTGATGCTACTCGAGCAGTAACGCCTGATAGTCTCGATGGTTGGACAGGATCAACCAACGTAGCAACACTTGGTACTATAACATCTGGTACATGGCAAGGTAGTGTTATTGCTTCTGCTTATTTGGATGCTGATACCGCACATCTTTCGACTACACAGACGTTTAGCGGTGCAAAAACATTTAGTGCAGTTACTACAATTTCCAATGCAACTGCGTCTAGCAATACTAGCACAGGCGCTTTAAAAGTCACGGGCGGTGTTGGTATTCAAGGTGCGCTGTATGCCACGTCTAAGTCATTCGACATTCCACATCCTACTAAAGAAGGCATGGGATTACGTCATGGATCATTAGAGGGACCAGAATTTGGTGTGTATGTGCGAGGTAAAACTACAGAACAAGTTATCGACTTGCCAGATTATTGGGTAGGCCTTGTAGATGAATCAACAATCACAGTACAATTAACTGCGATCGGCCATCCTCAACATTTATGGGTTAAGAAAATAGAAAATAATCAAGTTCATATTCGTAGCGTAGATCAAGTTAATTGTTACTATCACATCTTCGCAGAGCGCAAAGACATCGATAAGTTAGAGGTGGAATATGAATGAGTGTGCAATTTGTCATTGTGAATGCGAAGATATTTGTTGTTCACAAGAATGTCATGAAGAATTAGAAAGATTGAATACGGCAGTAAATCAGGATGACGACTGATGTCCGTAAAATTTGGAACAACTTCTAATTTAAGAGCTCTTCGAAAAATTGGTTCAGACATGGAAAGAGAGGGTACTCAACAAAATACCATGACTTTTACCTTTCCTACTGGATGGCAAGCCGGCGACTTGGCCATTATTAGTGCATGGTGGGATTCATCAATTACCATTAGTACACCAACAGGATGGACAAGTATAGTAACAAATGAAGATGGATCAGAATATCCTGAAGGACAAACATTCTATAGAATTTTGCAATCAGGTGATAGTGGTTCAGTAAGTGTTGTTTCAAGCTTAGCCGATTACTATTCTGGTGTTATTCATATTTTTAGAGGCAATGCTCCAATATCATCTGTGACAATAGGTAACACTGCTTTTGCAGATGGTCCAAGCTCTTTAAATTCTACAATAGCCGCCGATTCTCCAGCTACAGTATCAGCAAATACAGTACGCCTTAAATTATATTTTTTAACAGGTAGGCAACAAACAACTTATATTCAAAATCCAATACCAACATTTACTCCAAATGATTGGACTGAATATTACGACGGCGAAAACAAAGTTACTTTGGATAATATGGATTGGTCATATAAAATATTATTGCCGGGTACTTTAGACGCCAGTAATCAGGTTACAACAAATGATACAGGGAGGCAAGGACATCATTTAGCGTCCTTGACACTGAGCTAATGGCAATTCCACAAAAATTTCTTCGTTGTCTTGTCGATGCTCGTAACTCAAAAAGTTATCCGGGCACAGGCACAGTATGGACTGATATATCAGGATATAATAATAACTTCAATCTCGCGAATGTAACTTATAATTCTGCTGGATATTTTACTTTTAATGGAAGTACAAGTAGTGGTACGATGACACCATCTACACCAAATGGTTTCGGAGTTGATAATAGACAATCTACTGTTAGTGTTTTATGTAGACCGACTTTAAATACCGCTGCAAATAAGCCTATCATTACCGACAACTATGGACCAGAGTGGGGCATATGGTACGATGGTGATGAATTTAGATCATATGTTTATGGCGGATCCGCTGCACAGGCACATTCTATCAATGGTTGGGCTAATGTTACGATGGTGGTTGATTATGTTGCAAGACCACCATTAACTTATACTGTGACTGGTGGTTCACACACTTCTGGAACAACAACTCTAAATGTCACTCACAATGGTAATTTTATTTATAACGCGTCTGGTCCATTAAATGATAGAATTACCGTATCAGGTCTATCACCTTCAGGCTATAACGGAACTTTTGCTTTAACTGGTGCAACGACCAGTACTATATCATATGCTCAATCAGATCCCGGTACATTTGTTTCAGGAGGTACCGCTACCACCAAAGTAGGCAATTATAGATTTAAACAATATTTAAATGGTGTAGCTACAACTGATGCTACAGGCTCAGTAGGAAATGGATGTGATGATTGGCCTATTACTATCGGTTTTGATTCGCAAAGTGGCTCACCTGTTAATTATTTTACTGGTGATATTGCATGGATTGGTATATGGCAAGAAGCATTGAGTGCTGCTGAAGTAAATGATATTTACAACGCTCTTCGAGGTAGAATGTAATGTCTATAAAAAATAGTATAGTTACAAATGGATTGACATTCTATTATGATATGTTTAATGATAAAAGTTTTCGAGGTGCGCCTACTACAAATATCGAAGAAAACGGTAATGCTGATCGTAATATGACGCAGTCCGATGCCTTTTCTAGCTATAGTGGAACGGTATCAGGCGGCAGATGGGCCCTAAATCATCATGATGCTATTAAAGTTTACAATAGAGCCGGCTCTAATATTTCATCTAAAATTAATAGTGGTGTACAAAATTACAAAAACACATATCATGGTATTTGGACATACGAAGAAGAATTAGGCTATCCGGTCGTTACGATGAGAGACATTGGTGACGGATCATGGATGTATGCTGGTTTTGGTATAGATGGCAGCTACAATACTCCAGCCAAATGTGGTTTAGGTTTAGGTGATAATTACGTTATATCATGGGATCAATGGACTACAAATACGAGTAAATCAGCTAACTGTGGATTGTATGGTCAAAATACGACAGGAACACAAAACAATTTTCACGATGGATTATCTAATAGTTCCGGAACTGGTAAAAAATATAACACAAGAACACATACATGGGAAAGATTGTGGTGTATATTTACAATAGGTGCAAATCGTGGTTTGAACGCCACATGGAGCCAATATAATTATGGTCATTATGGCGGAAGAGGTATAACAAAAGTTGCTAATTGGCAGCTCGAAGTAGGTAATACTCCATCTAAATATGTTATACCTAAGACAGCAACTAGTACTCAAACTAGAAGTAATACAGAATCTATAGTTGATTTAGCACCTAATCCTGCTGCTATTACACAGACTAATTTGACATATTCTATTGCAAATACGACTGATTTGCAATTACCAGAAAGATTTTCTTTTACGAATAGTACGTCACGTTTAGACATCGAATCATCTGCGCTTTCTGCTCAGGCTTCGTCTGGTACATGGACAATTGATATATGGTTAAAAAGAACAGCATTGAGTAGTGGTGATATCGACACATTTCTACAAACAGGTTCAGCAAATAATTTTCTTTGGTATTTTAGACAAACTACTGGCAATATAGAATTTGAAAATACTGCTAAAGTTACGTGGAGTTTTACACCTACGACTGATGTCTATTATCACTTTGTAGCAACAGGATCTGGAGGATCTGTAGAAGTCTTTATAAATGGGGTTTCTCTCGGCACGCGTGCAACAACATCTACTTTTTCGATTGCATATGCAAATGGAATTTGTGTAGGTCAAGAATTAGATAGCAACTCAGCGACTCCTTCTGTTGATCCTAATCAAAGATTTCAAGGAGAAATACCTTCTATGAAATTTTATAATAGAGTTTTATCAGACACAGAAATACTACAAAACTTTAATGCATCTCGTGGAAATTACGGCGTATAAATAACTATACACATAGGAAGATTAAATGGCCACTACTGACCGCGATCTATTAATTACTCCAAATGATGGCAACGCTAGCAATGATCCAAAGATCGAATTTAAAAGCGGCGGAACATCGGGAGATCCAATTACATTATCTGTAACAGATGATGGAACAACTACTACGCTCGATTTTAGTGGGTCGGCTGGCCAATTATTTTCAATTGCAAATGATTTGAGCGGTACAATTTTTGCTGCAGCTGATGGTTCTGGTGTACCAATAATTGAAGCAGATGCTGATGGCACCGTCCGGTTTGCTCCGTTTGGTGGTACAATTGAGGCTGGTGCACCTTTTAGAGAAAAAATAATTACATCATCTGGTACAACAGCAGCATTAGATTTATCGGCCGGATCAGTTTTCTGGCATGTAGCTGGAGCAGGTACAACTACTTTTAGTTTTTCTAATGGTCCAGCATCAGGATATTCACAAACAATTACTGTTATACATCAACAAGATAATACAGGTAGTCGAGCTGCATCTTGGCCTGGAGCTTTATATTGGGCAGAAAATGTAGAACCACCCGAATCTACTGGTGCCAGTGCTATAGATGTTTATACAATTAGTATTATAAATAATGCTGGGACGACTTATTATTGGGGTTCTCTGAGCATTAGAAACGCAAGTTAAAAATTGATTCTTATAAATAATGGAGTAGATAATGACTACGGGTAAAGATAAAACATTAGCCGAAAAATTAAAAGGCGCTGGTTTATCTGGTGTTCTAGAGGTTAAGAAAGCCGACGGCACTGTAGCTAAACTTTATTTAAAGCAAAAAAACTCAACAGGAGATAGTTTAAATGGCGACATTAACACATCCAACAGCAACCAGGGACGCAATCACTAATACTGTCGTCGACCTTATTGACGGTGGCGCTTCAGCTGGAACGCTTGTATTCTTGACCGCTGCAGATGCAACGGTTGCAACTCTTACTTTTAGTGATCCTGCTTTCGATGCGTCGGGTTCAGGCGGTGGTAACCCTGCTGGTGTAGCCACGGCTAACGCCATCACTGCTAATACGAACTGTAACGAAGGAACAATTACTAAGTTTGAGGTTCGTGATTCGAACGCAGCAGTAGTTTTCCAAGGCGATGTATCTGACGATAACACTGGTACTGGTTCTATTCAGCTGTCATCTACAGCGATTGGTTCTGGTGACACATTGTCAGTAAGCTCACTTACTTACACCGCTCCAGCTTAATAGTATGAATCTCTTGGGTAACTACATATTCAGTTACCCACATGGTAAACTGAAAAGCAAACAGACCTACGGGTCTGTTTGTTATGCATGGGAGATGATCGGTGAGTGATTTAACACGTGTTATATACGTCGACGATGGTACCCCAGCCAGTAGCGATTTATATGTTACTCCTCACGGCTACGTAGAAAAATCAGAAGAAGCCGGTCACGGCTTCGTTGGCATAACCAATGCATCCACTTCAGGTGTCGGCGAAAGACAGGTTAAGCGAACGGCAGGTGTCTTAGGTATTACCAATGGATCTACTTCAGGCATTGGCGAACGCACAGTCAAATCCACATCAGGTTCGTTAACTGCTTCTACTGGTCCTTCAGTATCATCACCGGGCGAACGCAGTGTAGTATCATATAGTACCGCTGTTGTAGCAACTACTCCTCCATCATCGTCTGGTATCGGCGAACGGCAAATTGATCAAACTTCAGGTTCTTTAGCTCAAGCTGGTAATGCAAGTTTATCATCAACTGGCGAGAGGCAAGTTAAACGAACAGCTGGTGTTGGCGGTATAGCTAATGGATCTACATCTGGTGTAGGTGAAAGACAAGTTAAGCGAACGGCTGGTGTCTTAGGTATTGCCAATGGATCTACATCTGGTGTCGGTGAAAGACAGGTTAAAAGAACTGCTGGTATCTTAGGTATTGCTAGCGGATCAACATCAGGTATTGTTGAAAGACAAGTTAAACGGACTGCTGGTGTCTTAGGTATTGCCAATGGATCTACTTCAGGTGTAGGTGAAAGACAAGTTAAACGGACTGCTGGTGTCTTAGGTATTGCCAATGGATCTACTTCAGGTGTAGGTGAACGGCAAATCGATCAAACCTCAGGTTCTTTAGCTCAAGCTGGTGATGCCAGTTCATCGGGTATTGGTGAAAGACAGGTTAAAAGAACTGCTGGTGTCTTAGGTATTACCAATGGATCTACTTCTGGTATTGGTGAACGTCAGATAGATCAAACGTCTGGTTCTTTGGCGCAAGTTGGTAATGCTAGTTTATCTGGCGTCAGTGAACGCACAATTACTCAGACTGCCGATAATTTACCAGCGAAAAGTAATCATACACTTGTAGGTATCGGCGAACGGCAAATAGTTTCTACTTCTGGTTCACTAACGGCATCTACAGTTGGCTCAGTATCGTCACCCGGTGAGCGTACTGTAGTATCCTATAGCACAGCGGTTGTTGCGCAAAATGGATCTACTACTGGTGTTGGTGAAAGACAAATAGATCAAACTTCTGGCTCTTTGGCTCAGGCTGGTAACGCAAGTTTAGTCGGTATTGCTGAAAGGCAGATTACGCAAACAGCCGATAATTTACCGACAAATACTGGTTCTACTTCGGGCGTCGGTCTTGCAGGTAAAGACGTTAAAGTCGGCATTTTAGGTATAGCTAATTCTGAATCGTCCGGCATTGGTGAGAGACAAATAACACAAACTGCTGATCTATCAGGATTTACCGCTGGTTCAACTTCTGGTACTGGCTTACGTACTATTAAATCAACGTCAGGTTCTTTGGAAGCTTCTACCGGCCCGGTAATATCAAGCCCTGGCGAACGTATTATTACGACTTATAGTTCTGCTGTCGTTGCTCAAGATGGATCTACGGTTGGTATTGGTGAGAGACAGATTACGCAGACCGCTGACAACTTACCAGCTAAGAGCGATCATACACTCGTAGGATCTGGCCTAAGAACTATAACACAGACTGCTGATCTATCAGGATTTGCCGCTGGTTCAACTTCTGGTATTGGTTTACGTACTATTAAATCAACATCAGGTTCTTTGTTAGCATCAACTGGACCTTCTGTATCAAGTCCCGGTGAAAGAACTATTACAACTTATAGTTCAGCTGTTGTTGCTCAGGATGGATCTACATCAGGCACTGGTTTACGTACTGTAACTCAAACAGCAGACAATCTTCCAGCTAAGAGTAATCATACACTCGTAGGAACTGGTCTAAGAACAATTACTCAAACAGCTGATCTATCAGGATTTGCAACAGGATCTACGTCAGGCACTGGTTTACGAACTATATTACAAACGTCTGACAATATTCCTATTAATACAGGTTCTACAACTGGTATTGGTGAACGACAAATAATAACTAATTCAGGTTTAGATGGCTATCAAGTAGTAACCGGTTCTATATCATCTGTTGGTGAACGTACAATTACTCAAACCGCAGATCTTTCTGGTTTTGCAGAAGGATCAACATCTGGCACCGGCTTAAGAACTATTGTACAGACAGCTGATAACTTACCTACTAATACAGGTTCTACAACTGGTACAGGTACAATTGAAACATTAGCTGTTGGTATTTTAGGTATTGCTAATAGTTCTGCATCTGGTACTGGTTTAAGAACTGTTGTGACTACTGATGGTTCGCTAACACCATCAACTATACCAGTCGTATCATCACCCGGCGAACGTATCATTACAACTTATAGTTCTGCGGTTGTGGCCACAACACCTCCGGAGCTTGATGGTGTCGGTGAACGTCAGATTACACAGACTGCTGATAATCTTCCAGCTAAGAGTGATCATACGCTTGTAGGTATCGTCGAAAGACAAATTATTCAAACAGCAGATAACTTACCAGCTAAGAGTAATCATACTCTATCAGGTACCGGTGAAAGACAGATTACCCAAACTGCAGACCTTTCTGGATTTGCAACTGGATCTACATCAGGTACCGGTGAACGACAAATCAATCAGACAGCAGATATCACAGGATATGATATATCAAGTGTAAATGCTATTGGTGAAAGAACCGTTGTACAAACGGCCGATAATCTACCAACGAATACTGGTTCTACAACTGGTATAGGTATTTCCGGTAAAGTTGGTTCTGGTCAATTAACAGCATCAACACTTGGTTCTACATCTGGTATCGGTGAACGACAAATTGTTTCTACGTCTACCAGTTTACAAGCAAGCAATGCTTCTGTTTCAAGTGATATTGGTGAAAGACAGATAGATCAAACTTCCGGAAATCTTGCGCAAGCAAGTGATGCTAGTGTTAGTGCGATCGGTGAAAGAACTATTGTACAAACAGCTGATAATATTCCTGTTAATTCTGCTTCTGTATCAGGTATTAGTGAACGTCAGATTACACAAACCGCTGATAATTTACCAGCTAAGAGTAATCATACATTATCAGGTGTCGGTGAAAGACAAATAGAAAGTACAGCTGGTATTTTAGGCATTATTAATGGATCAACTTCTGGTATAGGTTTACGTAGTATTACATCTACATCAGGAGCACTTGCTCCGACTACAACACCAAGTGTATCATCACCGGGTGAACGTACTATCACACTATATGTTGGCACAGCTGTAGCTACAGATGCTAGCTTAGTAGGTATTGTCGAAAGAACTATTGTACAGACAGCTGATAATCTACCTGTTAACACTGGTTCAATAAGTGGTACAGGTATAATTGAAACATCAGCGACTGGTGTTTTAGGTATTACTGATAGTTCTGTATCTGGTGTTGGTGAACGACAAATTGTAATTACTTCTGGAATATCACAAGCAGAAGATGCATCGGTCAACAGTGTCGGTGAAAGACAAATAGATGAGACTTCCGGAAGCTTGGTTGCTGATAATGCCGTCGTCAATAGTATTGGCGAAAGACAAATTACGCAAACAGCCGATAATATTCCTGTTAATACTGGATCTACTTCTGGTATTGGTGAAAGACAAATTGTTTCTACAAGTGGTAATTTAACGCCGTCCACTGTACCTATTGTATCATCACCCGGTGAACGTATCATTACAACATACAGTAGTGCTGTTGTTGCAACTACTCCTCCTGAAACAAGTGGTATTGGTGAGAGAACTATTAATCTTACGGATGGTGTATCTCAATCAGAGATATCACAAGTAAATGGTATTGGTGAAAGAGAAATAACCAAGACCGCTGATGATGCTCCTACACTTTACTCGCAAGTTGTGGGTAATGTAATTAGAGAAGTTAAATCTGTTGTTGCAGTCGGTGGAATAGAAAACAGTGTTGTTAACGGTAATGGTGAAGTTGAAGTTCGAGGTCAAGGTTTTGCCGGTATTACAAATTCATCGGTATCTGGTATTGGTGAAAGAGAAGTAAATACTGAAAACGGTTCAGGCAATCTAGTAAACGCTGGAATTGATAATGCAGTCGTAGGCCAAGGTCTTAAGTCGTATAATATTGCATTACAAGCTACGACAGGGCCGTCAGTATATGGTCTAGGTGCAAGAATAACAGACTTTGCTCAGCTAGTTCGTGTAACAGATACGGGCGAATCTACTATTACTACTAGTTTATCCGACGAAGATCAAATTGTTACATATAAAGAAAAAGAATACATTAAGAAAATAACAGTAGCATAAATAAATTTATTAAAGCTAAAACGGAGCACATTCGATGGCAGTTCCATCCACACGAGACGAGTTTAAAGAGTATTGTCTAAGATCACTAGGCAAGCCCGTCATCGAAATTAATGTAGCAGACGAGCAGGTCGAAGATAGAATCGATCAAGCTCTACGTTTTTTCTGGGATTATCATTTCGACGGCACAGAAAAAATCTACTATAAAATTTTAGTTACTCAACAAATTAAAGATGATGGATATGTAGATCTGCCCGAGAATATTATCGGCGCCGTACGGTTGTTTCCGATGGGTGCACTTGGTACTTCATCAGGAGATATATTTAATATTCGATATCAAATCGCATTAAACGATCTATACACTCTTACTAACATTGCTCTTATAGATTATTATATGACAATGGAACATCTCGCGATGGTTCAAGAAATACTTGTTGGTAAACCACAAATAAGATATAATCGTCATCGTAATCGTTTACATATAGACGAAACAAAACAAGATTTAAGAGTAAATGAATATCTTATATTGGAAGCATATGAAATTGTTGATCCTGCTACATACACGGATGTATGGTCAGACCGATGGTTACAGTATTATACATCACAACTTATTAAAAGACAATGGGGTACAAATCTTACTAAGTTCGAAGGACTACAACTTCCAGGTGGTGTAACTTTTAATGGTAGACAAATATATGATGATGCTCAGACTGAGATCTCTAAACTAGAAGAAGAGATGATTAACAATTACAGCTTGCCTGTAATGGATATGATTGGATAAAGAGCATAGCTCTATTATACTCAAAAAATAGGATTTGTACACAGTGGCAACCAATTTATACTTCAATAATTTTAATAGTACATCTGAACAAAGTCTAATTGAAGACCTTGTTATCGAGTCTATTAAAATTTATGGCCATGATCTATGGTATTGTCCACGTACAATAGTAGCCAAAGATGATATCCTAAACGAAGATCCGTTATCAACATACAATGATTCATATCAAATCGAAATGTATATCAAAAATGTTGAAGGATTCGAAGGTGAAGGTGATTTCTTATCTAAATTCAATATTCAGATTCGAGACGAGATTACATTTACTGTTGCTAGAAAAGTATATCAAGAAACCGTTGGAGACTTCGAAGATAATGATCGGCCATTTGAAGGTGATCTTATTTTTATGCCATTAACTAATAAAGTATATCAAATCAAGTTTGTTGAACATGAGCCGGTATTCTATCAAAATGGTGCACTACAAATGTTTGATATCAGGTGTGAATTGTTCGAATACAGCAATGAAGATTTGAATACAGGTTTACCATATGTAGATAATCTCGAAATCATTCATTCATTATCTGCAGACGAACTGGATGGTCTTACATACGATGCTAACAATAATATTATTATTGATCCTGATACAGGTCGACCAGTAGGATTAGATAGCAACTGGAATCCTGATGATCCGTATGCAGACAATAGTTCATTCCAAGTAAGTGCTAATTCATTCATTGATTTTACGGAACGAGATCCATTCAGTGAAGGCGGTAGATACTAATGTTTGGACGTACTTTTTATCACGATACTCTGCGTAGATATGTTATCTTATTTGGTACATTATTCAATGATGTTTATATTAATCGCGAAGACGAGAATGGCAACGTAAAACAGGTCATTAAAGTTCCTCTTGCATATGGACCTCGAGAAAAGTTTCTCGCGAGGATAGAAGGAATAGAATCGAATCGTGATCCATTACAACAGCCATTTTCAGTTGTATTGCCTCGCATGGGTTTCGAAATTACAGGTTTTAATTATGCACCTGAACGAAAATTGCCTACCCGAAATAAATTTAAGATTGAAGATATTGATGGTGATGGCGACCGTCGTGTCTCAATCTATAATCCAGTTCCCTATGATATTCAATTTAGTTTGTCCATTTTTGTAAAGAACACGACAGATGGTACTAGAATTATTGAACAAATACTTCCATACTTTACACCTGAATGGACATCAACAGTATTACTAACTGAAACTCCTGAAGTTAAATTGGATATACCACTTGTTTTAACTGGAACAAGTCAAGATGATGTATATGAAGGTTCTTTTGAAGATCGCCGCGCCTTGATATGGACACTCGATTTTACAATGAAAGGTTATTTCTATGGTCCAGAATATAAAAGTGATGTAATTAAATTATCTAATACACAAATATTTGATTCATCATTGTATGATGATATAGATCAATCAATTAACAATGTTGAAGTAGCTTCACGTTTACTCGCTGAACCTGCCATATTAGCTAATAATTCTCCTACTGTTTTCTCAGATATTAATGCCGAAACTGCTACAGCTGTTGCCGTGATTAGTAGTGGGAGTGTAACAGAAATTGTACTTACTAATATTGGTTATGGATATAGTGACACACCAGCAACTATTACTATTGATGGTAATGCTACTGCAACGGCCGTAATGGGTAATGGATATAATATAGATAGAATAGTAATTACTGATGGTGGCTCTGGATACACTGAAACACCTACCGTAACAATATCTGCACCTGACTTAGTATCGATAGCAAATACGGCAGCTATTGATTCTGAATCTACTTATGGTGTTGCAGAAGTGAATATAGGTCCATTCCCTGATGAAGGATAAAGATATGAAGCATGATATATTGAATGATGTTTTGAATATGAATAGTGGACAACTCATCGAACAAGAAGAAAAACTACCTACAACTTATCGTCCAAGTCTCGAAACAGATAAAGAAATCGAGAACGATACAAAATATGTTCGTCAGAATTTTTATGATCTTATCGAAAAAGGTCATGGTGCAATCGACGAATTGCTTGCAGTAGCAGATCAGTCTCAACACCCCAGAGCATATGAAGTCTTAGCTAATATGATCAAAACAATGGGTGATATGAATAATGATCTGCTAGCCATGCATGAAAAGAAACAAAAACTTACAGGCGAGAAACCAGAAAAACCAGATACTGTTAATAATAACTTGTATGTAGGTAGTACGAGTGATTTGCTGAAGTTATTAAATAAAGAAAATGAGTGAAATTCAAGATATTATAGATTATCGATCTTATCTCGGTAATGTAAATCTTAAGCGCAAGGGTGTTACAATTGAATGGACCGAAGATATGGTCCAAGAGTTTGTGAAGTGTGCTAAAGATCCAATATACTTCTCAGAAAAATATATACAAATTGTACATGTTGATCATGGATTGATTCCGATAAATTGCTATGACTATCAAAAAGAAATCATTAAAAAAACCACCAATAATAGAAGAGTCTGTGTTGTTACGTCACGGCAGGCAGGTAAAACTACTACTGCTGTATGTCTTATACTTCATTACATATTGTTTAACGACCATAAGCTCGTGGCTCTCCTCGCTAACAAAGGAGATGCAGCTAGGGAAATATTGGACAGAATTAAAACTGCGTATGAAGCGTTACCGAAATGGCTTCAACAAGGAGTCATCGAATGGAACAAAGGATCAGTAGAATTTGAAAACGGATCCAAAATCATTGCGGCTGCTACTTCTTCTTCTGCTATTCGAGGCAAATCCGTATCCTTCCTATACATTGATGAGACAGCTTTCGTGGAGAATTGGGACGAATTCTTTGCCTCAGTATTTCCAACAATCTCATCCGGAACTAGTACTAAAATCCTTCTTACATCCACACCAAATGGATTAAATCACTTCTATAAAACATGTGAAGGTGCCAAAGCAGGCAAAAATGGTTACGAGTTCGTGCAGGTTATGTGGCATGACGTCCCGGGCCGTGATGAAAAATGGAGAGAAGAAACACTCGCTGCGATGGACTTTGATACAGAAAAGTTCGCGCAGGAAATGGAATGTGAATTCCTAGGTTCATCGGGTACACTCATATCGGGATGGAAATTAAAGCAACTTGTATATAGAGAAGCTATTAAAGAAGTCGGTGGTATAAACATATATGAAGAACCGATGCAAGAAGGCAACTATGTGATAGTTGTTGACGTCAGTAGAGGTAAAGGATTAGACTATTCTGCCTTTCAGGTCGTTGATATATCAGAGATGCCGTACAGACAGGTTGGAACATATCGTAATAATATGATCACACCTATAGATTATGCTGCAGCTGTGCATAGCGCGGCAAAGTATTACAATGAAGCCAATATATTGGTTGAAGTCAATGATATTGGAGAACAGGTAGCTTCTATTCTTTTCGAAGAATATGAATACGAAAATATGTTACTCACTGAAAATAATGGACGTGAAGGAAAACGTCTATTATCAGGTGTAGCAGGATTCAGCGGAAGAGCAGATAAAGGTATACGTACTACTAAATCTGTAAAATCTGTTGGTTGTTCAATGATAAAATTATTAGTAGAACAAAATCAAATTATAATTAATGATTTCGAAACAATACGTGAATTTTCGACATTTAGTCAAAAAGGTACATCATGGGAAGCAGAACCGGGCAATCACGACGATTTAGTGATGTGTTTAGTTCTCTTTGGTTGGTTGTCAAACCAGAAATTCTTTAAAGAATTGACTGATATAAATACGGTTATCAATCTCAAAGAAATGAATGAAGAAAAAGTCTTTAGTGAGCTGGTTCCATTCGGTATCATTGACGACGGGCAAGACGTACACGAGCAAGAATCTCAAGTAAAGACTGCCAGAGGTGGAGATGACTATAGTTGGCTAATGTAGTTTGAAATGTGCTTTGTTATAAATAAAACTACGAAATACATTATAATCAATTTACAGGGAGAAACACAACATGCCTTTTCAATTAAGCCCAGGCGTTAATGTTACAGAGATCGATTTGACGACTGTAATCCCTGCCGTAGCCACAACTGACGCCGCCATTGGTGGTGTTTTTCAGTGGGGACCGGTAGATAAGCCTTCGCTCGTTGTAAGCGAAGATGAATTAGCACAAGTTTATGGTAAGCCTAATAGCGATAATTATGAAACATGGATGACCGCTGCTAGCTTCCTATCTTATTCTAATCGTCTTTATGTTTCACGAGCTCATCACTCATTTGGAAGTGATATTCTAACGTCAGCGTACGCTCAAAGTGGTACAGACTATTTTGTAATCGATGGTACTGTTAGTGAACTGGAAACCGGCCTAGTAGTAGCTGCTATTGACGGATCAGTTTCAGAGGCAGCAATTACTGTTGATACTACAGACGCATTTGATACATTTAATGATGTTACAGCTATTCACGACGGTGACGTACCTACAGGTCTTTTTACTGGTACATTATCTAATGTATTGAATGGCGAAGCAGTAACGCTAAGCACTGATGGTACATTGCCACAAGGTTTTGATAACTTAACTACTTACTTTATTGTTAACTCGGTAGGAAACCAATTTGGTCTGTCACTAACTCAGGGTGGATCAGCTATTCCTTTGGTATCGACTGGCGATGGTACAGGTTCTGGATCATTGGTTCTTACTCGATCCGGTGATACTCGAGTAACTATGACTGGTCAAACATGGTCAGGCGCCACCGGTGCAGCTACATTAGAATTTCATGACGCTAGCTATTCATTCAACTCCGTAGCATTTGATGGTGCTACATCATCTGTTGCTGCTTCACACATTGTTAAAAACGATGATTCATATACAGATGCACTGGCAGGTTTTGATGACGCAGCACGCTGGGTTGCAAAATATCCCGGTCTCATAGGCAATTCACTAAAAATTTCTGTCTGCGATTCGAACACGGCATTTAGCTCTGATGTAGAAATCGCGGCTGGACAAGTAACTACGCTTGCTATTAATGTTGGAGCAAATACTGGTACGATTACTTCAGCGGTTGATGGCGATGTAACAAATGTTACGTCTAATCTTTCCGTAGGAGATCAAATTAAAGTTGGTAATACAACAATTGGTGTTCAGTATCTTGAAATTACATCAATTGGAGCTGTTTCTGCTGGAGAAGCTGAAATCGAATTTGCTCAAGCTCTTACTACTACAGAAAATATTAGCGTCGCCTCTTCGGTTTCTGCAGCTGCAACCATTGAACGATATTGGCAGTATTGGGATTTAGTTGAAGGTGCACCTACTCAATCAGCTTATGTTGCATCTCAAGGTAATACAGCAGCAAATGACGAAGTTCATGTTGTTGTAATTGACGAAGATGGTAAGATTTCTGGAATTCCTAACACAGTACTTGAAGTGTATAGTGGTCTTTCTCGCGCAACTGACGCTAAAGGTGAACAAGGTAATAATATATACTACAAAGATGTGATTAATCAATCTTCAGGTTATGTTTGGTGGGCAAATGATGATACAAATGCAACATCAGCATCAGCGTTACTTGTTCAATCATCAACTAATACTGGACCTGCTACTTACTCATTTATTGGTGGCCGAGACGTCGGTACTGAAACTACATGTGCTCTAGGTGATGTATTACGAGCTTATGACGTATATCGATCAGCTGAAGACATTGACATCTCATTGGTGTTGACTGGTAAGTCTCGAGGTGCATCAAACGGTGCACAGCTTGGTAATTACTTGATTGACAACATTGGCGAACGACGTAAGGATTGTGTTGTATTCATCTCACCTGACAAGGATGATGTTGTTGGTAATTCATCCGATATCACAGAAGATGTTGTTCAATTTAGAAACAGCTGCCGATCATCTTCATACGCTGTACTCGACTCAGGTTATAAGTACATGTATGACAAGTATAACGACGTATATCGATGGGTACCTATTAATGGTGACATCGCCGGTCTAGCAGCATATACAGATGAATTGCGTGATGCATGGTGGTCACCTGCAGGTTTCAATCGTGGCCAAATTAAGAATATTGTTAAGCTCGCTTGGAATCCGAAGCAAGCTGAGCGCGATATTCTTTACAAGAACGGTATTAATCCAATTGTTAACTTCCCAGGTCAAGGTATCGTAATGTTCGGTGATAAGACTCTGTTGGCTAAGCCTTCAGCGTTCGATCGTATCAACGTACGACGACTCTTCATTGTTCTTGAGAAAGCAATTGCTACAGCTGCTAAGTTTACATTGTTTGAGTTCAATGACGAATTCACACGCGCTAGCTTTGTTAATCTTGTAACACCTTTCTTACGAGATGTTAAAGGCCGCCGAGGTGTAACAGACTTTGTAGTCGTATGTGACGAGACAAACAACACAGGTGAAGTCATCGATCGCAACGAGTTCGTTGGTGACATCTACATCAAACCTGCTCGAAGCATCAACTTTATCCAGTTGAACTTTGTCGCAGTGCGAACAGGTGTAGAATTCTCCGAAGTTATTGGAAATTTCTAATAAATAGAACAAAGCTAAATTAAAGGAGAATAACAAATGGCTTTTAGCTTACAAGACTTTAAATCAGGCGCAATAGAGGCGGGCGGTTATCGTCCCGCCCTCTTTGAAGTTGTTGCTACATCGTTTCCTGAACAGTTTAGATTTCTTTGTATGTCTTCACAGGTACCTGCTGCCACCCACGGTGTAATCGAAGTTCCTTACTTTGGCCGTAAAGTTAAGATTGCTGGTGACAGAACGTATGCTGAATGGACAACAACTCTCATGCTCGAAGAAGATTTTGCAGTCCGAAATTCACTCGAGCAATGGGCAGATCAAATCAACGATCCTACATCAGGTGTTCGAACATTTGGTGGTCCTGAAGATTATAAATCAGATCTTGAAATCAAATTGTATGGAAAGACAGGTGATGTCAAGCGCACATACAAACTAGTAGATTGTTGGCCTACAGATGTAGGTACTATAGAATTGGATTGGAATACAACTGATACGATTGGTACTTATACTGTAACTTGGGCCTTTGATGAGATGGCTGCTGGCAGCTAATTTCATCCAGTTCTAAAAGTGGGTTGAGGGGGATTATAAATAATCTTATAGTCCCCCTTATTTTTATCGGAGCGTTATGAATGGAACTGTTTGGATTTGAGATAAACCGCAAGAAAGAAGAGAAGCAAAAAGAAAAGCTTGTCTCCTTCGTACCTCCGTCAAACGAAGATGGTGCATTAACCGTTGCCGCCGGCGGCGTATATGGCACTTATGTCGATCTCGATGGTTCAGTCAGAACCGAAGCAGAATTAGTAAACAAATATCGTGCCATTTCGTTTGACCCTATTCTCGACATGGCAATTCAAGAAATCTGTAATGAAGCTATTGTCGAAGATTCAGACGAAGAAACAGTTAGTATTGTCCTTGACAATTTAGATACACAAGAATCAATTAAAAAATCAATTCAAGAAGAATTTGATGAAGTATTAAAACTTCTAGAATTTAATCGTTTGAGTTATGAATTGTTTCGTCGTTGGTATATTGATGGTCGCTTATACTATCATATACTTGTAGATGAAAAGAAACCGGCTCGAGGTATTCTAGAAGTAAGATATATTGATCCCCGCAATATCAAAAAAGTAAGAGAAGTTAAAAAAGAAAAAGATCCAAAGACTGGTGTTACAATTGAAAAAATTGTTAACGAATACTATATGTACAGTCCATCAGGATTTTTAAAGAGAACTGGATCTATAACCGGTTCATCAATGAGTTCGTACGGATCTAGTAGTCCTGCAGCAAATGCTGAAGGAATTAAAATTTCTAAAGATTCTATCGTATATAACACCAGTGGATATCAAAGCTTAGATAACAAACTTATTCTCTCTTGGTTACAAAAAGCTATACGACCTCTTAATCAACTGCGATCTATGGAAGATTCGTTAGTAGTATATCGTATTTCTCGTGCGCCTGAACGTCGAATTTTCTATGTTGATGTAGGCGGTCTGCCAAAAGCTAAAGCAGAACAATACTTGTCTGATATCATGACTAAGTTCAAAAATAAAGTAGTTTATGATTCTGCAACTGGCGAAATTAAAGACGATCGTAAATTCATGACAATGCTAGAAGATTTCTGGTTACCACGAAGAGAAGGTGGTAAAGGTACAGAGATTACTACATTGCCAGGCGGTGCTAATCTAGGAGATATTGAAGACGTACAATATTTTCAAACTAATTTATATCGTGCGCTCAATGTACCTATTTCTCGATTACAGCCAGAATCTACATATAGTCTTGGAAGAGCCACAGAGATTACCAGAGACGAAGTTAAGTTCAGTAAGTTTATCCTACGTCTTCGACAAAAGTTCTCAGAATTATTTCTGAAACTTCTCGAGAGACAACTTATCCTAAAGCAGATTTGTTTGCCAGAAGAGTGGGAAGAATGGAAAGATGAAATTAATTTTGACTTTGCTGTCGATAACTATTTCGAAGAATTAAAATCACTAGAAATGAATCGCGATCGCATTGGTCTATTGCGAGAGATGGAAGAATATGTTGGTAAATATTATTCTCATGAATATATTCGTCGATATGTATTGCAACAATCAGAAGAAGAAATAAAAGATCTTGATGAGCAAATTAAAGCTGAAACAACAGATCTACGATATAATGAACCTGAAGAAGAGATGGAAGATGAGCCAGAAGAAGAACCAGCACCGCCGGCTCCTACATATAAGTTAGTTCCTGATGATTCAAAAGAACAAGAAGAAAAACCAGAAAAGAAAGAGGAGTATAACGAACTTCAGGTAAACTTGATTGAAAGTATGACACGATATCTAAACGATGAATAATATTGATCCGATTGTAACCTCATTCGCTATCGCTACAGCGAAGAAGGAAGCAAAAAAATTAGAAGATAAAATCTTCGATGTATTAGAAGAAGTTCAAACCCGCGGCCCTATGGGTCTTGATGGAGAACAAGGCCCACAAGGCCTAACTGGAAAAACCGGTCCGATGGGCCCACAAGGTCTACCCGGACCTCGTGGAGAAAAAGGAGAAACTGGTGAGCAAGGAATACAAGGAGAAACCGGAGAAATTGGACCAGCTGGTGAGCGGGGCGAAACTGGCTTACAAGGCATTCAAGGAGAACAGGGCCCACAAGGACCACAAGGGATTCAAGGAGAGATTGGTCCAATTGGTGAGCAAGGTCCGCAAGGTCCGCAAGGAGAACGCGGAGCAGATGGACAACGCGGCGCTCAGGGAGAAAAAGGTGAAAAGGGTGACGTCGGCCCAACTGGCGCTACAGGAATTGCAGGACCGATCGGACCTCAAGGAGAAAAAGGCGATAAAGGCGATTCGGGAGAACAAGGTCCGCCGGGCAAGGATGGCAAAGATGGCCAAGACGCAGATCACGAACAAATAAAAGAACAAATCAATACTTTATTTGATGATGCTAAAAATTATTTAGATACACAACAAAAGAATTTACAAGAGCAATTAGATGCTACTCAATTACAAGATCTAACTGAGTTTAAAGCAAAACTTACAAAAGAAGTATCTGATACTATTGAGAAGCATAAGAAATTTATTGATACACAAATTTCTAATAAATGGGCGTCATCTGCTGGTGGTGGTTCGGTAAATATCCTACAGATGGATGACGTTCAGTTTCAAAAGAGACATGAAGTCGAAGGCGATGCTATTTTAATATTTGATGCAAGTATAAAGAAATTTGTATCAGAATCATTTAGCGCTATTATAGACAGATTAGAATTAAATATTGGGACGGCATTAGAAGTGCAATACGATAAATTAGTTGATCAAGAAGGTGATTTCACTTATATCGGTGAAGCAGCACCGGGCTCTGCTCGTGATGCGGCGGTATGGAGAATTAAAAGAGTCTATGAAATAGGCGATGATATTGAAATCATATGGGCAAATAATACTGCCAATACAGAACTTATCTGGGACAATCGAGCAACGTACGAGTACAACTAATGTGTAATCCAAATTGTTTAACAACTCTCAATGACGATACACAAAAAGAAATCGCTAGCATTTCAATCGGTGATGTCATTAAAACAAAAAACTATGATACATTAGCAGATGTAGAAGCAACTGTCACTGGTAATACTGTAAAACTAGCAGATCAAATTATTTTTTATTATACTGATGACACATTACATCAGTATGGAACTACACAAGAAATATACACTGACGATGGATGGAAATTAGCAACAGACATTGTTATTGGAGATACGCTAAATTCTGGTAGTAAAGTTGTACAATCATGGGAAATTGAAAAAAATAAAATAGTTACAGATGTTATTTCATCTGAAAATACTTTTATAGCAAATGGATTTTTAGTAAGGTGTAGTGTCTAATGGCTATCGGAGGAAACCCAATTGTTGTCGATTCGTCTGCTGCAAATGATACTGCTCCTGCTCAAACACAAGCGACAACTACATTTGAATTTGTCGTATCTGATACTTTTGCAAACCTAAACAACGGTGATATCGGAGCTGGAACTTTTGGTCCGGGTTCTACATATGTTGGTAGATTGGTATGTATTAGGCCACACACAAGTACAGAAGTTACTAGACGCGTTACAGCTGATACTGCAGGAACTGGCACAACTCGAATTTTAACAGTATCAGAAGCATTTGCTTCGGGTGAAGAACCTGCACAAAACGACGAAATTCAATTTTGTTACAGAGCCGAAGATGTATCAACCGCAACAGGTTATACATATCGAACTCGAACCGGAGTATTTGAAGCCGGTAGAAATTTATTAATTGGTGATCCTACCGCTCAACCCGCAGCCGGCACTTTTCCTTGGTTAGCCGTACTTGATTCAGAATTATTTGAAATTAATGATGCTGGCGCAGCAGGTACTGGTCTTATTATTGGCCAACGATCACGTTTTCAAAGTGGATTTAAAGTTGCAGATACACCAGTATCAGGTGGTACAATACTATTTCTCAGTGCATCTGACGGCGAAAACGCATTTGAAATGGCTAATACATGTTCAATGCAAATCTATAATACTTCCTTGATTGCACCCGTAGCAGATTTAAATAGTATCGTATATACTGGTGATACTGTAGTTGTTCCTACAGAATATAGTGAATTTGAGAATGTGTTTATTGCAAATTTGACAAATAGCTTGTCTTTAAGTGGTGCTGGATTTGATATAAAAGATGTTAGTATTACAGGTTCAGATAATACAACATCTTCAGTGGAAACAATGGATAACTTTGGTGGTGGTAGTACAGGACCGTTTGAAAATGTTATCTTTAACACATTAAGTGGATTAGCATTTCCATTTGGTGGCGGTGCTACACTAAGAAATTGTAAATTTATTAACTGTGTTGGAAATTTTAATGATACAAGCTCTGCAGTCGGTATTACTGCAATTGATTGTCTATATAGTAGTAACCCACCTGATTTAAATTTAGTATCAAATGGTGGAGATGTATTTAGAGCATTAAGTACTACATCGTCTATTGATAGAGCACTTAGATTAAATCTATCAGTACAAGATATCAATCAGTCTCCAGTAGATGCTCGATATAGAAGATATGAAGCTCTGCAAACAGACGGCCAAATCGGCAGTCCTCAGGTTTTTGGTACAGATGGTGTTGCTAACTCTTCTATCACTGCTAATACATATACGTATACGTCAGGCACCACTGTAAATACACAAAACTTTAATAATTATGCTGTAAAAATATATGAGTACGGTGATATACCATTAGATACAGGATTGCTGAGCCCAGTAGGTAGAAATGAAGGTTGGGATTTTTCTTTTACCTCTGTTGCTGATCCAGAAATAACACAGGCAACTCAAGCCACCGCTGAATCAGAAGGAAGCGGCGCGGTGATTACTCGACACGGCGCCGGTGAAACTGATACACAACCAATGAAATTACTAGCATATGATGGTGGCTCTGGTACTTTGCCATCAGCTGGAACGACATTAACCGCAGGTGGTGGTGCAACTGGAGATGTGGTAGAATTCTTTGATACTACATTTATTTCTGATGTTACGAGTGGATTTGTGTTAGTTGAAAACTGGAATGGTACTGAATTTGGTGATAACGAATCATTGACAGGTACTGGTTTTACAGCTACGACAGATACTGCTTCTTTATATCAAGAATATACATGGGAGTATGATCCTACTGCAGCATCAAATACTGATATTAGAGCAATTTACGATTATCAATTCGCAGCACTTGATACCCAAACTTCTAATACTTATACAGCATCAGTGATGGAGTTTAATGGCACTGAACACACTCATATGGTGTTTAAAGAAAATAATGAGTTATCAACTAAACGAAATGTTACAAAAACTGAAGGCGTCTATATACGCGGTTTGCTAGCAACAGAAGTAGATTTCTTTACTTCTGATAGTGGCGCATTATTCAATTCACCAACAGTTGTAGAATTTATAATTAGTAATTTGCATGAAGATACCGAAGTTAGATTGTTCACAGATCCAGCTCTGTCTCCATTAGGTGGTGTTGAATCAGTTGGTAATACAGCTTCATATGATACTGCGTTCACAGCTGTGGCTGGTTCGCATCCTGATGCGACAACAGGACTATATGATATTAAATATACGTATGTATATACATCTGATACAGATATATATGTAGTAGCACATTCACTTGAATATCAATATCAAAGATTAGAAACTACTTTAGTATCTACCAATTCAACTTTGCAAGTTAATCAAATTGCTGATAGGCAATACGATGCTGGAAGTGTTTAGAGTATAAATAACTAGAACAATAACCCCTCTTAATAGGAGAAAACCACAATGGCAGTATTCGTTCCCAGTGAAGTAATCACTGATCCCGATGCACTATCTGCTACAGTGAAATTGACGACGGAGACACGTGCTGCGACGTCAGAAATTTTCATCGATACTACACCTGCAGGTACGTTAGGTTCTGAGCGTACAATTCAGGTAGCTATTGATGCGTCAAATGATATGAAAGAAGCAGGTTTGACACTTAAGTGTCTTTATTCATTCCTCAAAGATCGATGGAAGGCTGATGCTAATCTGATCAAATTCCCATTTCCAATGACTCCAATTACGGACGAACAGTTTGAATTTACGAATGGTTGGAAATTGGAAGATACAGTTACTTCTGGTACTGGCGATGATGGTACAGGTGTAACTACCCCTTATTTAATTCGTACTGGTGGCTGGGCTGTCAATCAAGGTCCCGGTACTAACGACTCAGAGCGCTGGGTAAACGTTATCACACTGGGCGAATTGGACTCAAATGACCAAGTTTATTATCGTCAAGTTAATGATACGACGACTGCTCCTACAGATTTTCTTCTAGAAGGTCGTGTAAATCAGGCGATTCAATTTTATACTGATACGAACGCTGATGGTACACCAGATAGTAATTTATCTTCTTTCCTCGAAGTGTTTGTACGTACATTTGGTAAGACGTATTCACAAACGGACTTGGAAGATATTGGTGCTGCAGACGGTGTTACGTATCAAGCATATCGTTTCCCACTTGTGAATTCATCCGACGTTAAGATTACTGCATCACAGGCTGCAGCATCTGGTGATGATATTGCTCTTTCTAATATTACTGGTAACAGCTCTAACGGCACAGTTACAGTAACAACTGGAGGAAATCACGGTCTTGCAAATGGTGATTATGTAGACGTAACAGGTACTACTAACTTTAATAGTACAAACAATGCTATTACAACTACAGGCGCGACTACATTTACATTTACAGAAACTAACGCTAATGCAGACGAAACTTCTGGTAATGTTTCCGGTACATATTTCAATAATATGTCAATGTCTTGGGCAAATACTGCAGATAATACGCAGCAAACTGGATTCAATGATACATTTGATACAACTGGTGTATCAGTTCCAGAAGCTTACTTCACCGTAAATATTGATGCCGATGTCGCAAATAATATTACGCCAAATCCTTCTGCTGAAACAATCTACACGTGGATTCAGGCTCAGCTGAAGAAGACAAGTGACATTAATACCAATACTTCACAAACAGGTGTTCGTCGTGGTGATATTACACCATTGAAGGCACGATTTATTGGTGACGATCTGTATACTCTTGGTCAAGCTGACGTACCCGGATCACAAGACTTCGAAGGTGTATATATTACTGATTATGCAGATGCTGACCAGAACAGATTGCATTTCTGGGGTTATGGATCTGAAGAAAATGATTCAGCTGTAATTTCAGTTATTGGTCGTGTAGCAAATGGTCAAGTTACTGTTGATACTACGGCAGATCATGGTTTTGCAAATGGTGATTATATTACTATTACTAATGTAACTTCAGCTGGAGATGCATTTACTGGTAATTATGAAATTACAACAGTTCCCGATGCGAATACATTTACATATGATCAATCATCCACAACGGTAGAATCTGGCACAGTAAGTGGTACATCTCTAGCATCACCTGCTGAATTCCAGAACTTGACATTCCCATTCGTTTCTACATTGACATTGAGTTTTAACTCAAACCTTGTTAATGATGGCGATGGTATCTTCCGTGTATTCTTCTTGAACGATGATGCACCGGGCGATAATACTGGTCGTGATTTCGGTACGAAGGATGCATTGCTTGTAAAAGATAATGGTAACGCTGATATTGCAGGTAATATTACACAAGCTACTGAAACCTTTAACTTCGCATATGATTCGAATATTCAACGAGGTGCTTCTACTGCTGCAACAGATGCACCGATTGTTGTTGTTGCTATCGGTCTAGATACGGCGCAATATGTAAAAGTTGATGATCAGGTTATTCAACGAGGTGACTTAACAGTATCGTTAGTTGCTCCACTCGAGAGAAACTACGATCCTGGCAGTGTATAATAAATAACTATGTGACGGGGGACATTTCGTCCCCCATTTCTGAGGAATTATAATGTTTACGAGATACGAAATTAGAAATACTGCCTATAAAATGAAAAACGGAAAGCCTCCGGTTTTTCCTGAAGTTGTTGAAACTTTACAACCAATGCTAGATGAAAAAGGATTTCATTGGGCAGATTTTCCAGAAATTTGGGATGTAGTAATTGTACAAGGTGAATACAAAGTTATTCATGCAATTAGAAATCTACCTGCGGTAGAAATGATTTGTGCTCAAAAACAAATGGCAGAAAAAGTTGGTGCCGATCCTGATTTTGATGATCAAGGTAATGCTATTGTTGAATCTATTGAAGCACAGTTTTTAGACGGTATTATGACTTGGGAAAACTATGCTCGAGAATGGGGTGTAGCTAAAGATGATACGGGTAGAATTATAACTAAACTTATAAAACGTAAACCGGTTCAAAAAGTAGAGATCACACAAGATGTGATTGATCAAAAAATAAAAGAACAGCTGGCTCAAAATTCTGGTTCATCAGATATAGATCAAGCGAGAGAAAATGTTACGCCACATGTTCGAGTCACAAAAGTAGTGGAGTAATAAATGGCAGGCGAAAAGAGATATACTAGGATACCACCGGAGAGCACTGGCGACCGTGTGTACATGATACACACTGCGGAACTTGAATTTAAGAACGGCGGTAATTCTCCAACAGCAACATACGGTAATCACGACTGGAAAACAGGTGAAAGATATGATGTTGCTGGATTTGGGATGGTTCACGTTCATGGCGTGTACGACCGTCAGGATGGCACTGGTATTCTTGCAATACATTACTCTCAAACCAATAAGATGGAAAACAACGTTCCGGAAGCCGATTCGTTAATCTCGCTTGACGGTGTAAACGTTGGTCAAGTTGACACTGCATATGATGTTTATATCCCTGCACAAAACATTATGGGATATGACAATCCGGAATATGGATGGAACATTGATCGTTTTGGTTCTGGACCTGTTACATTTGCGGAGGGCCCACCTCTGCTTACTGGGTTCGGTGCGCTTAAAGTTAACGATGCTAGAATATTGGCCACTTATGATTTTAATAAAAGCAATTTACCTAACGAATTTGTAAACTCCCGAGAAGGTGGTTCAGCAGTAAGTAACACATGGGATCCTGTTACTCGTGGTGTAAAACTTGCGGTGGGCGTAGATCAAGGTGATCGTGTAACACAAACATCAAACCTGTTTCACAGTACAGAAGATGGTGCAAGTATGTTGTTCGTGATGGCTACCAGAAGTGGTGATGCAGGAAAGGAAAATGTTGCCCGAAACTGGGGAGCATTTGATTCAACAGATGGATACTTTTTCCAAATAAAAGGATCGGACTTAGCACCAGGTGGCAGAACACAAATGGGTATGCCAGTATCAGTAACTCCTGGCGCAGGTTCAGCATTAAGAATTGTTCATCGTTATACATTCAATGGTACAACGGGTAATCACGAAGTACTTCAAAATGAGTGGAACAAAGACACTCTCTTAGGTACTGGTGGTGCTACAAACCCCTCTGGTATGCAATTAGACGTTACAAAAATAAATACGTATTGGGTTGACTATCAATACTTAGGAGGAGGTAGAACTCGTTGGGGTGTATTCTATAGAGGTGACCGCATTGTATGTCATGAAATGATTCATGGCAATGCAGAAGAAGGTCCAATGACTCAAAATAGTCATCCGATTTCTAATCCCAATAGACCTGTGTGTTGGGCAATGGCTAATTATGGAACTGCTGGTAGTAGTTCAGAATTTTATGCTTATGGTGCTGGTGTATTCATTGAAGCATCAACAGATCCATTAAAATCTGCTCAACAAATTAGTATTGATGTACAGACAAAAACATGGGGTCAACCAGAACTTCAACCTTATTGGAGAACTAAACAAACTCGAAGTGGTAGTTCCAGCAGTTTCCCCGCCCTGTTAAAATCAGGTACATATAGCAGTCAAAGCAGCACACAGTATGCAATGACTTTATCTCCCGAACAGTTTTTATCTAACGGGGATGAAAACCACACTGTGTATCAGCCAATTATTTTTCAGTTAAATAATCACGAGATAGAAACCGGAGACCCATCTCTTGTAGAGATTCGTGCTTTCTATGGTTGTATAATGCGAGGGTTCGAATGGGACGACAGCAAACCAAGCACCCCAACTGTTCTTTTTGATGAAGAAGGTGACCATTTAGCCCACGTAATAGAAATTGGTAGATTTGTGATTGACGGTTCAAAGGAATTCAACTTCAGTGAACTATCGGACAATTTCCAATACGGTACTGTAAGAAATCTTAGTGACCAAAAGTTGTCAAGAGCACTACAACCTTTGACAGGATGGACAAGCACCGATGATCGTTATGGCACCGGACAAGCCAAAGTCGTGGTTGCAGTAGGTCCAGATCCAGTTTATGGTTCCAGCATACACTATTTTGCAGATAAACAACCTGTTGCAATCAGAGAGGTTGATGGAGATCAAGTAATCAGTGACGCATTTAGCACTGCAACAACTTTCACAAATATTAAAACAGCAGGTGCTTCTGGGTATGCTTCTGTAGATCAAGTAGATAATCCTGCGGATTGGCATTATATATCGTATGTAGATAGAAACGAGGCTTGGTTATATAATAGTCAAGCAGATATCGATGATGATCGTTTGACTCGTACTGTTGATGTAGATGATTGTCTAAGTTTAGATTTAGGGCAAAAACTCACCGTAACACCTACTGGTGCAACTGCGTTTATTATGAAGATAGACGTGGATACTACTGGTGCAATTGCAGCGACAGCAGCAACTACTGCTGAATATCAAATTGTTACAAGAGGCACAACTGACTTCACTGCTATTGGAGCACCAGATAATAATCCGGGCACTATCTTTACTGCCACCGGAGCGGGTACAGGAACAGGTACATTAGTAGCAACAAGTGGCACAGCAGGCACACTGGCAATTTGTGGTAGAAGTTCGGCGCAGGTAGATTACTTGGGATTATTTACTACAGACGGTGGTGGTGCTGGTACAATCACATCAAATGGTACCGATGCAGGTGTCGCTAAAGATTACTGGACCTCGATCAATGCCCTTAGTTACACTGATTTGGGTATGGATGCTGACGAAGATTTATCAGGTTCAACTGCTCCGACTTATACTGGTTTGGCGTTATACGGTAATCCAAATCCAAGAGCAGCATGGACATTTATGATTAAGCATTTGGATAATCCAAACGAAGACGGTGACGGTGACCGAGCACCAGTTAAGAAAAATTCCAGAACAAATTGGAATATATTCTGGCGTGAGAAGTTACAGTAATGCCTTCTATCCATTTCAATTACGGCAATTGGTGGAATTGGGCTGACTATCCCGATCAAAAGGTAGTATTTGATGGGCCTACGAAAACCATATTCGTAAGTGAAGGTGTTACAGAACTTGATGTAAAGGTTGATATCTATTCTGCATGGAAAGAGTGGAGTATCTATTCTCCAGAACAAGGCACGGCATCGACGTGGCCAAAGGCTATTACAGCAATTGGTGGTGATCCGATTACTGACGATCGTAATGTTGGTACAACATACTTCCTTGAGAATGGATGGAGAATACAGCCGTTTGCTAGCAAAGATCCATATGTGTTAACAGTAGAAGGAAATATTTACACACGAGAAACCGGACAAAATCCATTCCTTTTTGCCGAAGGTGTATCCACTTCACTCGTAAGATCTAACATTGTAGATTTGATTAGAGTTGAAGCACTTGGTGTAAATATTACAAATACAGATATTGCTGCGATTGCTGGTAGCGTTTGGGATGAGGCGCTTGTTGATCATGTTGCAGCTGGAACTACAGGTAATAAGCTTGGTAAGATCGCAACTAAGATTCAAGATATAGCTTTAAGATAAAATAGATATAAATAGATCATGGAGAATAATATGACAAATGTAACAGATTTTATTCAATCAGCAGTAACTGACAAACCAGTTGCAGCTCAGAAAGCTTTTGCAGCAGCTATGGACGATAGAATTCAAGATGCCTTGACAGCTAAATATGATGAGGTATCTCAACAGGTTTTCAATGCTACTTATGATGAGCAAGAAGTAGAAGTTGACGAACCAACAGATTTAGAAACAGAAATGGAAGATAACGATGTCTGATATACTTAACAACTTACTTGAAAAATTCAAGAAGGTCGATGGAGGACCTCTTGATCCTCAGCGTTCTGGTGCTGATGGCCATGAAGACGATTTTATTGGAAAGCATATCGATAATATCGAAGTAACTGACGGGCCTGGTATTGAAAAAGAAAAAGGGCATCCGGCTAATGCTGGCGAAAAGTCAAAGACAGCTAAGCGCGCTCCTCATAAAGGATATGATAAGCCAGAAGACGAAGAAGTATATGAATCAGCGGATGAAGGATATGATATCGAAGATTACTATGATATCGATGAAGAAGAAGATATTGATGTCGATATGGATCTTATAAAAGAAGATGCAGTATTCTTTATGCAAATCATTGACGAAGCAGTCGCTGAATATATCGAAGAAGAAGCTGACGAAGAAGAAAAAGAAATGTTAGAAGAAATGATGTCAACTGATGAAGGCATCATGGAATTATTGGACGCTTTGTTTGAAGAAGAGAAAGATTGTGATTGCTGTGGTAAACCAATGTCTAAATGCGATTGTGATGATGATGATGACGACGATGATGACGATGCCGTCATCGACGCTAAGCCTAAGCTGAAAGGTCAAAAAGGTGGAAAACAAGATGCAGCTGAAGGTTACGGTAAGAAGAAAGTAAAAGAAGACATCGAACGAAAGTCAGATGTCAAAATGATTAAAACAAAAACACCTGAAGGTAAAGTTGTTTGGAAAAAGCAACGCGGTGAAACTGAAGTAAGTAAAGCGACTGACTAATGGTTGCTAGTTATTGGCCAGATGATTTTAGTATTAATATTGCTCGAGGTATTGTAAAAGGTACTTCGAGCAATCATAAGTTTGGAGCTGTACCTCAGATGAGTAACTCCAATACTGGTACTATTTGGGATATAAATGATACAGTTTATCCGTGGTCTGCATTTGACGTTGCAAATACTGCAGTTATTCCTGCAGTTGATGTAGGTGATAATGGAAAAACTGTTACAGTGCAAGGTTTAGATCAAAATTATAATTTTGCTGAAGAAACTTTTGTAGTGTCATCAGCTGGATCTACTACAGGTTCAGTTGAATTTAAAAGAATTAATAGAGCATTCATAAGTGCTGGTACAGATAATACAGCGAATGTAAATATAACATATAATGGAACAACTGTTGCAAGAATAGGTGCAGATAATGGTCAAACACTTATGAGTGTATATACTGTACCAGCCAATACAGATGTATTTTTAATGAAGTTTGTTGCATCAGCTAGTGCTGATGCTTCTTTATTTTTTAGACGTAGAAACTTTAATGAAAATGCATTTAGAATTGCACACACTGGTGAATTAGTAAATTTCTATGAGTATGAATTTGAAGTGCCATTAAAATTTGCAGAAAAAACAGATATCGATGTACGAGCGATAACAGGTACAAATAATGCTAGAATTACATGTTGTTTTGACATGGTACTCATAGAGCAAGGACTAGGATCATGATTTTAAAACTAAAGAGCGCAGAAATTAATTTGGCGACAGCAAACGATGTAAGTACTGCTACAATTGTTCGATGCTATAATTCAGATTCTGCTGACCACGTAATTACAAACAGTAATGGTTTTACTGTCACGCTGCCAGGCGGTGCTATTGCTTTTATAGACAAGCTACCGACTGAAACTCTGATAGCCGATGCAAATGTACTAGCTGTTTCAGTTAGCTACAACATCTCGTAAGGAAAGGATATGAAGCTAATAACAGAAATAACCGAAGGCCTTCAAGTAATTACCGAAGAAAATAATGGTAAGAAAACAATGTTTATCGAAGGCATTTTTCTTCAAGGTAATATTGTTAATAGAAACGGCCGGCGCTATCCTACTGAGACACTACAAAAAGAAGTAGGCCGATATATGGCTGAGTCAGTGCAAAAAGGTCGAGCATACGGAGAACTTGGTCATCCTGATGGTCCGGGTATTAATCTAGATCGAGTCTCACATATTATTACCGATCTTCGTCAAGAAGGCGATAACTTTATCGGTAAAGCAAAAATTTCTTCTACACCTATGGGTCAAATCGTCGAGGGTCTTCTCTCAGATGGAGCTCAGCTTGGTGTATCATCACGCGGAATGGGTTCTATCAAAGAAGGTAAAGACGGCGTTGCAGAAGTTCAAGAAGATTTTTACTTGGCAACTGCAGCTGACATCGTTGCTGATCCATCGGCACCAGATGCATTTGTAAATGGCATCATGGAAGGTGTGGAATGGGTGTGGAATCAAGACAAGTTAGTGGCTATGCAAGTAGAAGAAATGGAACGTCAGGTTGAAAAAGCTGCACGTAACAAGAAACTAAATGAACAGAAAAAGCTACAAATGTTCGAACGTTTCATCAATGAGATTTCAAAAGTCTAAATTGTATAAATAGTAATTACTAGATTAAAATACCTAGGGAGATATATCTAATGTCTGAAGAAATGAATTACGAAGTAGAAGAGACAGTAGATGTTGTTGAGCAAGAGGAATCTCTTGAAGAAGCATCTGCTGGTCAAGCTACTCTCAAAGTTTCTGCCACTAAGACTCAAATGCTTGGCGATTTGATGTCTAAAGTAGCTGGCATGACAAAGCAGGATCTTTCTGCTTTTCTTGACAAAACTCTAGCCCAAGTTGGTAAGGAAGCTGATTCCGTACCTGATACTTCTGGCAAGAATGCGTCATCAGTTTCAAACAGCGGCGCTGGCACTCCTTCGCCTCGTGTTGCTGTGCCTGCCAAGGCAATGAAAGAAGATCTTGAAGACCTCTTCGGTGATCAAGAAGATCTTTCAGAAGATTTCCGTACTCGCGCTACTACTATCTTTGAAGCTGCCGTTAATAATCGAGTTCAACTCGAAATGGTTCGCATTGAAGAAGAGAATGAAGCCAAGTTGGAAGAACAAGTTACTGAGTCTATTGAAGAGCTTCATGGCCAAGTAGAAAAGTATATGGATTATGTTGTTGAAAAGTGGATGGAAGAAAATGCCGTCGCCATCGAAAACAATTTCCGAGTACAAGCTACTGAGTCGTTCATCGATGGACTTAAGACTCTTTTCGCCGAGAATTACGTTGAAGTTCCCGAAGAAAAGATTGATCTCGTTGCTGAACTCGAAGAGCGACTCGACGAGCTCGAAGAATCCTTAGAAGTTGCTGAAGCAAAAAATGTTGAGCTCACTAAGGTAATTAGCGAAGCTTCTGCAAAAGCCGCCTTCGAAGATGTAACTGAAGGTTTGGTCGATACGCAGGTTGAAAAACTTCGTGCACTGGCCGAAGGAGTAGAATATTCTACTACTGAGGAATATGCAGAAAAACTCAAGATCATTAAGGAACAGTATTTCACTGAGTCTAAAAAAGAAAACGAAGGATCTACTGGTCTAATTAATGAAGAAGTTTCTGTGGGTTCTAATGACGATGTCGAAGATGAGGCTGCTATCCATCCGGATATGCGCCCTTATATGGAAAGCATCGCACGGACCATTAGAAAATAACTTTTTTATAAATAAACCAAGTAAATCCCAAATTCAACAGGAGTTAAACTACAATGAATTTAAATGAACAAATTCAAACTAAGTGGGCACCAGTGATCTCACATCCTGATCTTCCGGAAATCGCTGATCCTCACCGTCGTCAAGTTACCGCTATGGTACTTGAAAACACTGAGCGTGCGCTTCGTGAATCAGCTAGTCAAGGTATGTCTCAATCTTTGACCGAAACACCTACCATGAACACTTTTGGTGGCATGGGTTCAGGCCAAACAGCTGTTAATGCTATTCAAGGTTTTGATCCTATCCTTATCAGCCTCGTTCGTCGCACACTGCCTAACTTGATGGCATACGACGTTTGTGGTGTACAGCCTATGACTGGTCCTACTGGTCTCATCTTCGCAATGCGATCTATGTACGCTGCTCCCGATCCTACTGATCAGACTGGTTGGACAGAAGCTATGTACGACGAAGCCGATACAAACTTCTCTGGTGCCGATGCTCCTGCAGCTGGTGCAAACTCAGAAGGTGCACCCGGTTTCCCAATTACAACTGCTGATGCAGAAGCTTTGGGTACAGATGCTGATGCAAACACAACATTCGGTCAGATGGGTTTCTCAATTGATAAAGTAACGGTAACCGCTGGAAGCCGTGCTTTGAAAGCTGAGTACTCATTGGAACTCGCTCAAGACTTGAAAGCAGTTCATGGTCTTGACGCTGAGTCAGAACTTAGCAACATCCTTGCTGCTGAGATCCTCGCTGAAATCAACCGAGAAGTTATCCGTACTGTAAACAACTCAGCTGTTGTTGGTTCACAAGGTACAGTAACTACTAACGGAACTTTTGACCTCGACGTTGACGCTTCTGGTCGTTGGTCAGTTGAAAAGTTCAAGGGCCTCATGTTCCACATTGAGCGTGAAGCTAACAAAGTTGCTAAAGACACTCGTCGTGGTAAGGCAAACATCATCATCTGTTCTTCTGACGTAGCGTCAGCTCTTCAGATGGCTGGTGTCCTTGACTACACACCTGCTCTTAATAGCAACAGCCTCGCAATCGACGATACAGGTAACACATTCGCTGGTGTATTGAATGGTCGTTATCGCGTATACATCGATCCTTATGCAACTACTAACTACATGAACATCGGCTATAAGGGTTCTGGCGCATTCGACGCTGGTATCTTCTACTGCCCATATGTTCCTCTGCAAATGGTTCGTGCAGTTGATCAGAACACATTCCAGCCTCTGATCGGCTTCAAGACTCGATACGGTATGGTTGCTAACCCCTTCGCTACTTCAGTACAGGGTACTCCTGCTGTTGACCGAACTGGTGCACTCAACGCACAGTCTAACGCTTACTATCGTAAGTCTACTGTTGCTAACCTGCTATAATAAAAAAACCACCGCAGGGTTTGAGGGAGCTTCGGCTCCCTCTTTTTTTGCCTGTGTACAATGTATAAATAACTCTGTATAATCTATTCATGGACATGATCTTGTATGGCTGAATTTAACAAGAATATGCTATCGCCACTTGGCTTTAGTTTCCACATTAAAAAATTACCAGAGTTTAATCACTTCTGTCAATCTGTTACATTGCCTGGTAGTACACTCGGTTATACTGAACGTGCTACACCATTTAAAACGATTCCTGTTTATGGTGATCATCTTACGTTTGGTGAATTGTCTGCTGAATTTAAAGTAAATGAAGATATGGGCAACTATATTGAAATATATAATTGGCTGAAAGGAGTTGGTTTTCCTGATGAATTCCAACAATATAAAACATTAGCGAATAATAAGCCGGAATCTGGTGAAGGTATTGAATCTGATGCATATATTATGGTTCTTTCTAGTAATATGCAACCTATCGTTAGAATTGATATTGAAGATATGTTTCCGGTTAGTTTATCAGATCTAAGGTGGGATTCGCGGGATTCTGCTGTTGAATATATTGAAGCCACCGTTCAATTTAAGTTCTTAAAATATTCATTTACAAGTGTATAAAAGTGTGGTAGAATAACACTTTAAAGTCCATAAAAGTGCATTATGACATTAGATGAAATATTCGATTTGTGGAGTGATGATGCCTCCATTGATCAAACTGAACTTGGTAATGCGGCACTTGAACTCGCCAAACTTCACCAAAAATATTATAAAATCCTGAGTCAGGAGAGACTCTTACATAAAAAGCTTGAGATGGAACTTAAGCAATTAAAACTTGAAAAACAGGAGTTTTATGGAGATGGACCTACTCAAGAACAAATTGACAAAGGTTGGCAGCTTCCTGCAAAAGGAAGAATCCTCAAAGCTGATGTTGGAAATTATGTTGATAGTGATTCTGATGTCATTAACCATACCCTTAAACTAGCCTATCAGGCCGAGAAAGTAAATCTACTTACTGATATAATTAAAACAATCTCCAATCGTGGCTTTCATATTAAGTCTGCTATTGATTGGGAGAGATTCAAGGTCGGTGCGTGATAAGAGTACGTAAAGTAAACGAAGTCTTTAATCAGTTTTTGATTGACGATATGGGAGTTGCACAAGAGCTCTCAGACTACTTTACGTTTAAAGTGCCTGGTTATCAATTTATGCCTGCTTATAGACATAAAGTTTGGGATGGTAACATTCGTCTCTATAATACCAAAGCTCAAACAATGTACTCTGGCCTAAATAACTACGTCGAGATTTTCGCGAAGGAGCGAGGCTATGACGTCACATATGAATACGATAATTCAGCTAATCAATTCTCTGTCGTCGAGGCTAAACAATTCCTCGCTGACCAAAAGTTTACGCTTGAACCTCGAGACTATCAGATCGAAGCTTTCGTGGATGCTATACGTTATAATCGTGGTCTATTCATTTCTCCCACTGCCTCTGGCAAATCGTTTATTATATACATGATCATGCGTTGGCATCTTAAGCCAACACTTATCATCGTACCTACCACAACACTCGTTCATCAAATGTATTCTGACTTCGAATCATACGGTTTTAACTCTAAAAAATATTGTCATAAGGTGATGGCAGGTAAAGATAAGAATACCGATAAACCAATTGTTATTACTACATGGCAATCCATTTATAAATTACGAAAGGATTTCTTTTCTAAATTTGATGTGGTAGTAGGAGACGAAGCTCACCTCTTTAAAGCTAAGTCATTGACTTCGATCATGACAAAAATGGAAAATACTAAATACAGATATGGATTCACTGGTACACTTGATGGTACACAAACACATAAGCTAGTACTTGAAGGTTTATTTGGTCCAGCTCAAAAGGTAACAACTACTAAAGAGTTGATGGATCAAAAACACTTGGCAGATTTTAAGATTAAGATTCTTGCACTTAAGTATCGCGATGAGATACGAAAGACAGTAGCCAAGATGAAATACCAAGATGAGATGGACTTTCTTGTATCATATGAACCACGTAATAAGTTTATAAAAAATCTTGCTTTATCATTGGAAGGTAATACACTTCTACTGTTTCAATATGTTGAAAAACATGGTAGAATATTACAAGAAATGATTGAAAGCGAGGCTAAAGATAGAAAGGTATTTTTCATCCACGGAGGTGTGAAAGGTGAAGAACGAGATGAAATCAGAGGTATCGTCGAGAACGAAACCGATGCAATCATTGTTGCTAGTTATGGTACTTTCTCTACCGGTGTTAACATTAGAAATTTACATTCTATCATATTTGCATCACCCTCCAAATCCAAGATTCGAAATCTTCAGTCTATAGGTAGAGGTCTTCGTAAGTCTGATACCAAAGACTCAGCTGTATTATATGATGTAGCAGATGATCTATCATGGAAGAGCACATCTAATTTTACACTCAAACATCTTATGGAACGTGTTAAAGTATATGACGAAGAGAAGTTTGACTACAAACTCTATAGTATAGGAATAACGTAGTGCATGTAATTATACGACTAAAATCTGGTGAGACTGTAGTAGGTTCTCTTGCCGTCACGGAAGAGAATAGTATTGACGTTAAAGATGCATTACTTGTACACTTCACATTTGATCATGATTATCCTGCCATGTATTTTTCAAAGTATTGTCTGTTTAATATTTCTTTTGATGTAACATTTCAAAAGTCGGATATCGCAAATATATTTAACGATCCTTTGCCTTCTATGATAGAATTTTATAAAGAGCAATTAGATAATTTAAAACAAAACTACGAGATTCGTAAGAGATCTCCTTTTAAGAAAAAAGATAGAGTCGACCACGAACAAATTTTTAAAGCCATGTTCGAAAAAATGAACGATGATCCGGAGGTACACTGATGGCAAACTATATTAACAACAAAGAGTTTTATGCACTCTTGCAAGATTTTAAAGCAAAGTGCAAGGAAGCGGAACTCAATAATAAGCCAACGCCGCGTGTCCCTGAAGATATCGGTAAATGTTTTATGATGATCGCTACTAAGCTTTCAACTAAAGCCAATTTTTCTGGTTACACATATAAAGATGAAATGATATGTGATGCTTTAGAAAACTGCGTGGTGGCTGTGCATAGTTTTGATCCGGATAAGTCTAAGAATCCATTTGCTTACTTCACACAGATCATTTGGTATGCATTTCTACGTCGTATTGAAAAAGAGAAGAAGCAGACATACGTCAAATATAAGTCGCTCGAACAATTGGTAGTAGATGCAGATTTAATGGAAGATGATAACTATAAGAACTTCGATATCACGAATGAGAAAATGAAACCTATTATCGATAAGTTCGAACAGAAAAAAACCAAAAAGAAAGTAGCCTCCAAAAAGGGAGTAGAAAAATTTACAGATGAAAATTAGAATTGCAGCATCGCCTTCTAAGCCTGTTGCTTCATATAGAATAAGAACAAAATTAATATTTGAAGATCTACCGCAAATACATGATATAGATTGGTATCCACCAAACAAAGATATTGATAACGCAATTGTATTCATCGATAAAGACAAGCAACGAGATCTTTGGCCGACAGAGTGGCCAGATTCTACAATTGTAGTATGGGATATGTGTGATTGGTATTTTGATCGATCACCAGATCTTGTAGATTTTCTTTTAAATCGTGTTGATTATGTAACCGTTGCTACAGAATATTTGAGTGAAAAATTATTAAAAACGTATGGAGTACAATCTACTGTAATCAAAGATCGATATCAAATAGAACCTATTTCTTGTTCTTGGCCTGCTAATAATGATTGTATAGAAGTTTTATGGTATGGCAACTCTAATAATATAGATGAAGATGTTTTTATAGAAAGAATATGGGAACCTTTTAAAGATTTTGAATTGCCTGTAAATTTTAAAATACTGACGAGTAGTGATTTTAAATTAAAAGAATGCTATCATGATGAAAAAAATACATTAGAATTAATAACATGGCAACTTGAAAATTGGCAATCATATGTAAAAAACTCTGATTTTGTTTTTATACCAAAACTAAGCGATGATGATTTTAATTTATCGAAAGGACATATTAGAGTGATTGACTCCATTATGGCACATTCATTTGTTATAGCAGATGAGATTCCGGCCTATCAAAATTATGCAAACTATGGTAGAATAATACCACACGCAAATTTTGTCGCCGAAACAAGAAGAGCCTTAAATTCGAAATCAGAATCTATACAGAGAATACAAAACGGTCAAGCTTATATTGTTGACAAATATGATCGAGCAACATTAATCAAAAAGTGGGAACAAACGTTATTAAGTTATGAAAATCGCCCTAATCACTGATCAACATTTTGGAGTTAGAAATGATTCTATCCAATTTCATGAATACTATAAAAAGTTTTACGAAGAGTTCTTCTTTCCGACACTAGAAAAACAAGGCGTTAAAACTATTATCGAGCTTGGCGATATTTTTGATCGCCGCAAGTTCGTTAACTATGATACTCTTTATCGTTGTCGTGATTATTTCTTCGATCCTATCATAAAGAATAATTTAGAATTACATTGCATCATTGGTAATCATGACGTTTATTTTAAAAATACCAATAGAGTCAATGCACCTACACTATTAATAGATGAAGAAAATATTCACATATATGATGAGCCTACTATCTTTCACGCAGATGGTCTCAATATTTTATTCATGCCTTGGATCAACAATTCAAACTATGAAGAAGCAATGCACTATGTCGAAAATAGTGGGTGTAGTGTATGTATGGGCCATCTTGAACTGAAAGGCTTCGAGATGTATAAAGGTGCAGTGATTGATGCAGGTCTGCCTCATGGTACTTTTAAAAACTTTGATATGGTGATGTCAGGACACTTTCATCATAAGTCATCACGCGATAATGTGCACTATCTTGGTGCGCCATATGAGATGACATGGTCCGATTATAACGACGATCGAGGTTTCCATATCTTTGACACCGATACAAAAGAGTTGACATATTTCAAAAATCCGTATACAATGTTTAATAAGATATACTACGATGACTTGGAAGGTGATAGCATTTTAGATAAATCATTTGATCATCTTACCGATACGTACGTTAAACTTGTTGTTAAGAATAAAGATAATCCATATTTGTTTGACCTATTCGTCGACAAAGTTAACACATCAAATCCTGCACATCTGCAGGTTGTAGAAGATAACTTTCATCTCGATCTCGAAGGTGATGATACGATTATAGATGAAGCAGAAGATACGATTACAATCATTAATAAGTATATCGATAATCTTCAATTGAATGATGCAAAACCTATGAATGATTTATTTTATGATTTATATCATGAAGCTTTGAGTACTGAATGACAATTATAGCAACAGACAGATCATGCGGCGGTTGTGTTGGATGCTGTGATGGAACACTATCCTTTGATGAATTAACACAATCAGGTCAAAGACTAGTAGTGGGTGATGACCGAAGCTGCTTTTATATGGCAAAAGACGAGGGTTGTGCTGGCTATGAAGATAGACCACAAAACTGTAAAGATTTTTTATGTGAATGGATGACAGACTGGGGATTGCCAGAATTTGTAAAACCGTCGCGATCCGGTTTTATTGTTATTAATAAGCTAGGCGATCCTAATCAAGAATGCTATGTACTTATACAAACATCTTCGTATAATATAGACCAAACAGCCCTGATATGGGTTCTTGGGTGGGCAAACGAAACAAAAAAAGATTTGATGATATCTACTAGAGCGACAGGTAGAATATTCTTCAAAAATACTTGAGGTAGTATGTTATATTTTAAGAAAGTCCGCTGGCAGAATTTTCTTTCTACTGGCAATCAATTTACTGAGATTCTTCTCAATAAATCACAATCAACTTTAATAGTCGGTGAGAATGGTGCTGGAAAATCAACGATGTTGGATGCAATCTCATTTGCATTATATGGTAAACCGTATCGTAATATCAATAAGCCTCAGTTAGTCAATAGTATTACTAATAAAGGTGCACTCGTAGAGATTGAATTTTCAGTCAAAGGTAAAGATTATTTAGTTCGTCGTGGTATCAAACCAGCCAGATTTGAGATTATATGTGATGGTGTTCTCCTCGATCAAAATGCAAGTGTAAGAGAATATCAAGAATATCTCGAGAAAAATATTCTTAAACTCAATCATAAATCTTTTACACAGATTGTAGTTATTGGTTCTGCTAACTTTGTCCCATTCATGCAGATGAAAGTATGGGAACGTCGATCCATCATCGAAGATTTACTTGATATTGAAATCTTTACGAAGATGTATAATGTACTCAAAGAAAGAATCTCGGCCAATAAAGACGAAGTCATCTCAGCCAAATATAAGATCGATCTACTCGATGAAAAGATTACATTAACACGAAAACATCTCAATGAAATTGCATCGATGAAAAAGTCAGATCGCGATGCCAAACTTAAACAGATTGCAGAACTCGAGAAAAAATTAATTATATCCCGCGGTCAACATGAATTGTTTACTAGTCAAATTAAAGAAATGCAAGACAGTATTTCTGACTCAAAGAAGACTCACGATAAAAAACAAAAACTAGCTCATCTTAAATTTCAATTAGAACATAAAGTAAAATCTATACAAGATGAAATTACTTTCTTTGAAAACCATGACGATTGTCCAACATGTACACAAACAATCGGCGATCTTATTAAGCAGCGCGCTATAGATGATAAGACCACAAAACAAAAAGAAATTGAACAAGCTGTGACTGATATGTCTTCTCACTTTAACGAAGTCGAAGAACGATTGGCATATGTTGATAAAGTACAGCACGCGATCTCAGCTGCCAATCAAGAGTTAATGAATATTAATAGTGAGATCATGACAACCACTAACTCTATTGAGGCAGTCAAATCGAGTATAGGTGATAAGATAATCGAAGAACCAAAAGATGATCTCGATTCTCTCAATAAGGATTTAAATGATGCAAAAACAAAACACGAATCGTTACTATATCAGAAAGAACTTTTCGATCGCGCTACATCTTTATTGAAAGATGGTGGTATCAAAGCCAAGATCATTCGACAATATGTGCCAATCATTAACAAATTGATGAACAAATATTTGGCAGCAATGGAGTTCTTTGTACAATTCGAGTTAGATGATCAATTTAATGAGAAGATCAAGTCCAGATTTCGTGATGAGTTTACGTACGATTCTTTTAGTGAAGGAGAGAAGATGCGTATTGACTTATCACTCCTTTTTACATGGAGAGCAGTGGCTAAGCTACGCAATTCTACGACCACCAATTTATTGATTATGGACGAGGTGTTTGATAGCTCGCTTGATACTACAGGTACCGATGAGTTTATGAAACTCATTACTCAATTAACACAAGACACCAATGTCTTTGTTATCAGTCATAAGGGTGATCAACTCTTTGACAAATTCCATAGTAATATTCGCTTTGAGAAAGTGAAGAATTTTTCACAAATAGCAGCATAGGTATAATATAATGTTTAAGATCTATACAAAAACACACAGCCACGACAACTGGAATGTAGTCATCGATGTTAAAAAAAGTAAAACACAAATTGTCGAACGTATATTTGCAAATCAAGAAGAAGTTGATGGTTTTATCAGAGTAGCTCTTAAAGGTAAACCAGAAGAACATATTAAAGTGGAGTCGTTTGATGGCGAAGAATGATAAGTGGAACGGTGAAGCAGATCCAATCGGAGATGTAGTATTCGAAAGAATTATGCAACTATATAATGGTGAAAGAGTTGAAAAACCTTTACATTATCCCTCGATTGATGTAGAATGGTTAATTAAGGATATGAGAAGTATATGTGAACAGTGTTGGTTTCTAGACATTTCACTAAAACAGCTCATGGATATGGTATATGATGAAATCGCAGGTATAAAAGATGAGTAAAGATTGGGCAAGTGATATCGCATCCATGCATGATAAGTATGGTGTCCGCGAGTGGGTAAAGAATAATCCTGAGAAGTTGAAAGAGTTTCTCGCATTTCGTTTGAAGTTTGTACAAGAAGAATTCCAAGAAACATTGGAAGCTGCAGTCAATAATGATCCAGAAGAGCTGGTAGATGGTCTGATCGATCTTTGTGTTGTTGCAATAGGTACCCTTGATGCATTTGGTATCGATGCTCACAAAGCTTGGGATGTGGTCTATGCAGCTAATATGGCCAAAGAGATTGGTGTTAAAGAATCTCGGCCGAATCCACTTGGTCTACCAGATCTAGTCAAGCCAGAAGGATGGCAAACACCATCACATGCCGGCAATCATGGTATCTGGGAAGAGATGGCCAAGTCTGAATAAAGCATGTACATGTGTCTCGTTTTATAGTAGAATATAATCTTCACACACAGGAAATATATTATGAATTATCAAATTGCTTATCAGGAACTCGGCGCCACTAAATTTTTACGTACTCATGGTCGCGATGTAGTAGAAATCCTAGGACATAATGTTACTGTAAATAAAATCAATCGGTTTTTAGGTTCTCGTGGTAGTAATGTCTCGGATTTCTTTTGGCGAAATCGAAATCGATTGCACATCTATGGCATGTCTGTCGTCCAAGTAAATGAGAAATGCCGAATTAAAATTAATGCTATTGGCCCCCGCGGCAACGTATTAAATTTTGTTGAAAATACTAATAAGCAACCTAATAAATTGGAGCCAGAAATGAAAGAATCTCTTAAGGTTCTGCAAGAATGTGCTGAAGTACAAGTTAAAAAGTCAAACGACTATCAAAATGAATTCTCCCGCATTCGTCAAGCAGATTACTATCCTCGTGGTATCGCAACCATTACAGATCTAATCTATGCTAAAGTTCTTCGTATGCAATCAGTCATTGAAGCTAGTGAACGAGATCCTAACTATGAACCGAACTTCGAATCAATCGAAGATTCAGCTAAAGATCTAATCAACTATGCATCTTTTGTTGTTGCATATATGCGTGGTAAGATGGATGGACAAGAATCTAACCGTGACTTTCTTAATAGGATCGTAAATGATTCAGAATAAAGTAGAAGACATTCGTTGTTACTTTAAACAAGCTCTTCACGAGAAACGTTTCACCACAGATAAGACTGGTCAAAAGACTATAGAACTTATTGGTGCTTCATTTCTCGCTGACGAGCCATCTATCTTTGGTAAACCGAATCAAAAATATATCAAGGCCGAAATCCAGTGGTATATGTCTCAGTCTACCAATATTAATGACATATATAGTAGAGATCGTAAACCACCAGAAGCATGGCAATATAGTGCTGATGCAAATGGTGAAATCAATTCTAATTACGGCTATCTCATTTATAACGAACGCTTTGGTAATCAATATAAGCAAGTTCGTGATGAGATGATGAAGAATCCATACGGTCGCCGTGGTACTATGATCTACAATCGACCATCAATATGGCACGAGTACAACGAGGGTGGCAAGTCAGACTTTATTTGTACCAATGCTGTAAGCTACTATCTTCGAGATCATAAGCTACATGCAGTGGTTCAGATGCGCTCTAATGATGTAGTCTTTGGTTATAAGAATGACTATGCATGGCAACGATTTGTACTTGAAAATCTTGCATATGATATTAGCCTACCACAACACGATGTTGGTGTTGGTACAATCACGTGGCAAGTACAAAATCTTCACGTATATGAACGACACTTTGATTTGGTAGAATGAGAGTAGGATTTACTGCTTCAGCATTTGATCTATTACACGCCGGACATGTCTCAATGCTAAGAGAGGCAAAGACACAGTGTGACTATTTGATTTGTGGTTTACAAGTAGATCCTGGTCTCGATCGATTAGAGAAAAACAAACCAATACAAACTTTACCGGAAAGATATATACAATTGTCAGCTGTAAAATATGTTGATGAGATTATACCTTATGAAACAGAAATTGATTTGAAGGATATCTTAGAAACATTAAAAATCGATGTACGTATTCTTGGTGACGAGTATCGTAATCTAGATTTTACTGGCAAAGAGATATGCCAACAACGTGGCATTGAATTATATTTCAATCAACGAGATCATAGGTTTTCAACAAGTGATCTAAGAAAAAGAGTAACGTTATGTACGGAGTCTTAATTGGTATTATACTTGCACTTGGTGGTGCAGGTTATTGGTACTATGATACAACACAGGCCGAACTTATATATTTAAAAACACATAATGCTGCACTCGAGTCTGCAATTGAAACTCAAAAGGAAACATTGAATCAAATGCAAGAAGCAGCTGAACTTCAAAGTAAATCTATCAATGAGTTAACGGTTGCCAATCAACAAGCAGAACAAGAGATGAATCGCTATCTCAGTATCTTTGCTCGTCATGATCTAACGAGGCTCGCGGCTGCTAAGCCAGGACTAATTGAAACAAGAGTAAACAGAGGAACGAAAGATGTATTCGACAGCATTGAAAATGCTTCTCGTGCTATCGATCTCCTTGACGACGGGGTGCAGCTTTCTGCGAACTCCGGAGCCGGAGGTAGTGATACAAACGAAAGTAGTACGAGTGCCGATAACACAACCGATTCTACCTCGGGAAATTGAACTTCGTGATCCTCAGTTCTATGTCGTATCGGCAAAGAATTTAGACGAGTTTATTGCGCGAGTAGAAAAAGAGTCAGGACAAGTTGTATTCATCGCGATGAGCGTTGCAGATTACGAATTGATGTCCTATAATATGCAAGAAATCAAACGATATGTACAGCAGATGCAAGATGTGGTAGTATATTATCGTAGGGTAGTTGAAGACAACAATTCGAAAGTAGATGATAACAACAACTAGATATTATGATGAGTTTATAAGGTACTTTAATTTAGCCTCTAAACAACAAGAGCTATGTAATGTATCTAATAAAGAACCTTATGGGATGATCGCACACAAAGATTCGAATCTTGGTGATGATCTCATGGAGAATGTTGAATTGTATGATGTAGTCGAGCGTAAGTATGCTGGCTTCTCACAAATTATTAATGATTGCTTTTATGGATGGACTGAAGATCATCCATATTGGAAAAAGATGGAGGCGGGTGTGTGCACTCGCCAACGAGAGACCGTTGCCAAAGACTGGACCGGTAAACACAACGTATTCTCTCTTCCTGAATGGCTGTATATTTTTATACTCCATCGGGTAACCGGTTCAGCAATTAACTATGCCCAAAAACCATCGGGCTATTATAACACCATACTATTCAATCTACATCAATGTGATACGATTGAAGAAATGGTGCAGCTGGTGAAACACTACCCGGTATCCTTTTATACTTCAGTCGGATACCAGTTCCCAGCATTTCCAAAACCAGTCGGTGACTATCGAAAGGGCGGCGACTATTACCTTGGTGAGTTCGCCCCAAGGCTGGCTCGAGATCTCGCGGACCATTTGACGATGGGTCCTAAAAAGGACCTTCGCGAGATTGGAGAGTTTATGCTGAAGTGGAACGAGGACAACGGCCTTCGACGCTATCAGTTTCAGTACGCAGCAGTAGTGGCTGACGTCGCCGACTGGTTTCCCCAATATGTGAACCGTGAGAGCATGTTCTATTACGGTACAAATGCAGTAGAATGTATTTCATACCTCGCTTTTCCAGAAAAGAGGATGAAGAAAGAGTTGTTCCTTGATGCCGTCATGACAAAAATATATGATGATACAGGAAGTGTACCATATAATGCCGAAGATGTATGTTGTGACTTCATTCGTTATGTTGAGAATTATGTCCGGCCAGGTCCGGATTATGATCATCTAGATTATGATACCCTGTGGTCGTCATGCGGCATCAAGGATCACCCCTATGGCCGCCAGAAGTATATGCTAGATTTGGGTTTGGTAAATACTTTTAATGGCATGAAAAATCATCCATCTGATGACTTCATTTTGAAGAAAAACAATATGACTGCTGAAGAGTATCAACATAATGTAAATGCGAGGCTCCGATACAATGAAAATTTTTGATTTAGAACAACAGATCTTAGATTGTTGGAAAGTAACTGACGACATTGATTTGGTGACAAAACATTTTGTTGATAGTCCAGAATGGGAAGGCATTGATCCAAAAGTTTGTGATGCGCTGATGAACAAGTATTTTGCTATCAAAGAACTGTATGAATTGAAGTTCAATGAGATGTGGGAATCCTTTGAGACAGTATGTAAAGAATATCATGAGGCAAGAAAAAATGACGCTGACTCACTTTCTAGGTGAACATGATAATGATATTCAATACAATAATATCGCTGAAGTAGATTACAAAAACGGCAAACCAACATCATCGTGGCTAAAAGACTGGTGCCAAGAAGCTCGAACGAATAAGTTCTTCGAGTTTTGTCGTGCCTATGACGAGCGTAAAGACTTCCTGCTCAAGAATAACTATCAACAGTTCTCACATCGTTTGCACTGGCATGAGTGCCCGTTTGTCGAGGAAATGGCACAATTAAAAGATCGTGCCAAATTAATCGAAGGATGTGTCCTGTTTTCTTTTAGCAACGAGCATTGGCAAACATTTAGAGCATGGAAAGATCATGGCTATGATGGCATGAAGGTACGGTTCTCGAATTATCGGCATGCACGTTCTGATCTCTTTCAGATCTATTATCCAAAAGATACCAAAGTCAAAGATTGGTTGATTGAAACACCAGCTCGTGTAGCAATTGAACTAGATGCGATGTTTGATGGCATGAGACGACCAATGACGATGATGGAGTTCGCCAAGAAGATGAATATCATCATGGTACGCGATTTTGGTTTTCGTAATGCCATGTATCCGTCAAAGAATGCAGCACGCCATGTTGCAATGAGTCATCCTGAATGGGTTGATCCTGACTCATTCTTACATGGCGGAACGGGATACTTCGATGGTCTATCACAAATCTTTGACTGTCCACATCTCATGTCAAAATCAAAGTATGAGATCGATGAGAATGGTGAATACGTACCAATGAATAAGTGGGCAGAGATGCAGGTCCAACACATGGACTATCTAAAGAATCATCCTAGCAATCCGATTCATACACATCAGTATCTCAACTTAGAAGACAAATTGTGTATGCATTATAAATTTATGTCGATGAAACTTGGTTCCAAAAAACAGACAAAAATGATACCATATAACTGGGTGTATCCAGACAATTGGTCACTAAAAACAAATAGGTACGATCGTGTCACACAATAATCATGTAATCGATGGCGTTAATAAAGACGTAGGAGTTTTTGGCTATGAAGCAGCAAGAGAATATTATCTATCTTTGTGCGAAGGATGGGAACCGTACAACCCCGAACCGGTTGTACGAGAACACGATGGCATTCGAGTCGTACGAGATGACCTTATCGTGGGGACAAAAGCGAGAGCTGGAGATCTCCTTGCAAGTCGATGCCCCTCAGACACAATTGTATACTGTCAACCTCGCACCGGACTCGCCGGAGTTTCCATATTGGACTGTGCAAAACGATATAATAAAGACGTAATACTATTCATGCCATCGTCTCAGCGCGTCTCTTTACATCAGGCATGCTGCATTGAACGTGGCGCTAAACCTATCTTTAAACGTATCGCCGCTATGCCAAATTTAAACAAAGCAGCTAAAGAATATGCAGAGAAACACGGATACTTTTTTGTCCCACTCGGACTTAGACATGAATTGGCGACTGCAGCTATAGTACACACTGCTATACAAATACCAGAACCTGAAGAAGTATATGTGGCTACATCGACAGGTGTACTTAGTAGGGCATTGCAAATCGCGTGGCCAAGAGCTAAGTTTACGAGTATCGCAGTGGCGAGGAATCTTAAAGCCGGAGAATTAGGAAGAGCAGATGTCATATCAGAACCACTCGCTTTTACAGCATCTGAAAAGAAACAAAATTTACCTCCATTTCCTTCGATTGATACGTACGATGGAAAAGTCTGGAAGTACATTCCAAAAAACACGGGTCGGGATATTCTGTTTTGGAATGTTGGTACTGAACCTAGTTTACAAGACCATAACATATATGATAGAATAGATTCATATCGCGATTGGGAGAAAAAAGATGTTGCGTAGTGGTTTAGTAGCTACACCGTTTATTACTATTTCACGCCAAATGACCAGCCATCGTGCTGCTCAAGGTGTAATATATGCAGATCAACTTTCTGAGGCCAATATTGGTACAATTAAAGTAAACATGACAGGTGATCAGTATGTCTCCGATTTTTGTGATTTCGATGATCTTTATGTGTATCATGGTAATGATTGGTCTGGTAACGTTAATCTCTTTGGCGGCCTCAAAAACTTCCCATATATTGAGAATTTTGTCAATTTCTCTCGTTTCGACGGCCGTGTGTATAGCCTTGTGGTCGACATGCCTGACTATTATGGTATCATGAAAGAAAAGTTTGATAAAGCCAGAGAGAAAGGACAAGAATGGAATACTTTATGGGATGGCATTGATTGGGATAATCTGAAGCGCATGTGTGAAACTGCAGTGACAATCAATCCTAATGATCTACGACATTATCCTCGCATGGCAATTGGTGACAGCCATGCCATTTGTATGTACCGACCAGGCTGGTCAAATCTATCAGTGCCATTTAAAACACTACACGGCGCATTAAAAGAAGGTCTTGAATCTTTTATTCCGAAAGATAGATGTTTTACTGATCTAGAATTTTATTTTGGCAACATTGATGTTCGTCATCATCTTTGTAGACAAGATGATCCAATTCTTGCTACTAAACAACTTGTTGCTCGTTATATGGAACAAGCACATGCCATATCACAAAAATATAGTTGCCGTGTCAAGATCTATGAACTCTTGCCTATCGAAGACGAATCACGATCGATTCCAAAAACTGGTTGGTATAAAGGCACTCCATTTTATGGCTCGCGCCAAGAGAGAAATGATATTCGTAAGTTGTTTAAAAATGAAGTAATGAAGCGTTGTACTGATGAAGTTCAGATATATGAATGGGTTGGCGAAATGATTAATTCAAAAGGCGAACTTGGTTTTGAATACATGGAGAAACCACAGTCGGTGCACTTATCTAGACGCTGGTATCCACATTGGCAAGGATATGAGTGGAGTCATGCTCCGTATATTGAATATATACCTACAGCAGAACGTGAACAATTAACGCTTGAGGATTTCTTTTCGTAATGAAGCATGCAACTATTATACCACTGATCGGAGGTGAAGTACTTGCCTCTGAGCAAGTCTTTGGTCATCGACCAGATTATATCTTATCTTATAATGCTTTTCAGGCAAATGAAGAACATCTACTAAATTATTGGAATCATGAGGTACCGTACTACGTTCTAGATGAAGGAGATCGCCATCCGCACTCAGTAGACGTAGTGTCCAGTGTATGTCCTTGTGCTGGCTTGTCATTGTTCAGTACGCGTTATGGAGAGGACAACAAAAACAATCGTTGGATGATTGAAACGGCTAAGTATGTTCTTGGCGAGATCAAGCCTCTTGTATTTTGGGGAGAGAATGCCCCAACTTTCACGGGTAAAATCGGTGAACCTATTCGAAACCAATTGATTCAAATTGGTAAGGAGAATGGCTATGTCATGTCGATGTATAAAACGAAAAGTCTGTTACACGGTATACCACAAACGCGCGAGCGAACATTCTACTTCTTTTGGAAAGGTACACAAGTTCCGGTATTTGACTACTATCGAAGAGAAATGCAAACTATCGAGGACCTTATCCTCTCCGTCGAGCGCGATCCTAATGATCCGATGTCCGAATGCATAAATCGAAACAAACCAACCGACAATCCATTTTACAAATATATTTTGGAGGAGATTCATGGCGGTATTAGCCATCGCGACCACTTTGACCTTATCGATATCACTGATCCTAAAACACCGAATTACTTGGACGTCTATAGCCTTATTGAGTCTCATAAGCATGATTACGCTCGCGTTGCTAAATGGTTAGAGGAACGTCAATATCATCGTGAATCACAGCGTGCATTGCGAATGTATGATAAGCTAGAATCTGGTGGTAATATTATGCGCAGAGGTACTTTGTTGCCTAAAGGTCATATTGGATCTTTTGTAGGTCACTATCCACAAATGCTAACTCATCCTCATGAAGATCGATATATAACCTTTAGAGAGGCGATGACAATTATGGGTATGCCAAGTGACTATCAGCTTCTTAATCCGAAAGGTAGCTTCAATCATATATGTCAGAATGTTCCGTTTCAAACTGCAGCTGATATGGCAACCGAAGTAAAAGCTGTATTAAATGGAGAACGAGAATTGATTGACGCGCGCGTATCATTACAACATAATACATCAAAAAAATTAGAAATTTTAGATAGAGAAGTATCTACACTAGATGCATTTTTATAGTGTACAAATATTTTAAAACAGTGTAGAATAGAACTTTTAGTGAGGTTAAACTATGGAACTTAATATTCCAGTACAAGAGTTACAAAAATATAAAATCTTTTTGGCGACACCAATGTATGGTGCACAATGTTCTGGAATGTATGCTAGATCGTTGGCTGAATTGACAACAACATGTCAGCGATATGGCATTCCATTACAATTTTATTTTCTATTCAATGAATCGTTAGTTACACGAGCACGTAATTATTGTGTAGATGAATTTATGCGATCTGATTGTACACATCTTATGTTCATTGATTCAGATATTCATTTTAAGGCACATGATGTAGTATCTCTATTAGGAATGATGCATCAATATCCTGAGATGGATGTATGCTGTGCTCCTTATCCGAAGAAAACAATTGCGTGGGAAAAAATTAGTGAAGCAGTAAAACAAGGTGTAGCTGATGAGAATCCAAATGTTCTAGAAAACTTTGTTGGTGATTATGTCTTCAATCCTATTAGACAAAAAAATGGTGAAAATTATATTAAACTAACTCAACCTGCAGAAGTAGCTGAGGGTGGTACAGGCTTCATGATGATCAAGAAGTCAACCTTTGAAAAATATAAAGAAACATATCCTCAATTCATGTATCGTCCTGATCATGTTCGAACAGCAAACTTTGATGGAAGTACTGAGATCATGGCATACTTCGATGCTCTCATTGATGATAAGTCACAAAATCTTGTACCTGAAATCAAAGCATTCTTTAAAAAGAATCCAAATGCAAAAAATAGAGATGTCATCAACTTTATTGAAGATAAGAAAAATGGCATCGATCAAAAGTCATATTCGAATAGATACCTGTCCGAAGATTACATGTTTTGTTATAATGTAAGACGTGCTGGTATGAAAGTATTCATGTGTCCTTGGATGGAACTCAAACATATGGGCGCATACGTATTTGGTGGTTCATTGGCAGCTATTGCATCTATTGGTGCAGCGGCTACAGCTGATCCCTCTAAACTTGGTGAAAAGAAAAAATAGGAAACTATACTATGAAACTTAATGCTCGATCTGTACAGGTCTTGAAAAACTTCTCAACAATTAATCCTTCGATTCAATTTCGCGAAGGTAATGCGTTGAAAACAATCTCGCCTAATAAGACTATCATGGCAAAAGCAAATCTCGAGGATAATATTCCTCAGGACTTTGCAATCTATGATTTGTCTAGATTTCTTGGTGTATCATCTTTGTTTGCAGATCCGGACTTTCAACTTGAAGATCGTACTGTAGTGATTACATCACCGGGTCGTAAGGTAAATTACACCTTTGCAGATCCTAACACTATTGTTGCACCACCTAACAAAGATATCGATATTGGTGACGCTGATGTATCATTTGAACTCAATCAAGAAAACTTCGCCGAAATTATGAAAGCTCTTGGTGTAATGTCATTTCCTGAGTTGGTGGTTGCTGGTGAAGATGGTCGTATTATTTTACGAGCCACTGATACTAAGAATCCAAGTTCAGACAAATATGATATTGAAGTTGGTGAGACTGATCGAACATTCACCGCAGTATTCAAGACAGAAAATGTCAAGATCTTACCAGATAATTATCGTGTAAGTTTGTCATCGCGTGGCATCTCACACTTCGCTTCAGACGATGTTGAATACTGGATCTCAATTGAATCCAACTCAACATTCGACTAAACAGATTGCCGCTATAGCTCAGCAGGTAGAGCAACTGATTTGTAATCAGTAGGTCCCGAGTTCGATTCTTGGTGGCGGCACCAAATTGGAGTAAATTATGGAAATGCTAGGTATATTGCTCTTTTTATTAGTAGGCATTTGCGGTTGCATATATCCATTTTTAGATAATGAAAGTTAATTCCACGATAGCTCAGCAGGCAGAGCAAGTGACTGTTAATCACTGGGTCCCTGGTTCGATCCCAGGTCGTGGAGCCAAATTAAGGAAATATTATGTATATGTGGCAAGGAATAGAAGTAACAGGATCAGTTGAATCTGAGTACGTGTCATCAACTGGAACGCGATATTTCATTAAACTAACTGAACCTGTACCAGATGAATTCGTACAGGATAGACAAGGTCACGATTGGCCTATTAAAGGATCTATTATCCTTGTAGATTAAGGAGTGTACCATGGGTACGAAAAGGAGTTACAAACCGGAGGCAGTAGATAAGCTACGAGGATCAGTACAAATTGATCATACACTCGCGAGGCTTGGAGCAAGGAAGCTGAGACAACTATTCGAAGAAAACGAATATATTAACACATTTGGTGCATACAATGGGCAACAAGCTGTACAACATGTCAAGGCAGGATTAAAAGCAATCTATTGTTCTGGTTGGCAGGTAGCAGCATCTCAGAACTCGGCCGGCGAAGTATATCCGGATCAATCCTTGTATCCTGTAAACTCTGTACCTGATGTTGTTCGAAATATTAATAATGCGTTTAGGCGACAAGATCAAATTGATGTATTAAATGGTGGAGATGGTTTTGATTTTGCACCTATTATCGCAGATGCAGAAGCTGGATTTGGAGGAGTACTAAACGCATATGAACTGGCACGAAATCTCATTGAAGCCGGTGCTGCAGCTGTGCATTTCGAAGATCAGCTCGCTTCTGAAAAGAAATGCGGACACCTCGGTGGTAAAGTACTTATTCCGACTAGCAGTGCTGTTCGTAATCTTAACGCCGCTCGACTTGCTTCTGATGTGGCTGGTACTGACACAGTCATCATTGCCAGAACAGATGCAGAATCTGCTAAACTCCTTTCATCTGACGTAGATGCAATGGATAACAAATATATCAAGAGATATGGTGGTCAAGGATCCGCTACAATGCGATCTCGTACATCAGAAGGTTTCTTTGAAATTAATGGCGGTTTAGATTTTTGTATAGAACGAGGTCAGAGATATGCAGAGTACGCTGACCTGATATGGTGTGAAACCTCGAAGCCTTGTCTTAAGGAAGCAAAAAGATTTGCTGACGGCGTACGTGGCGCATATCCTGATCAAATGCTAGCATATAATTGTTCGCCTTCTTTTAATTGGAAGAAAGCAATTCCAAATGATCAAGAACTTGCAGAGTTTCAACGTGAGTTAGGTAAGTTAGGATTTAAGTTTCAGTTTATTACATTAGCTGGCTTTCATGCAACAAACTATGCTGTTTTTGACTTCGCTCGACGATATAAAGAAGATGGTATGTTTGCCTATTCATTATTGCAAGAAGATGAGTTTAACAGTGAAATCTTTGGATATACTTCAACCAAACACCAACAAGAAGTTGGAGTCGGATACTTTGATGCAATATCTAACGTGCTTGGTTCTTCGTCAACGGCTGCACTCAAAGGTTCCACAGAAGAAGAACAGTTTTAATGGATTTGATTAAGAGCAAGTTTGACATTAAGGGTTGGACTCTCTTAACAAATTTTTTGACACCAGAAGAACACGAATATTATCTCGATATATGTGATCATATTCTTCTTAATAGAATTCAGCCGTCATATAAATGGGCGCTCAACTCAAATGGTACTATAAACAAATTACACGGTGCTTGTGAGACCGTCCCTGCATTTCGAAAATTGGCCAGTCATCCATCTTTGATTCGTCAGGCTAAAAGCTTATTGCCATTTGAAGAAGAAATGGATATCTATATCAGTAAGTTCTTCCCTATGCAGCCAAAAGCAATTTCTACTTTGATGCATCAAGATAATTATTTTTTTCGTGGAGATCCTCAAAAAATATTATCATGTGCTGTATATCTTCAAAATACATCAACAGAAAACGGATGTCTGCGTGTTGTTGAAGGTAGTCATTTGAGAGGTATATTTCCTCATAATATTGATGAGGAAGGAATTGCTCAGTGGATCGACCAGCGAGAACTTACAGATTATAAAATAATAGAACTTAATTTAAAAGCACCTTATGCTGTATTTTTTAACATAAATCTAGTGCACGGCTGCAGTATGAATATGACTGATTCAACTCGATACAGTTTAGCATGGGAATATGTAAATAAAACCGACAATAATTTGACGGTTTCCGCTGAAAAATGGTGTGATAGAATTTCTGTCTTATAAATAAACACGTGATCTGAGTTTCCCCATTACTATGTCTTTGTAATTAAATTTGCAAGGAGTAAGTATGTCTGAAGAAGTAAAACAAGAAAAGTTTCATCCAGCCGATACAAACGGTGATGGAAAAGTAAGCAAAGAAGAAGAAGCAATGTATCTTGAGTTTCGCAGAAAGGAACTCGAAGATGCAGATGCTATGCGCGATGCTCAGCGATCTATGGCTTGGTTCTCGTTGTGGGGTATGTTATTATATCCTGTGCTTGTAGTCGGCGCCAATGTTGGTGGGTTAGAACAAGGAGCTAAAATACTAGGTGATATGGCGGGTGTATATTTCATCGCCGTAGCTGGTATTGTAGCAGCGTTCTTTGGCGCCCAAGCATGGAGCGGAAAAAAATAAATGGATAATAATTTAGAAGTTAGCGAAGACTCATCAATCACTATTCCAATTCGTAATTTACTTGCGATTGGATTTGCAATTGTTTGTGTTGTAGTCGGCTACTTTGAGGTAACAAATCGTATTGATGTACTCGAACGCGAAAATATTCTGTTGAGACAAGAAGTTAATATGAATTCAGAATTTCGTGTAAAGTGGCCGCGTGGTGAATTAGGTAGCTTACCTGATGATTTAATGCAAAACGCTGCAATACATTCGATTGAGAAACAAATGGTTGATTTCGAAAACGATACTAAACAAATGCAAGATCTTCGTATTCTAATCAATAAAGAGCAAGGTGTAAACGAAACACAAAATGAAAAGATTGAGACGCTCTTTGATATATGGAATAACTCCTTGACAGAAAAAAAATAAACTATAAAATATATGAAGGATTATTATATGAGAACTATAATATTCTTGACTATGTTTTTGTTTTGTTCTAGTGCATATGCACAGATTGATACGCGAGGTGATGGTGAATTTGAACCAAATTTGCCTGGCGATGTCGTACCTGGCAATGCACAGGATGGTGATTTGAATTCGAATCAACAAAATTCGAATAATAATAATACATCAACTACCAATATTGGAGCAGGTGCCGGTTCTCCTACACCTGTAGGTACTGCAATTGCTCCAAGCCTGATGTCATCTGGTAGTGATACCTGCTTACAAAGCAGAGGAACTGGAATACAACTTCTAGATATAGGTGTCTCAAGAGGTGCGTATAAACAGGATGAAGAATGTAACAGAAGACGCGACGCAAAAGTCTTCAAAGATCTAGGCATGATTCTCCCAGCGGTGAGTAGAATGTGCCAAAACGAAGACAACTGGAAAGCCATGTTTATTTCCGGCAATCCATGTCCTATATTAGTCGCAGGCAAAATGGTTTTTGGTAAACGTGCGGTGCTAGCAATGAGAAGTCAGCCCGACGTATATATTCCTGATTACGATGATAATAAAACTTTCTACGACACCGTTTTAGGAATAGGAAAACAAACCGATGAACAAACTAAAAACACTGGTAATGAGCTTAGTGTTAGCGAGCGGTTCCGCAGTAGCAGGACCAGTTCAGTGGAATAGTGTAGATAATCTTGTCGCTGCATCAGGTAGTATTGCAACGACACTTAATGCAGGAATTAGAAGAGTGGGAGGTATACAATCAGTTGTACCCGGCGGCACTGTAACTCCTGATGGATATTTGGAAGTTGATGCAACACTAATTTCTGAAGCACAACGAACAGCCTATAATCAGGCAATTCAGGAAGTGCAAGCTGATATCTTTCAAAAGACAGCCGCAGAATATTTTGGTGAAGAATATGCAGCAGCTCAAATCGCATTTGGTAACGCAGTAGACGCATATGTCGATGCTGTAACACCGATTGCTACGGCTCAACATATTAATAACATGGCAGCTCAAGTACAATTGAGTGGTGATGCAATTCAAGGTCAACAATTGCAAGCATATGTTCTTGATAATAATGTATTGATGACTACTGGTCAAACTGATGCATACAATAATACACTAACTGTATTACAAGACGCAGCAGATCAATTCTCAGCTGTTGCGGCCGTGTATAACGACCCAGCTTTGATTGAAGGTTTTCAATTAAATGCAGATGCGAATGGTGTAGACTTTTTGAATGCTGACAGTGTATTCCTTGATCGTATACAAAATCAAGGGATTACAGGTTATGACGCTGCAGTTGTAGTCGACTTTACATCAACAGCTGCTTTATATTTGGTACAAGATATTTCTGTTAATATTCAAACTACTGAATTTATAAATCAAGCTGGAGCTCAAAGTAATTTCTATACAACTGGACCTACACAGGATCAAAATACAACCTGTTTTGTAGTAGATTCTGGTGGTTACTGGCCATATCAGAATGAAGATCCAAACATGCCTTGTTATATTGAGCCGGCACCCTAAATTAAAATTTTGTTAAGGAATTGTTAAGGTTAGATTAATTTTCATATAAATATTTTTACGTCGTGAGACGAAGGAGAAAAATATGAAAAAGATAGCTATTATGCTACTAGCCTTAACGCCTTTCTTTGCAATGGCTGAAGAGCCAAAAGAAGAAACAATTATTGCAGTTGTGTTAGAAGATAAATACACATGGAAGCTGCAATTAGAACAGTGCCACAAAGAGATCGATCCTGATAAAGAACTCATTGTGGTTAAAAAGAAATTTCCTGCACAAACTGTTACTGTTAAACAAGACAGACGACAGTTTCGATGTCAGGTAAAAAGGTTAGAAGTTACAATCGTTTGAGGACATGAGTCCTCGTGGGAGGACAAATGGCAATCGAAGATATTGAGTTAGATGTTGGTGGAACCAAGTTTAAAGGTATTTGGATTGCCGTTTTGTTCTCTTTTGCTTCAACTATCGGCGGCGGTATTTGGGCCGCCTCCGAATTCTTTTCGCGTCTCGCACTTCTAGAAGACGAAGTAGCAGCATCAGTTGCTGCGTCTGAAACTATTGATGCAAGATTTGAAGACTTCCGCGAAGTGTGGGTTGACGATAAGAAAACAATTACAAGCGACTTAGCTGTAGCTCAGCAACAAATTCAAGATGCCAACATCGATGAACTACAAGGTAAATTGTCAGGTCTCGATACAAATCTCAAAACCATTTTAGAACGACAGGCCGAATTGATTGCAATTCAAGAGCGTGTTGTTCAAGTCGAAAAACAAATTACGGAAACAGAAACTCTAGTCCAGAAAGCCGAGTTGATGATGAAAGATGCGGACAAGATTCAAATAAAGCTTGATCGTATGGCGAAAGAAATTGAAGATTTATGGGAAGGCCTAGATTATCTGTCTAACCCATATGGCACTAACTAGATTATTTCCTATTTTACTTTTATCCGGTTGTGCAGTACAATGGTCTCCAGACTATACAGTGCGCAAAGATATAACTGGCAATGAATATTACGAAGTAACTTTAGGTGTTACATATCCAAAAAAACAATTTATGACTGCAGAGGAATATGAAGAATTTCGTAATCTTCCAGAACACCAAAAACAAAAGATGATAGAAGCCTATGAAGAGCGCGAGAAAATGGAAGAGAAATGGAAAGAATTTATTAGCTGTATGTTGGAGCTTCCACCTTTTAGATCATGTTAATTTATTATCATCATATTATGAAGACAGGTGGCACTGCTATTCGTAAGTGGATGGAAAATTCTGATCGTTATGCAAATGCACAGCATCGTCAACACACATCCTACAGCCAGGTTTATATTATAAAAAATCATTTCTACGTTTATAATCATATTACGAATATCAAAAATATCAAAATAAAGTTTGAACCTGTGAAACATATCATTTCGATTAGAGATCCGATCGACCGACATACTTCTAAGTACATCAAAACAGATCTTGATTTTCTTAATCTTAAACCAGTTAAACATATCATTTCGATTAGAGATCCGATCAGTCGACATATTTCTGTAATGAATTACAGTTTACAAGAAGGATATGAAATATTTTCAACTGAAAATGGAATCGATCAATTGCAATGGCTAAATAATAACTTATCTCAAATGAATTCATACGAATTTGTTCGTCAAGAATTTCATCAAGAAGATTTTAACAAGGCGTTTGAAAACGATGATATCTTATCATTGCAAAATGTTACTCAAGTTAAAAAATATTCTTGGGATACAATGAGTGAGGAGGAAAAAGATAAGCTTCGACAAAGATACGAACCTGAATATAACATGTTAAAATCTCTCGGAATACAGTATAATATTCCATAAGCGTGAGGACTTATATTATGAATGATGATTTTTTGTGGGTCGAGAAATATCGACCTCGTACCGTATCCGATACTATCCTACCGGATCAACTCAAACAAACCTTTCAACAATTTGTTAACGATGGCAATGTTCCTAATCTTATCTTGACCGGTAGCGCCGGTGTTGGTAAGACTACGATTGCCAAAGCCATGCTCGAAGAACTTGACTGCGACTACATCGTCATCAATGGTTCGATGAATGGTAATATTGACACCCTTCGCAACGATATCATGTCGTTTGCATCCTCAGTATCTCTCCAAGGCGGTCGCAAATATGTGATTCTCGACGAAGCAGATTACCTTAATCCTAACTCTACTCAACCTGCTCTTCGTAACTTCATGGAAGAGTTCTCCAAAAACTGTGGCTTCATTCTTACATGCAACTTTAAGAACAAGATTATTGATCCACTACACTCTCGATGTAGTGTGGTCGAGTTTAAACTTGATAAAGATCAACGTATGGAATGTGCTGCTCAAATGTTCAAACGAACATGTACAATTCTTAATCAAGAAAATGTAGAGTTTGATAAAGCAGTTGTTGCTGAAGTAGTGAAGAAGCATTTCCCTGATAATCGTCGTATTCTTAATGAGCTTCAACGATATTCTGCTACAGGACGCATAGATACTGGCATCCTAAATAATTTACAAGAAGTGACGATGACTAATTTAGTCTCATCTCTCAAACAGAAAGATTTCACTTCGGTTCGTAAATGGGTGGCAGAGAATAGTGATGCAGACAATACAACAATCTTTCGGCGACTTTATGACAAGTGTTCTGACTTCATGGCGCCAAGTAGCATACCTCAATTGGTCCTTATTCTTGCCGATTATCAATATAAGGCTGCATTTGTTGCAGATCATGAAATCAATATGACTGCATGTCTTACTGAGATCATGGCCAATTGTGAGTTTACATGATTTTAATTAATAATTTTTTATCACTGGAAGATTGTCTTAAAGTTTCAGAAGATAAAAATAAACTCTGGAAAGAAAATTGTTGGACAATCAATAAGCACAACTGGGAACCCAACTTAACAGCTGGTCTATATGGATCTGTCTATATGACCAATGTTTCTCCTGAAATTAATGTCAGAGTAGGATTTTATATCGACAAATATTTTGATAATAAAGTAGATTGGGATAGAACTAATATACAACATTTTGTATGGGATACTAATTCTGGCATAAACTGGCACAACGATAGGGGATATGATTTTGCCGGTACCATTTATATAAATGAACACTATAATCCTGATTGGGGTGGTATTTTCGAATATTTTGAGAATGTAGATAGTCAACAAAAACATTCCATATGTCCTGAGCAAGGACTATTCGTGATCAACACTATAGGTCAATTACATCGTGTAACTAAAATTACACATCCTATGATGGATATTTTTAGACACACAATACAAATTTTCGGAAAGTTTAAAGATGTTTAAGAAAAAACGCCCTCTATGTGAGGTTGATGTGTGTGATAATTTTCTCCCTGATACTGGAGATTGTGGTACAATTGTGCTTGGCGAACATGAGTTTAAAGTGTGTGATGAATGCTATAAGCTTATGGAGAATATACAAATAAAATTTGAGGAGCGCGAAGACGATGAGCAATCCCTTTGAGTATCTGAACTCTATCAATGTCACTAAACAAAATCTTATGCGTGGTTCCAATGATGATGTGATCGCAGAAAAAGATTATTTGCCATTCATGGTCAATCGTGGTTTGTCATATTTTCAAGATACAATAGCACTCGCTAACGAGATGAATATTCATCATGAGCTCGATAAAAAGCTTCAATACGAGTTTCTTATAAATATTGTTAGAAAACGAAAAAGATTTTCTAAGTGGTACAAGAAAGAAGACGATAGTGATATCGAAGCGGTTATGGAATATTATGGATATAGCAATGAACGAGCTTCTCAAGCACTCACAATCCTCTCTCAAGACCAGATAAAAACAATAAAGAGCCGAATAGAAAAAGGTGGATAGTACATGAATATCGACTCACTTGTAGAGGTAGAGTTGGTGTCAGACGATGACTTTTTAAAAGTAAGAGAGACACTCACTCGTATTGGAATTGCTTCGCCAAAAGAAAGAAAGCTATATCAATCATGCCATATTCTTCATAAACGTGGCAAATACTACATCGTACATTTCAAAGAACTCTTTGCCCTTGATGGCAAGCCTACTAATTTTTCTGAACAAGACGAGAGTCGTCGTAATACTATTACGAAGCTTCTTGCTGACTGGAATCTTATTAGAGTTGTAGAACAAAAACAAATTGAAGAATTACAAGCACCTCTGAACCAGATTAAGATTATTGCTCATAAAGATAAAAATGACTGGGAATTGGTGGCCAAATATAATATAGGTAATAAGAAAAAGTAAGGCATGTACATTTCATGGGATCTGTAGTAGAATAGATCTTGATGAGGAGAACATATGGCTACGATACGTACAACTGGATTGGATAAATTGCAGCAAAAACTGGCTAAGAGATTTATCCGGTGGACAATGAAAAAATTCTTTCCAAGATCATATTATACTTTTTCTATTAAAATAAAAGGTAGTAATGATCTTTTAGAAAAATACGAAATGTATGCAGATTGTATGTACGATAGTGTAGGTGTTCGACCAAAGGAATATACAATTCGAATAGATAATACACTTGATCCAGAAATGTTTATCAAAACTCTTGCTCATGAATTGACACATGTCAAACAATGGGGTAAGGGTGAAATGAAAACTTACGAGAGAAACTTTAAAGTTACTCGTTGGCACGAAAGAAAAATTCGGCATGATTTGATTAATTATCATGATATGCCATGGGAAATTGAAGCACACGGTCGTGAACATGGACTGTTTGCTCAATTTATTGAGAATGACGAAGAAATGAGAGATTTGATTGATGGCACAGCTACTGATTACAAACTGCTCGGACACAAGCAGATGGTACTCTTCTAATATAGGAGAGACATTTCCTCTTCTCAAAGAATTCGATATTGAATATTTAACTCTTCAGGCCCCGTCTGAGGAGTTTAATGGCTATCGCTTTAAAAATTATATTTTGAAACAAGACGCGGAGATTATTGATGTCTGATATAATGACTTTCTGCACCATCACTGGTGAGATTATTGGTAGATTAAAAGAAGAGAACGACACTTCCTACGTAGTAGAAAATCCACGACTATTTGGTCAATCTGAGCAAGGTGTTGGCTTTGTCCCGGGTGTATGCATGACCGGTAAGCGCGAACCTTCTGAAGCTACACTGAACAAAGCCATGATTAGTTGTGTTGTAGAAACTGATGAAAATATTGTCAAGGCTTGGCAACAACAAACTTCTGGCATTGTACTTCCGTAATGCTACATCAAGTAACGCCGTTAGATGCAGTATATCATATATTAAAAACTGGTACCAAAGAACAGTTGCTAGCAGATGAACATCTTGTTAATTTTTACAATCAATTTAATATAAAAATTGTACCATATCAAGAAGTTTTAAAAATTCTCAAACCTGTTGAACGAGCACAATCTGAAGTACACTACGGAAGAATAATTAGTGAGATGCTATCTAAAAATGATGATGTTGAAGATCCGAATCAACACTATCTAGAAAACTGTGAACCCGGAACACGTTCCTATGATGTCAGACAATTTACAAAAATGTCATGGCTAATTAATGATATTAAAAATCATGGTTTAAAAGAACCTATCACTGTAATCTTATCTCCCGAATATAATGCAGACACGCAGGAAATTAATATTAAAAAAGTTTCTCATCCGGGTTCATTTAGATTTCATGCATTACAAATAATGGATTTAAATCCTGATATTATTGTATTCGATCATTTTAATTTTTTACCTGAATATAAAAAGGTAGGTCTAGAAGATCTATTAAATCTATATAATGACGATGATACGTATTTTGAAATAGCAATACTTCCAAATCCGGATAACCATTTAACACCACAAATTTTAAACATTGCAGGACAATCAAGAAATGGATTGATGATGGAATCAATCGAAAAATATTTCGAAGATCATACAAAAAAAGTGTTTAATAAAAAATGGAAAATATTTGTTGGGTATGATGGTAAACATACTGATGCTGCTGCTACATGTGTTAATAGTATCTACTATGCTATGGGCTCTCAAATGTCAAAAACCGTAGAAGTAGAATTACTCGATATATCAAAGATACCAGAATATACCAGAGAATATAAAAATCAAAGTACAGAGTTTGCATATTCACGATTTCTAGTACCTTATCTTTCGAATTATGAAGGTATGAGTATTTTTGTTGATGATGATTATATTTTTACCAAAGATATTCGAAATTTATTTTATTTTATTAATCACGATCAAGCTGTATCATGTGTTCAACATAATTTTGAAGAAAAATATAATACTAAATTTAATAATGAAAAAGACGTTTGGTATCCTAAAAAACTGTGGTCAAGTTTAATGGTATTCAATAATGAACATCCTGATTGTAAAAAATTAACACCAGAAATTGTAAATACAGAATCTGGAAAATATTTGCATCAGTTCGAATGGACAGATAAGATTGGATCTATACCAAAAATGTGGGCATGGACAGAAGGATACGATGATATAAATAGTATACATCATGCTCGAGGTTTACACTGGACAAGAGGTGGCCCTTGGATTGAAGACATGAATTGTAGTGAAATTCAAGGACTGAGTTTATATGATTATTATAGATCTAGGCACATAGATCTAAAAGTTTTTCAATCTAGATTTTGTGCATTCGTTAATCCACATGAGTGGTATGATATGAATGAACCTTTGATAGATGAAAATAGTGGAACTAAAACCGTACTAAAAAGAGGTAAATGAGATGGATACTGTAATTGCAATCGTATTGTTTGGCGCCGCTGGAGTAGCACTTTATTTTTGGCTACAAAAGCGTAAAGAACCAAAGAAAACGGTCATTTTGCCAGGCGTTTCAGAAGATCTATTTAATGCTACAGTTGAAGATCTAATGCGTAAAACCAAAGCAGAGCTTATTCAAATTTGGTCAGCTGAAATTATTGCAAGCGGTGGTAATTATGTTCCTCCTACGCTTGGTAACGGCATGACCAAAAAACAGATTTCAGAAGAAATCGCTGCACTCCGCCTGGGCGGCCGCCCCTAAAAAAAAACATGTACAAACGTCGCATTCTGTAGTAGAATGTTTACATGATCAAAGAAAAAGTAATATTGACAGACTGCGACGGTGTGCTCCTTGATTGGGAGTATGCTTTTACTCAATGGATGCATCGCCACGGATATGATCCGGTTGACGAGACACAATACAATGTAGGTAAGAGATTTAATCTTGAACGACCTTTCTCTAAGAAACTAGTTCGAATGTTCAATGAATCTGCTTCCATTCGTAAAGTACCTCCTCTACGCGATGCTATTAAATATGTTCGAAAGTTACACGAAGAACATGGTTATGTATTTCATGCCATCACTTCTTTAAGTAATGATCAGTACGCTCAACATCTTAGAACAAAAAATCTAATCGAGCTATTTGGTCCTACTGCTTTCGAAAAATACACTTATCTTGACTGTGGCGCTGACAAAGACGAAGCACTTGCAGTATATAAAAACACCGAATGTTGGTGGGTTGAAGATAAAGTAGAAAATGCTGTAGTTGGAGCAAAGGCTGGATTGAATTCAATTCTAATGGCACATACTCACAACGCAGATTTAAGTTCTACTCAAGCTATGTTAATCAGAGCGAGAGTTCAGAACTGGAAACAAATTTATGATTTGATCATAAATACTTAATTCGCTGAAGCTTGTAATAGGTTTGTGCGGACGGCGGTTCGACTCCGCCCGCCTCCACCATAAGCACATCGTTGATCTAGAAGTGGCAAAGGCGACGATGAGACTAAGATCCCGCTGCGCGGGTACATGGGTGAGAATCCCATACGGTGTGCTTATGATGGGGGCGTAATGGATTCGACGGGCGACTGAAAGCAAGTGGAGAATCGTCAATGATGCTGACGTTAAACAGGGTCAACTAAAATAATCGCAAACGACGATTACTATCAGGACTACGCACTAGCTGCATAATCCTCGGGGCGGCCACTGCCTTGTTATCCAAGTGTGGCACCTTTTATTATGAGAGGTAGGAAACAGGGAGACGCTTATGATTAGGCGAGCACTTGCGGTATTACTTTGTTTATGTTCTTGGTCAGCATGTGCTGATCTCGATTCTGAATTGGAATGTTTGGCAAAGAACATATATTTTGAAGCAAGAGGGGAAGAGCCAAGAGGGCAATTTGCTGTGGCTCATGTTACTCTTAATCGTGTAGAAAGCAATAAATTTCCTGATAGCATATGTGGTGTAGTCTATCAGGCAAGAATGAGACCGAGTTGGAAAGATCCAAATAAGCTTATACCGTCTCGTCATCGATGTCAATTCTCATGGTATTGTGATGGATTGCCAGATGAGATAGATGATTGGCCGGCATACGAAAAAGCTATTCAGATAGCACGTATAAGTATTATAGGAATTATTCCTGATATGACAAATGGATCGTTGTTCTATCATAATGAAACGGTTGATCCACACTGGAATGATAATATGAGATTAGTTGCTGTGGTAGGTAAACACAGATTTTATACTGGATGGTGATATGGCAGAAATTGGTGATCAATATAATACTATACCTTTATTTGCAACACCTGTTGTAAGATATAAAATAGAATTCAACGAAAAAGAAAAAAGTCTATTAGACACATACACTGATCAAAATTTTGTTCAAGAAAATTCCATTATCGATAGTATCAAATATGATCCTGAAACAGACGAAAATTTTAAAATCAATTTTCTTACTGAAAATCTATTGCAACTAAATTCAAAGTTTCATTCAATTAGAGATGCGGTATTAGAATGTGCAAACCATTATTTAACACAGGTATGGGGATTCGAAATTGGTGGTACTCAGCTAGTAATTTCTGATTCATGGTTTATACATAGTAGAGGTGAAAACGAAATGAGAGTGTTTAAAAAACACAATCATTCATGGTCATTACTTACAGCTGTTTTGTATTTAGATGATACTGATAATGGTTTAATGTTAACACCTATAGGTGGCGGAGCCCCAAAAATGTGGTATCCGTTTTTATATCAACCTAGAGAAGATAATGAATTTAATAGTGATGAATTTTTCTTTCGACCGGAGGCCGGTGATCTATTAATAATGCCAGCTAAAATGGAACATGCCATTGTGAAGAGTGATAATCCAAATGATGTTAGAAATTCTATTGCTATTAACATTTGGCCACATGGCGAACCAAGTATAGCTCATTCTGCTAGATTAAATACAAACGATTTTAAGGAATATGACAATGGCAGGTAAGGGTAGTAAAGCACGACCATTAAGTGTTGAGCGTCAGGTATTTTCAGATAATTGGGATCGATGTTTTAAGAAAAAACAAAAAGAATTAACTGAACTCAATGCTGATGGCAACGAGGATCGTGGCCGATTTGGAGAAGATTTAAAATATGAATCTGGTAACCCGCTCGAAAGACCATATGAACCCGATTAAAATTAATCTTGGTTGTGGTAAAAAATATTGGGATGACTATATTAATGTTGATGCAAACCCAGATGTCAATCCGGATATTATTACCGATTTTACTCAAGAATTACCTTTCGAAAACGATTATGCAGATGAAATAATTGCAATTCATTTGATCGAACATATCGATAAATTAAAGATCGATAATATTATACAAGATTGGTTTAGGGTATTAAAGCCCGGCGGAAAGTTAATTATAGAATGTCCTGATTTAGAAAAAATTGCGCATCATATTTTAAACCGCGAGTTTCGAGAAAATGAACCAAAGCTTTGGGAAACATTTACAATACAAGGAATTTTCGGTGAGCAAACTGAAAATATGTTGACGATCGATCGTCATATGTGGGGATACACTCCTGATACAATGGCCGATCTTCTTCTCAGAAATAATTTTAAAGATGTAATGTGTATGCCTGCTCAATGGCATCGGCCTCAGCGAGATATGAGATTCGAGGCAACAAAACTGTAAATATTTCACAAAAGCATGTACAAACACTCCAATATGCTGTAGAATGGCACAGTCAAATGGAGAAATGCTATGGGTATGATGTTTACGAATTCACTTGCGTACGATATGTCTGGACGTCGACGTAAGAAAGCTAAGCCGACCGGCGAAGTCTATAAAAAGTATCAACCAGAATTTAAGCCTTATGTCGCTCCCACACCCACACCACGTCGCGACGATGGTGTAGTCTATAAGTCTGTATCGGACTTCTCTACGATGGGACAGGCATCACGGAGAGAGCCTCAGAAATACACTGGCACTTTGATCAAAGGTATTGCAACTATGCACAAATCGAATGCAGTACCTGTTATTGATCAAAAGCATGCCGAAGAGATTTCTAAGATGGCAAGATAATTGGAGAGGTTGGGGAGTGGTTAAACCCATCAGACTGTAAATCTGACGCGCAAGCTTCGGTGGTTCGAATCCACCCCTCTCCACCAACTTGCCTCGGTGGTGAAATTGGTAGACACAAGGGACTTAAAATCCCTCGGCAGAAATGCTGTGCCGGTTCGACTCCGGCTCGAGGCACCATCCATATACGAAAAAGTTATATACTTAGACGAAAATAGTCTAAAAAAAGTGAAAAAAGTTCTTGAAAAAGTCTTTAGAAATCAATAACTTGCAAGTCTCAAAAAAGCCCTTTGAAATCAATAACTTAGAAGTGTACATTGCCATCACCACTTGATAGAATAGACTCATCAAATGGAGAAAAGCTTATGATTAATTATGTAACTGGTAACGCATACACTGGCAACAACGCCAATATCCTGTCTGATATCGACTCAGCTGGTTTCCTTACATTTATGCAAGCCAAATCAATTGGTCGAGTACCTGCTGCTGGCACCGGTATCGAACTTAAGCGCATCGTCAAAGTCAAGCAAATTGACAAGAAGACTGGTGAGAAAAAGTTCAAGAAAGTACCTAAGCGTTTTTGGGTATTCCGAATTGAAGACACTGTAGAATTGGAGGTAGCGTAATGAATGCATGGTATGCACGCGGTAGGACCGGCGAACAGGTTCTCGATGCAGTCGAGATGATGCTCGACGCCAAGACTGAATCAGACTTCGAATGGGGTGTATTACGCCTTGAGCGAATTGGTTTGTCTGAAGAAGAAATTAATTTTGTAATCGATACCGAAGTGAGGGATCAATAATGGAAGTTAAAACACATCGCACAGACTCTTATGTATGTTCACTCGATCCTATGTCATGTGTCGACATGGAGATTCTATCAGCCATTCGTAAGAGTATTTCAGCTAGTAACAAGAATGCGCCTCGTGTGTATACGAAGTACGGTTCAAGTTACATTGCTAAGAAGCGAGTGACTGTCAAAGGTCGTAAGGCTATTCAAAAGCAATTAGTCAACGTTGGTGGTCGTTATGGCAAGCCTGACTTTCGCTGGCGTTCACACACAACCTTTGGTGACATCGTCGGTGGTATTGCAAATGCTGGTGAATATGATGTTTATATTCATGAAGATCGACGTGACTGGGAATATTCAAGATGAGTGCAATGGGTAGAGTAGTAATGGCTATTCAAGAGATGTTGGCTAATGACGAGCCAACATCTACGATAGTCAAAATGCTTCGCGATCGATACGGCTTTGGTGATGCATCGGCTCGCGAATTTATTGATTCATGTGAAGAAGAATACAGGCGGCAAGAATACACATCACACGATCCATATTAAGGAAATTTATGAATAGAATTGATTACACAAAACAACATAAGCTTGGCCGCTTTAATCCTAACTCTGAATGGACTGACGAGTACGCGCGCGTCGGTGCAGTACGTGGTCTAGACTGTGACGTCTGGGTCGAAGGCGAAGATGGTGATGAATACATTAACATCGAAGTTGTGCAGCGTTGGAATGAGAATCGTCAAGGTTATCAGCGTGTAATGGAAATTCAATTGACTCGTAAGAAAAACTCTTACATAGTCGACTTAGCTCGCATTGATTCTAAGTTTCAAGGTTTTGGTATCGCTCCACGAATTTATAAATATCTACTAAGAAAGCTTGGTATTATTCTACAAGCAGGTGAAATGCAAAGCCCAGGTGGCCGTAGTATCTGGGCTCGCATGGCGAGTATGAGTGGTATCGATATGTTTGCCCTCGATAGTCGCGGTAATCATTATGATGTAGAAGCCGAAGATAACGAGCTTATGACTGATAACGAACGACTCTACGACGGTCGTAAGAAGATGCGTGTGTTCGCAATGGCCTGTTGATGGAATTTAGACAAGTTACAATTACTCTAACTGAGGCAGCTAATGTCAGTGGCAAAAAGCTGCCTAAATCTTATTTGTGGATTCCTGAAGATGCAAGACTTAGCGATCTCATGAATGATGAGAGAAAGTTTATTCCAGTCTATAAGGAAAATCAATATAGAATGGGTGAGTATGATATGATGATTGTCAATAAGGCGATCATTGCAATGATTGAGGAAGAAGATTTTGCCGAGAAGAAAAAAATCCGTGAAGACGGAACTAAAACGAAGCGGGGAGTTCGTTTCGACTCCGCCGATGGAAATACCCGGGTACAAGACAAGCTTTAAGAAAGGCGGTGTGGTATATCATGTCGGCGACGAAGTCATTGTATCGAGTGCAGCACAGGGTATTGATGCATGCCGCGGTGAAGTTATAAGTGTACTTGGTTCTCAGTTTGTGATAAAATCAGAAGAAGATGCGCCGTACGGCAGATTCTTCTTTTATAATGGCTCTAAATTGACCAAAGTATCATGAATAGATTAGAGATATTTCCAACAATATTTTATGAAACAAATATAGATCCTCGACTTGCTTTTGATATTTTAGAAGATATCAAAAGTAAAAAGACGAGGATCGATCTTGTTCATGAATCAACTCAAATCACACCAGTATCAGATTATTCTACTGATTTTATAGAACCAATAGATGTACCTTTATTTGATCAACATGTTGTACCACAATTGATCAACGAATTTAAAGAAATGGATGTGAGTCTAGAAATTGGAAATAAATGGGTGTCATGTTATACGGGACCAGATGGTTGTCACCCTATGCATATTCATGCTAAACGATTTTCTGGCGTACCAGAATTTTCAGCTATATTATATCTGACATCTATTGGATACACTGACTTCTTTAATACTACACTTCATTCCGATCAATATCAACATTCAATTGAATCGCAGGTTGGCAAGATCGTATTCTTTCCTTCCATAATTCCTCATCAATATCGTGCTGAAAGATTCGATGGCAACCATCGTTACACTTTACCGTTTAACGTTATTCTTCATGGTTTAAAATGAAAGCATACGTTATTGTTTTAGAAACTGATCCAAGAGCAATACGCGCATATGAATATGTGAAACTAAAAATGTCTCTATGCTATCCTGAAATAGAACTTATCAGATTTGAAGCAACAACACCTCAAACACGTAAATATAATTTTAAGGCGCGACAATTATTAACTGAAACAGAAAAAGCCGTAATTGAATCTCATTATAACGTATGGAAATGTATCGATGAACCTACACTTATATTAGAACATGATGCGGCTCCTATTAATAGATCATATGATATCGTAGAACTCGCATCAGAGGAATTCGATGTTATCGAATTGTCGCACCCCGTGTGGGCACCTCCAGCATATAATGATGGCAGTCCATTCGAATATTACAAAAAAAATGATGGTCTTGTACGAAGAGATGGAAAATGGAAGTGTTTGCTAGGAGCAGGCGCATACATCATGAGTAAGAACGGCGCTACCAAAATGATGAAAGAGATCGAAACTAATGGAGCATTTTCGTTAGATGTAAGTATTAGACAACCAGTAGTAGAAATATATGATTTACTACCGGCATTTTTTATGCAATCATTCGAAAATTATTCAACGGTCGAGCACACTAAATATAATAATATTCCAATAGAAATTATGCAATAATGAGAAGAAGATTATTACACATACTTATTGCATTCGATCAATTTATGTGGGTAATATTAACTCTCGGCGCAGGTTATCCAGATGAAACTATTTCTTCGGCAGCTTATCGATATGAGAAACAAGGACATTGGTTTGGTAAAGCTAGACCAATTATTGATAAAATATTTTTCTGGGATTCACAACATTGTAGAAGAGCGTACTTAGCTGAGAAATTTCGTAAACAAATATCGTTGGATTTAAGATGAATGATTTTAAAACATTTGATAGAAATAGCATACCAATTTGGCGTGATTGGGCAAATCCTAATAATACATTTCTATCGATTAAGGGTTATGCGGAGTTTTGTGATGTCTTAACTTTACATCATCTAGATAAAATAATAGAATCCGAAGGCGCTGCAGTCGAGATTGGTGTACATCACGGGAGATATTCTGCAGCGATGAATTATTTTCCGAAAAATACCAAACTATATGCATTCGACATTTGGAATGAGCCATTGCAAAATACTGGCCCGACTCAATGTGGAACAAATGAAATGTTAACATTTCAAACTGAAATGAATCGTAAAGCACGATTTCCGGAAAGAATCGTAGCTACGCAAATTAATTCTTTTATGAACAAAAGAAAAATTGTAGATATTATTAAAGAACCTGTACGAATATTTCATGTTGATGGCGGTCATGATGTTAGACATGTTTTAAATGATCTTTCTATTGCTGATGAAGTCATGGCTGAAGATGGTGTAGTAATAATTGATGATTTTTTTAATATGTCATTTCCTGGCATTACCGAAGCAGTATATCTCTATCTACAAAAGAGAGGACCTATGATTCCTTTCCTTCAAGTAGGATGGAAATTGTTTTTGTGTAGCCAATATAAGCATTTACAATATAGAGATTATTGGGTAGAATATAATAATAATCCTGAATCTGTCGCGCTTGGGAAAAATTTTATTAATGATGTTGATGTGGCAGAATACAGGATACCAATATATGCAAAAATGGGTCTGGGCTTTACAGTCAGATAATTTTTTTGTATATATAGTAACGTGATGCGGATGAACCGGTCACATTATTCTTGCTTAACTAAAAGGAGAAAACCACTATGGTTACGACTAAACATTTTACGTTCCCTACCTCTAGCTTTATCGGATTCGATCACTTATGGGATGAGATCACCAAGCTGCAAACTGTTGGTGATAACACATACCCTAGGCACAACGTAGTCAAGCACAGTGATACAGAGTACAGCATTGAGCTGGCTTTGGCTGGCTACGGAAAGAACGAGATTGAAGTAGAGTTGAAGGAGGGGATACTCATCATAAAAGGCGATCCTGCTAAAAATGATGTAGAGTACCTGCACAAAGGAGTCTCTACCAAGAGATTCACAAGAACGTTCCGTCTGTCCGAACACGTTGTAGTGGATGGAGCTGACTTTAAGAATGGTCTACTGGTCATACAATTGAGAGTAGAAATTCCAGAAGAAAAGCGTCCTCGCAAAATTCCCATTGGAAAACAATTGCTAACAGAGGACTAAAATGATTTCTAAAATTGAAATACTAAAAAATATTGGTGCTATGGCATTTTGCCTATTTGTTGCACCAGCAATGATCTGGCTAACGGTGACAGCATGATTACAAAAATTCGTAACAGCGCAGTTATCGCATTAGTAGTAGGAATGTGTGTCATGGGTTTGTTAGGCCCAATTATGTATCCTGAATACATGATCGAAGCACAACTCAATTCATCATACTATATGCCGTTGATCTAACTGAGTGGGGGTTTCGACCCCCCTCATTTTTAAAATTATGGAGTAAATCATGATTACGCGAAGTGACCTCAACGAAGAAGCATTCGACAAACTCATTCGAGACGAACTCATCGATCAACTTACCGGATTAGAAACGGACGGATTGATGGAAGAGCGAGACAAGCTTATTGAAGCATTTAATATTGTTATTGCGTACAACTCAGTGCCCGGTACGTACAAAAACGGTGAATTTGATTATTGAACTCTTTGCAGTCGATAGTCGAACGGCTTCTTTGTTTTGATTTCAAAGAATCTACCTTTCATATCTTTACCAATTATATGTGTCTGAGTTTTTTTACTGATGCGTGATAGTCTATATGTACTGTTTTTACCTCTCGCATGTATATTACCATTCGTATCAGTAAAATCTTCAGTCCAAAATACAGTGAGAGCCCATTCTTGATTGCAACATTTGCACTTACTAAATGGCCATATTTTACAAATCATTCGACAGCCTCTAGTCTTGTCATCAATCGTTCGGCACGATTACCTACTTGCCGATACCAGAGTGAATCTCGACCTTCTGCAGCCGCAAGCTTCCAATGCTTTGCAACAAGAGCAAGTCGAAAGTTACGAAACTTACTTAATCGTGGACGACCAAGATTGAACATCATATTGACCAATACCTCTTGGACTTCTCCTGGCAGATCTTCCCAGAACTCGTATAATACTTTACACTCTGAGATTGCGATGTCGAGGTCTTGTTCGAAGAGTTCTGCAACTCTTTCTTCGCTGACTGCCGTGCCAATCTCTGCTCCGTGTTCCGGTTCTCCCTCTTTAATGAGGTGGCCGACTCCAAGGGTTGGATAGCCCAGGTGATCAAGGTAGATTTCATATTTGACACCTTCATCGATCTTGAGTTGTTCATATACATTTTTTCTGTCCATCAGTTTACTTTCCCTATAATTTTTGGTAGAATGGATCCATGACTGAATTTTACACAAACGTTTTACAATACGGTCAAAGCCTTTACATACGAGGCTTCGACTCCGATGGACAACGCCTGCAGCGCCGCGTACCTTATCAACCATATCACTTCGTTTCTTCGAATGTTGAGACTGGTTATACGGATATTCATGGTAATCCGGTGCAACGGAAAGATTTCGACTCAATACGTGATGCTCGTGATTTCCTCAAACGATATGAGGAAGTCGAGGGCTTTAATGTATTCGGTCTAGATCGTTACCCTTACACCTTTATATATGATAATTTCAAGTCGCAAGATCCTGACACATCAAAAATCAATATCGTCAATATCGATATCGAGGTGGCATCCGATGATGGATTCCCAGAGCCTGAAGACGCCGACAAAGAGATCACAGCCATTGCTCTTCGTCGACGCAATCTAAAGGTCGTACTCGGCTGTGGTGACTTTACACATGATGAAGAAAATCTATACTATATCAAGTGTAAAAACGAGTACGGCCTCTTGCATAAATTCCTTGATATCTGGCAACAAATGGATCCTGACGTGGTGACTGGTTGGAACACAGAGTTTTTCGATATTCCATATCTTGTCAATCGTATCACCAAGATCTGTAGCGAAGATGCAGTCAAACGTATGTCGCCTTGGGGTATCATCAAAGAAAAGAAAGTCTATCGTCAAGGTAGCGACAAGCAATCTCAGACGTATCAACTTTTTGGTGTCTCTGCTCTCGATTATTTGGCCGTGTACAAAAAGTTTCGACTTCAACCTCGTGAGTCATACAAACTGGACTTCATTGCCGAGACTGAACTTGGTACCAAAAAGTTAGACTACAGCGAGTACGGTAATCTACACGAGTTGTACAAGAACAACTATCAAAAGTTTATTGAATACAACATTAAGGATACTGACCTCATCTTCGAACTGGAAGAGAAGCTTGGCTTCCTCGAGCAAATCTTTACAATCGCATATGATGCTAAGGTCAACTTCAATGATGCTCTGGCATCTGTGCTCATATGGGATGTGATCATCCATAACTATCTCATGGATCAGAATAAAGTGGTGTCAATGAAACGACCACCGATGTCTGATCGTCGTATCGAAGGTGGTTATGTCAAAGATCCAATCGTAGGCATCCACAATTGGGTAATGTCATTCGACCTCAACTCTCTGTATCCACACTTGATTCAGCAATATAACATATCACCCGATACGGTGCTCAATAAGTTCGATGATCTATTTCCTATTACAGCTAAAGCATCAGTTGATAATTTACTCAGTGAAGATATCGATCTCACTGAACTTAAAAACTTTGATGTCACTATGACACCAAATGGAAAAATATATCGACGAGATCGCCAAGGTTTCTTGCCTGCTCTCATGAAAAAGATGTACGATGATCGTGTATTATATAAGAAGAAGATGCTCGAGTGTAAGCAAGCATATCAAGAAAATCCTACACGTCAACTCGAGATTGATATCTCTCGTTATCATAATCTACAACACGCCAAAAAGATCCAGCTAAACTCAGCTTATGGTGCACTTGCTAACAAATACTTTCGTTGGTTCGATAATGAAAACGCCGAAGCTATTACGATGGCTGGTCAATTGTCCATTCGATGGATCGAGAAGAAACTTAACACGTGGCTCAATGATATTCTCAAAACGAAAGGTAGAGATTATGTCATTGCTATTGACACCGATTCAGTGTATGTTTCATTTGATAAGATGATTGAACTAACACAACCAAAAAATCCTGTAGAGTTTCTTAATAAAGTTGCCGATAAACAAGTTGAACCATTCATCGATCGATCATATCAAGAACTGGCAGACTACACCAATGCCTATGCACAGAAGATGTTTATGAAGCGAGAGAATATCGCCGATAAAGCCATCTGGACTGCCAAGAAGAGATACATCATGCATGTATGGGATTCGGAAGGTGTACGTTACAAAGAACCTGAACTAAAGATGATGGGTATCGAAGCTATTCGTTCGAGTACTCCGGCCGTATGTCGTGACTATATTAAACAGACACTTAAACTACTGATGACCACTGACGAAGAGACAGTGCAGAAATACATTGCCAAGATTCGCGAAGAGTTTCGTACATTGTCATTCGAAGAAGTGGCCTTCCCTCGTAGTTGTAACTTTATCAAGTGGGAACGTAACTCTCAAGGTAAAGCGTATCCATCGACGTATGCAGATGACAAGATCATATACAAGAAAGCTACACCGATTCAGGTCAAAGGTGCTCTACTGTACAACTGGTATTTAGATAAATATAACTTGAAGAAACGATACGAAGAGATTAAGTCTGGCGAGAAAATTAAGTTCAGCTATCTCAAGAAACCAAACCCGATACACGACTCGGTGATATCGTGTCCTGATGTACTACCACGAGAATTCAATCTCAACGAGTACATTGATTACGACACACAGTTCGTGAAAGGCTATCTCGATCCGATAGAAATCATACTTCATGCTATCGGATGGAAGTCGGAAAAAGTATCAACACTCGAGGATTTTTTCTCATGACAGATAAACCAGCTGTAGACCTACAAAATTTTGATTTTGGTTTTAGTTTAGTAGATGCTGACGAATAGACGTCGTACAACAACTTAAGACTGAAAGTACTACCATCGCATCCACAGCAGAGGAGTGGGAAGCAATGGCTGAACAATGGAGAGTAAAGGCTCAGACCATTTACGCTTCAGTCATACCTCTGCTCGACAACTTATCACAATCTCCTGAGAAAGAATATATTTTGTGGCCAGGTGAAGATAGAGTAAATAAGATTAACGCTTTCAAACTCAGGCTCAACCAAATTCTGGAGGATTAAATGCAACCTTCCTATCCTTTGAGCATAATGGCTCTTTTGATGGGAGTAATGTTGTCAGCAGTTGCTGGCTATTTTTCAGTGATAGGACTTGCCACAATCTTTGCCGGTGCATTCTGGTCAGTGATTGTCATGGCATCCGCTTTAGAACTCTCAAAACTCGTAGCAGCAGCATGGATATATCGATGCTGGTCAATTGCACCATACCTCATGCGATTTTACATGGTCACTGCGGTAGTGGTGCTCGTGTTCATCACTTCAATGGGTATCTTTGGATATCTATCGAAGGCTCACTTAGAGCAGACAATAAATCAAGGTGGAAATAATGAATTACTTATCAGTGGCCTCGAGAGAAAGATTGAAAGACAGCAATCGATCATCGATGACTCCGAAACGGTCTTGGCGCAACTCGACTCTGCGGTTGAAATACTGCAAGACTATGACCGAATTAGAGGACCTGATGGAGCAATTGCGGTTCGGAAGGCGCAAGCAGAGGAAAGGACAGAACTCAACAGAACAATCGGATTGGCGTATGATCAGATTGCAGGATTCCAAGAACAACTTCTGCCCCTGCAGAAACAAACTCTTGAACTTGAAGCAGAAATTGGTCCACTCAAATATATTGCGGAGTTAATTTACGGTGAGGATAGAGCACGAGATTATTTTGATGTCGCTGTACGTTGGATTATTATTTTACTTATTTCCGTATTTGATCCAATGGCTGTCTGCCTCATATTAGCTGGCAACACTGGTATAAATATTTTACGACCTCAGAAAGAAGTTAAATATATGACAGGTGATGAGGTCATGCGAAAAGTAAACCGTGACGGACACAATAGGGATGGATAATGCCAAAAGCTTTGTTAATTATATCTGGACTTGCAGTAAAAAGTGAAAAATCTGATTATCAAAAAGGTTTTCGAAATATCACCGAAAACATAATTCGTTATAATCATGCATTTGATTTTGAAACAAGATTTTGTTTAGAAAATGATGTTGTTACTGGTAGCATAAATCCACAGAAACAAAACTCCGAACACGACTTTGAAAAGATAAAAGATTTTTACGAAGGCGCTACACTTAATTCAATTTATAATATGAAATCTATTAATGTATGTAGTTATAAAAACTTTCCTCAAAGATATATAGCAACACATCAGATGCCATATCAAAGGCTCAAAATTTTAAATGAAGAGATTGACTTCGAGGCCTTTGATACAATTGTATATGTAAGACCTGATGTACATATTACTGGTCCAGTTCATTTACACGATCATAAACATAATAATTTTACCATTTATCATAGCTATGGTGGCGGAGGACCTTTTCATGGTGCGGATTATGATTATATGTGGATTGGCGGTCCAAAACCTTTTAAAAAGTTTTTAGATTTATGGGTAAGTAATCCGCTTATGTCGGACGATGACTCAAAATATATGAAGTATATGGATAAAGAAACAGTAGAAAGACTTCATGAACAATATGGTTTAAAACCTTTACTTTATCATTATCCCGAATTGTTTGATCAAGAACTGACAGGCGAACTAAAAGAATTTATTAAAGTTGAAATTCATTGTTTAAATTGTGTCTTAGAACTCGAAAAAAATGATATGAATTTTGCTTTAAGTTTCCAAAAATTTGGTGAGCTCGCTTTATTAGATAGTGCACCCAATACACCAGAAGAATTGATGCAAATTTATGACCATCATAAATTGGATATAGAACCTTTACGACGGGATCCAACATGGTAATTATTGCCCATAGAGGAAATACTACCGGTCCTAATTCAGAAACAGAAAATTTACCATCGCATATTGATAGAATATATCATCAATATGGATTTCATAGTGAAATTGATTTATGGAGAGTATATGATAAGGCTACTGGTCCTTCGTTATTTTTAGGACACGATTATCCACAACATCAAGTTGACAGTGATTGGTTACGAATGAGAAGCAACATACTTTGGATTCATTGTAAAAATATTGAAGCACTAGCAATGTTTCAAAATCATCCATATGGTAAAGACTTTAATTATTTTTGGCACGAAGAAGATGCTTATACACTCACATCGAAAGGATGGATATGGGCATATCCTGGCAAAAAAGTACCTGATAACGGTCCATTTAAATCAATTGCAGTCATGCCTGAAGTGACTGGAATGTCACATAAAGATTTGATTTGCTTTAACGGTGTGTGCACAGACTATGGTGTTAATTATCTATGATCAAACTTATATTATTTGATTTAGATGGCGTGCTCATCGATGCGAAAGATATTCATTATCGAGCCTTGAATCAAGCGCTTGGTAAGTACTACAATATCTCGCATGATGAGCACCTCAATATATATGATGGTCATAAAACACGTAAAAAACTTCAGATGCTATCTGAAGCAAAAGGTTTGCCACTTGAACTGCATGATGAAATCTATAATAGAAAACAAGCTATCACACAGCGTGAGATATGTAAATTAAAACCAAGTAACGCTATTGTTAAATTATTTCGGCAGCTGATAGACGATGATTATAAAATTGGAGTATGCTCAAATAGTATTCGTCAAACCGTATTAACAGCTCTCGCTAAATCACAACTCATTGAGTTTTGTTCGGTTATTATATCAAATGAAGATGTAAAAAATAGTAAGCCTCATCCTGAAATGTATTGGAAAGCCATGTCAATTATGGGTGTGCTGCCCGAAGAGACAATCATTGTGGAGGATTCGCCACCCGGGATATTAGCAGCAGAGAGATCACGCGCTAAATACATTCGAGTGACTTCTCCAATTGAAGTAAATATAAGTAATATATTACCTCAAATTACTGGTGAACCGATAGTATATAAATGGAAAAATAAAAATATGAATGTATTGATACCTATGGCCGGTGCTGGATCTAGATTCGCAGAAGCCGGCTACACATTTCCAAAGCCTCTAATTGATGTCAATGGTCAACCAATGATCGAGCTTGTTGTCGATAACATTGGTATCGAAGCTAATTACATTTTTGTCGTACAGCGCGAGCATCGCGATCTATATAATCTCGATACGATGCTTGGTCTAATTGCACCGGGCTGTAAGATTGTTGAAGTGGATGGTATTACTGAAGGAGCCGCCTGTACAGCTTTACTTGCGAAAGAATATATTGATAACGACGAACCTCTCTTCATTGCAAACAGCGATCAATATGTAGAATGGGATCCGATTGAGTTTATGTATTCGATGCAAGAACGTCAGTTAGATGGAGGTATGGTTTGTTTTAAATCGCGCCATCCTAAATGGTCATATGCTTCGGTTGATCTGAGATCTAATCTTGTGACAGCTGTTGCAGAAAAAGATCCGATCAGTGACTGTGCAACTGTTGGTTTCTATTATTGGAAAAAAGGATCTGACTTCGTTAAATACACTCTCGAAATGATTGACGAAGATGAACGAGTAAACGGAGAATTTTATATTTGTCCAGTTTTTAATCAAGCTATCGCTGATGCAAAGAAAATCGGTGTGACAACAACACAAAAGATGTGGGGTCTTGGTACTCCTGAAGATCTCGAATATTACTTAGAACACAAGGAGCAAAAATGAAAGTCTTAGTTTTATTTTCAGGTGAAACTAGGTGTGTCTCTCAGGCAAAATTAGATAACATTAGTGCAATGTTTAATGGATACGATATAAAATATACCACGTGGGATGACGATCCTATGGCAAATGCGCCGTGGATGCATGCCACATATCCACAACCAAAAGTAGGATATAATTGTGAAAAGCATATTATTGAGGAATGTTTAACATCTCTACGTGAATTTGGAGGAACATATCCATCTAAAATAAGTGAGTTTGAAGAAAAAAGAGGTGCACTCCATTTTTTACTTACCGGTGGTCGAGTCAGAGGTAGGAATAGATTTAAACAAGTTTTAGCTCATATTGCCGCATATAATGAATTTGCTCTTGGACAAGATTATGATATGGTTATTCGAGTACGATATGATTTAATCGCAGACGAATCAAAATATAATGCCATTCATATAGATCCGATGTCAACTGAAACTATGTCGTTTCATGATCTTGTAACAAAATGTTATAATGAACACGCCCATTGCGGATTAGGATATTATTTTGATGTTCCAAACTGGATTCGAATTGCCACACAGGTTGATTACAATCCTGAAATTCATCCACCAGCAGATAAAGTAGCTCTCATTAAAATAGATTATTCTGATCACAAAAGCTATGCATGGGGTTTAGGTGATCTTATTATTATTCATCCAAATAATTATTTAAGAGTTGATTTTGTAAATGAAAGAATAGCAGCAAAAACTCAGTCAGGCGGTGAAGGCGGTTGGGGTCCATTGTTGGCTCAACCAACAGGTAATCAATATCATTATAGTGTTTTTAATAGTATAGATCTTCATCACGAACCTGAATATATTGAACAATTAATCAATGTTCACAACAATAATTATACAAAATTTTGTACTAAACATGGAATCGTAGACGACAGATAATATGAAAACAGCTGTAATATTCTCGGGACTAGTCCGAGGTGACTATGAAACGGCCATTAAAAATTTTAAAAGGTGTTTCGATCCTGACACAACTGATTTTTTCTTTGTGACTTGGGATTTTCCAAAGAAAAGTAAAAAATGGCAAAAAGAAAGTACACGTGAATATTATCCATTTATTAATAGATATTATAAGCAACCGAAAATATCGTACTTTCCAAACAAGGCGGTATGGACAAAATACGCACGTGTTTGGAGAATTCTAAAAGAAAATGATTTCGATGTCAAGGGAACTTTACCGCCGGGGGTAATTAGAAATAGACCAGATGATGTTGTTATAGAAGAAATGAGAGGTGGACTGAATAATCGTGTTGTTCAAAAAAACCAAACTAAACAGCACTTAATTCATGCATATGCAGTTAGAGATCTTATCGATAAATCAAAATATGATGTTATAGTTAGGGTACGCTATGATATCGTTGTAAATCGTAATCTTAAATATATGATGCCATTTTATCTTAAGACTTGTTTCGATACAAAAACTCCTATAGGATTTCACACATATAATAATGATAGTGTTTATGGATTTTTAAGTGGCACACCTGATTTAAAATTTAGATTATCATCAGATATGCATGATTTTGTAATTATACATAGAGCTGATATGTTTGATCCTGAACATGTTATCTATAGAAACGAAAATCATAATTTAGAAATTGCCGAAGGTGGTTGGTGGCAAATTATATGTGATCCATACGGTGTTCAACCATATATTGTAAATAACATGATAAGATTAACAGCTCAAGGTTTAGATGAAAAAATCTATCTTGAAAAAGAACGAGCTAAACCATCATGGACATATGAGTCAATACATGGATGTAAAGAAAATATGAGAATGATGTATGGATCGATCGCAGATAAAGTAAAGGAAGGCGAAAATAACAAACCAACCGCACATGGAAAAATTGTACGATCATGAAATTTAAAGTACTTAAAAATCAAAAATGGTTATTTTGGGCCGGAGGTATGGTAATATATCCATACGTTATTTTTAACATGCGACAACCTGGTCGTCGTATCTTCAAACACGAATTAGAACATTGTTATCAGATACAAAGTATGGGTGTGTGGGGATTCTATTCTTCATACATTCTTAAATTCTTTCGATATGGATATCGCAAACATCCATATGAAATAGAAGCATACGAATACCAGCGTGAGCCATTGACAGAAATTGAAGAGAGGTGGTATAAGACAGGTCTTATTGATCTCGATAATCAATGGCTCCCATAGCATTTACTTTTCCAACGTTTTAGTGTAGAATATATTAAATATCAACCTGCGTGGAGAATACTATACATGAGCGTACTCGCTAAACTAAAGAAGAACTCAACAATCAAAGATACGTCAATCCTGACTGAATCCAAGTTCTTCACACAAAAAGACATGATCCCTACCGCCATCCCCGTTATCAATGTAGCATTGAGTGGTAGATTGGATGGTGGTCTCACTCCTGGCCTTACGATGTGGGCTGGTCCTTCTAAACACTTTAAGACTGCGTTTAGTCTACTCATGGCTAAAGCATATATGGACAAATATGAAGATGCAGCACTTTTATTCTACGATTCAGAATTTGGTACTCCACAATCATACTTTGATTCTTTCGGAATCGATGGCGATCGTGTACTCCATACCCCTATTACTGATGTTGAACAATTAAAGTTTGATATCATGAAACAACTCGATCAGGTCGATCGTGGCGATAAGCTGATCGTCATTGTCGACTCCATCGGTAACTTGGCTTCAAAGAAAGAAGTCGAAGATGCACTTAACGAGAAAGCAGTGGCAGACATGTCGCGAGCTAAGCAAATTAAGTCGCTGTTTCGTATGGTGACTCCTCATCTCACCCTCAAAGATATCCCTATGGTAGTAGTCAATCATACCTATAAAGAAATGTCTTTGTTCCCTAAAGATATTGTTGGAGGCGGCACTGGTTCATACTACTCAGCTGACAATATCTACATCATCGGCCGTCAACAAGAAAAAGAAGGTAAAGATGTTGTTGGATATAATTTCATCATTAATGTGGAAAAATCAAGACATGTACGTGAGAAGGCGAAAATCCCTGTTACTGTTACTCATGACGGCGGCCTTTCTAAGTGGAGCGGGCTTCTCGACATTGCTATGGATGGTGGTTTTGTAGTGAAGCCATCGAATGGTTGGTATCAGCGCGTCGATACATCAACAGGTGAATTGGTTGGTACAAAGGTAAGAGCCAAAGATACAGATACAGCTGATTTCTGGATGCCTATACTTACAACTTCTGGTTTTGCAGATTATGTAAAGAATAAGTACTCGGTAGCTCATTCATCTATTATTAAAGACGAAGAAATAGAGGATTTCTTGACTAATGAAGTTTGAAGTTCTAGATAATTTTCTAAGACCTAATGAAATAGAATATATTACTCATATTGTAATGAACAACCTAACATGGCTGAGCAATGGAAAAGGTGGTTGGGCTCGCGATGGTGATTGCAACATTGCCGCATGGAATAGCTATTTGAAAATGGAAAATGAATTTGAAAATGATTATTCTAAAGATTTATTATCAGTATTCAATGGTTTTTTTGAAGTCTTCGGTCATCCTAGTCAAGCAAGAGTAATGTGGGCAGAAAGAACTGTAGAAAAAATGCTTGGTGATTTTCATACTGATTCACTAAACAAGCATAAGGTTGGTATATTTTATCTAACAACATGTAATGGGACAACAGACTTTGATGGTGTATCTATAGAATCGAAGAGAAACAGATTTTTACTTTTTGATGGTGATATGAGACATAGATCAACATCAAATACTGATACTAACGAACGAATCGTAATTCATTTTTTATGGGAATAACAACATTTTTATTGTATGTACTTTTTATTATTCTTGGAGTAATATGGTGGTATATTAAAGGTGAGGATGATGTATGACTGATATTTCAATAGAAGATCTTATCTTCTCAAGTCTCGTTCATAACGAAGATTATATTCGTACGACGTTGCCATATATTAAACCAGAATACTTTGTTAATCATGAGTATCGTATCATCTTTGGTTTAATCGAAGAACATTTTACAAAATACAATGTCGCACCTACACAAGCAGCACTAAAGATTGAATTGGACGATTTGCAACTCAATCAAGATTCATATGCCGAAGCTGTACAACTAATTGGTCGATTGCAAAAACAAGACACTGACTATGATTGGTTGGTGAAACAAACCGAAAAGTATTGTCAAGACAAAGCAATCTATAATGCCATCATGGAATCTATTCAGGTTATCGATGGTAAAGTCAAAGATAAAGATAAAGGTGCGCTGCCTCAGATCCTATCTGATGCGCTTTCGGTATCCTTTGATCAACATATTGGCCACGATTTTCTTGAAGACTATGAGGCTCGATATGACTTCTATCATAAAGTTGTAGAGCGTGTGCCATTTGACATCGAATATCTGAATAAGATCACTCGAGGTGGTGTTCCTCGTAAAACACTTAATGTTATCTTGGCTGGTACTGGTGTTGGTAAGACGTTGATGATGTGTCACTTCGCTGCAGCTAATCTTATGGCTGGTAAGAATGTATTGTATATTACATTAGAAATGGCCGAAGAACGTATCTCAGAACGTATCGATGCAAATCTAATGTCCATACCATTGAACGATTTGGAGACATACCCACGCGAAACCTATCAGACCAAAATACAACGAATACGGAACAAGACGTCTGGTAAATTGATCGTGAAGGAGTATCCTACGGCATCTGTTGGGTCTGGTCATTTTAGACATCTCCTGAATGAACTGAAAATGAAAAAGAAGTTTATACCGGACATTATCTATATCGATTATCTAAATTTATGCACATCATCACGTATTCGTGGTGGCGCGAATGTTAATAGTTATACATTGGTGAAAGCCATAGCAGAAGAACTAAGAGGACTTGCAGTTGAATACAATCTCCCGATCTTTACCGCAACGCAGACAAATCGTACAGGCTTCACGTCGTCGGATGTGGGGCTTGAAGACACGAGTGAATCATTTGGATTGCCCGCTACTGCGGACTTTATGTTTGCCGCCATATCTTCAGAAGAACTTGAAAGCCTCGGCCAGCTCCTCATCAAACAACTCAAAAACCGATATAACGATCCTGGCCTCTACCGAAGATTCGTAGTTGGTGTAGATCGAGCTCGAATGAAGATATATGATGTAGAACAGAATGCACAGGAAAACGTTGGACCTGATATCGATGATAAACCAATCATGGATAGCAGTGCATTCGGTGAAAGATTGAAAGCAGAAAAATTTGATAGGAATGTATTTGACTCATGGAAATGAAGAAGATCGTGTATGAACACTGGAAAACTGGTGATCATCTAACCTGTATAGGTACTATTGCGCATGATAATCCACAAAGTGATAGAATAGTTATACGTGAACCTGATGGAACTTTCGAAGATATTATTAAAAAAACAATAGTGAGTATTGAAGATTATGTTTGAACCAATATTCCTATGTAATAAATTTGTGACAACACTTGAATTTGATAATGTACAACTTGCTAAAGATGTTTTAGAATTAAAAGATGATAAAGCTTTTAAAGATCCGAAGCATACGTTTTTCGAAGATAGTGATTATCCAACAACAAAATTAGGTAAAAAACTAATATCAGCAGTTGATCAAGTTATAAAAGAAAATATACATTCAGGATTTTCTACTCAACAAAAATGGTCTCATATTATTAATCCGGGTGAATCTACCGGACCACATCAACATAGCGATAGACAGAATCCTATGGCTCTATCTTGGGTATATTATGTAGATGCTGACGATAGTACTGGTGATCTTATCTTTAGTATGATGGCAGAAAAACGAAGAGTGATTGATTATGTGATTCCTGAAACAGGTAAGCTTGTTATTTTTCCTGATTGGATAACACATTATACTCAAAGAAATACGAGCGATAAAATTAGAATTTCAGTGAGTGGAAATGCATACGTATCTGATTATGACCTTTTAGGGGATGGACAAAACTTTTGGACAGTTTATGGAATTGGAGATGATTGAGTACAAATATAATGAACAGCAACTAATCGATGAACTAAAAGCATATGTTGATCAAACTTATGATGAACACTATGCACAAAACAAAGTTCAGACCACAGAGTTTGTTATTGATGCCGGTCATGGTGAAGGATTTTGTTTGGGAAATGTGATTAAATATACTCAACGTTATGGTAAAAAAGAAGGTAAGAACCGAAAAGATCTACTTAAAGTTCTTCACTACGCACTTATTGCATTGCACGTACATGATTTAACAAATGAAAAATGATGATTTACCTCATATAGACAAATTAGAATTAGGCTTAAACAAGCTTTTTTCTAATTTCCAATATCTAGATTTTAGTTTACCTATTCTTGCCGGCAAGCTTCATCCTGATATACACAATGATTTTTTAAGATTAGCTTATGAGTGTAGAGAAACCCTTAATCATCCTGATTTAGGTTTTCTAAAACATCATCATAATGTAGGTGCTAATGCAGGACAAACTGCAATTCCTATTACTAAAATTTTAGATTCAAACTTACATGCCTACATGATAGGTTTGGCTACCTATTTTATGCATCAACGAACTGATAAGTCTTATTCTGAATTATGGTCTGGTGCTGCTATTCAAATGGCAGCTGTTCCATATAATAAAGAATCTTCTTGGTGGTTCAATTTGGCAGATTCGTCTAGTGAAAATTTACCACATGTTCATCCATGTACATTCACAACAGTTGTCTATGTAAAAAATTGTCATGTAGCGCCTACAGTATTCTATGATTCAGAACGAAATGAAACATATGAACATTGGGGTAAAGATGGTGAAGTTGTCATCTTACCCGGTTGGGTATTTCATGGTGTAGGTAAATTTTCTTCAGATGAGACAAGAATTACAGCCGCCTGCAATATCAATAAGTATTCAGAAGATTCGGCGCTTTGGTCATTTTTAACTGATTTTGAAACCATTTTATAAGCAAAAGATCAAAAAGTTATATACTTAGACGAAAATAGTCTAAAAAAAGTGAAAAAAGTTCTTGAAAAAGTCTAATAAAATCAATAACTTGCAAGTCTTCAAAAAGTCTTTATAAATCAATAACTTAGAGATGTACATTCCTGTCACCGCTTGATAGAATAGCACTTGTAAATTGGAAAAACACAGGAAAAAAGCTATGGCAACATTCACTATTCACCAGCTCGACCGAGACCTCTCTGATCGAGATCTTGATACTTATCGTCGTCTGTCTTTCAATGATTCAGACTATCAACCTCAAGATTTTCAATACTTCAATCCAGTTGCTCGGGTTGAAGCGGTTGACCTCGACGATGTGTTTCATCTCACAAATGCTTGGAACAATCCTGACGCAGTTCGTCGATTTATGCCAATGCACTCACTGAGTGTTGGTGATATTATTGAGACTCACACTGACGGTCATCGATATTTCATGGTGGCAGGTTTTGGTTTTAACGAAATTGAAGTAGCTTAAGGAGAATGACTATGACCAATCCAGTATACAACACTGAAGCTTTCGAAAAAATCATCAACGGTGGTTACACTGCATTCGAATTCACTGACGAAAAATATTTTTGGTCATCAAGTGTAGTTACAGTCTATGCGCGAGTCGACTACAAATATACAAAAGATGATGATATCAAGTACGAGCTCAGGACCGAAATCAATCGATCGTCTGGTGGCGAAAATGGTTTGGACGCTATCGAAACTACCAATGCTTACATCAAACTACTTGGCGAAGCGTGCAACTTTGTCGAAGCCGTTCGCAATGACGAAGAAGCTATCATGACTGCTTTCGCAGATATCCAAGCAGAACAAAAACGTTTGCGTGATGAAGAAGAAGCCGAGCGTAAAGCGAGGATCGATGCTGATACCAGAATTGGTCATGAAAAAGCAAAAGCTATCGTCGGCGCAATGTTTGCAAATTGCAAACTCGCTTCTAACTATCTTGATACCATCAAAGTTCGCGTACGTGGTAGTGATAAGACTTATGCTTTCTTCGCCGAGTGGACTGGTTCGATTGTGGCTTTTGCTGAACGAAGCAGATACGGCGGTTATACACGCATTCGTCGATCCGCGCTAATCAATAAGATCTCTGAGATGGCTGAAATTGTACCCATTGAAGTGGCTGTCGAAGAAGCAGCATAAATAAGGTTTGGAGGAACTTCCTATGAAAAAATTATTCGCACTCGCATTGGTTCTCGTTGCTTTCGAAGCCAATGCACAGACAGAAGAAGAGAAAGTAGCAAACAACTTGTTTTGTAAGAATTGCTACACTGTTACAGATCCACAAACCGGAGACTTTATTCCTAAGTCACAGGTCCTTCGTAATCAATGTGATCGAACAGCTACCGGTACTGGTGCATTTTGTGGTATAGTAGAAAAGAATATTGATCGTACAGCATGGTATGCACGTCGATCGATTGATAATAAGGTACAGCGTACCATTAATCGTAAAATTGATAGAATCATGGATAAACTATGAATAGATATGTAAAAATAGGTTTGCTTTATGGTATTGTTGTACCAGTAGCAATAGTTTGGGATTTGCTGTTTACTGCTATCGAATACGCCTATAAAGGCTGTGCTTGGGTAGATAAAAAAGGTGAAGCCATCATTGATGACATTCAAGATGATTTGAGGAAATAATTATGGAAAAAGTGGTTTTGATTGAAATTGACACAATGAATAAAATTCTCGCTGTTTTAGGTGCAATGCCTTACAATCAAGTTTCTGAACTAGTGGCTGAGATTCAAAACAATACGAATATTATTGATCGACCTAGTGGAGAAGCTGAGGCTGAGTAATGGAACTTATTATCATGGCAATTGGTACACTCTATATTTTTGGATGGAGTGTCTTTTGGCTCACGATCATTGGTTTAATAGTTTGGGCGATTTGCAAATTTGCAGGCGTTATTTTTAAGTTTGCTTTTTATGGACTCCTCGGCATTTTAGCCTTGGGTTCTTTAATTAGTCTTTTGACATGGAGTTATGCATAATGGTCACGCGTGATCCAATGAAACGAGCTGAAGGTAGACAAAAGCCTGATCGCTCATGGTATCCAGAAAATTTTGATTGGTATTTGAAGTGGATCGCTTCAATCATGATTCTTATCTCACTTGCAATGAGATCTGCAGGACCAGATTATCGAATGTATGATTTGGTATTCGGTGTTATTGGCATCCTATTGTGGTTATGGGTTTCAGTCATCTGGAGAGATCGAGCTCTTATTATGTTGAATGCAGTATCTGCGTTCATGTTGGCATCAACTATATTACGAGAAATTTAATGAAAAATAGATATAGTGATGATTATCATTGGGAAAAACTCAATGACAAAGAGTACAAGTTTGTGATGGAAGGCGACTCAATGAAGTACTGTCGTTATGGTGGTAAGGAAGGTCAAGAAAAACTGGATATAAATGATCTTGGTATGTTTGATCCGAGTGGCGGCCCGTATGTTGCAATTGGCTCTATAATTTTCTATGATGAGATTCAAGGTGGACAGAAGGGTGATGAACCACTGCTAGTAAATCATATTCGACTTGATGGCGAAAATTTTATTATTAAGGTTGAGTAAAATAAATGAAAGTAAAACTAATTAGTCATAGTCAGGTACCAGTAGATGTAGTATTTGATCGTGGTGATTATGCATCTGCCCTTGATCTCGTTGCTTTCTGTGCACGAGTCAGTAATCCTTCTAATCAGATGAACAAAGAGACATCTGAGAAGCTGGTTAAATATCTTATCAAGCATAAACATTGGTCACCACTCGAGATGGTATCAGTGTGTATGGAAATAGAAACAACTCGTGATATTGCTCGTCAGTTATTGCGACATCGATCGTTCTCATTCCAAGAATTCTCTCAACGATATGCAGATCCGACTGACATGGAAGAATATCCATTCGAAGTAAGAGAAGCACGTTTGCAAGATCCAAAGAATCGTCAGAATAGTATTGCATGCGATGATGAATATATTATGGAGCGATGGGAAGATGAGCAACTGGCTGTTATCAATAGAGCTCAACGAGCATATAAATGGGCTATAGATCATGGCATTGCCAAAGAACAAGCTCGAGCTGTACTACCGGAAGGTAACACAATTTCCAGATTGTATGTAAATGGTACACTCAGGTCATGGGTACATTTTATTGAGCTGCGATCCGCAAATGGTACACAGCTCGAACACATGGAGTTAGCGAAAGAATGTGGAAAAGTTATATCGGATATATTTCCGCTGGTTTGATTCTCGCCGGTTGTGCTACAACAACGAAAGACGTTGAGCTAGAAGACATCGAGGTATCAGAAGCATATGAGCTTGAGTACGACTACGGCAACAGCTTCTGTAAGCGTTGGGAAAAAATCAGTGAAACTCGAAAGCGTTGTGAAATAATAAACGAAGAATTAGTTTGTGGCGATAAAGTATTTGAGATATACGAATGTACAGATTGGTAAAACTTTGGAAAATTTGGCAGTATAGTCTGGGTGGTTATGATGACGATACCACAAAACCGTATGACAACTATATTACGTTTGTACGTACTATCATTGTCGGTGTCAACTTCATGACCTGTTTTTTTATTATAGCAAATGTGGTGCATAACTGGTGACTATGAAAGATACGAAACGCTTGATTGACGATGGCATTCTGGTGTACAATTACGACGAAAAGAAGTACTATATTAATGTAACGCTTGAAGAATTCGAGCGTATCATTCAACAACTATATGATGGACATAATCAGTGAATAGATTTAGAATTGAACATACTCCACAGCAATGTGCTCAATCACATTGCGACAAGCATGTGCCTAAGATGTATGTCGAAGAAGCACAAATGCTCTGCACAGTTCATCGACTACTTGACGGTGAGTTGACAATGGTGCCTGCCCTTGATAAACAGGGGAATCAAGTCTATCTTAAATCAGGTGAGCCTCGCATGAAGAAGCACTGGCGTCTGCCTGACGAGCGCGAAGATGTACTATATAAGGCTGCACACATGAAGCATCCATGCACAGAATGGGCAATGGAGACAGCTGGTAATTATCAGTGGGCATATCAAATGTTCCTGTATCTTGGCATCGAATACAACTATCGATATGGTAAAAGTCACAAGACTGATGCTTTGGATGGTTGGTTGTGTTATCCACCAAATAACATTAATCCATCACAGGAAGTTACACCTATGCCATTGGCGATGGGTGCTGCACCTGAATGTATTGATCCGAACGATGTAATTGGCTCGTATCGAAAGTTCTATCAGACTAAACAACATCGTTTCAAGATGGTTTGGTCTAAACGTCCTGTACCACAGTGGTTCCAGTTTGCAGCATAATAAATAGCCATAGACAAAGGAGTTTCTATGGCACTTGCAAAGCTTACACCAGCTGAACTTAAAAAGAAAAATAGCAATACAGGCGAGCAGCGTATCGATATTCTTGAACGCGCTATAAAAGAAGGTATTGTATTACCACTGGTTGATGGTAGTGAACTCAAGCTTGATAAATCTAAAGAAAATTTAGCAGGCATAGAACAGTTTCGAAAAGAAGAAAAAGCTTTTGAACTGACTGCAGGTTCGCGAACTATTAAATCGTCAGATATCGCTAAAAGTGCGCTTTTCGGTGGAGGCGGCGGTGGTGCCGGCGGTGGTACTCTTCAAACTGCAGTTGTAGAATCGATGCAATGTGTATATTGTCAGGCTATGCTCGACAATCCTGGCAAAGATATTTCATTTTTTACACCATCTGTTTTGAAAAAAGCATATGCAAAATGTGAAGTTGGTAGTACGTCATTTGATGAAATACGAGATGCTGATTCTCTTTGGCACAACTCAGCATTTAAATCAAGCGAAATATTGATATCAAAAGGATATATTAATAAGAGACATGTGTTTCATCGCGATTCAAATGTAATGAAAAAAATATATTCTATGAAGAAAGAAGCATTTAAAAATTCAGGAATGGAAATCATGACTGATGATAAATGGAATCCTGGCGATATATGGGCCGTTGAAAAGAATTTTGATGTATCGAAGATGAGCACTCGTACGATTCAAGAATATAATCAAGATATTGCTGCAGCATTTAAAAACAAAAACTGTGTTGGTATTTCTCTGAAGCAGGTAAAGAAAGTTGCTAAGTTATCAGTTCTCAATGAAGGTAATGCACGACCATCAAAATTAAAATTTGTTGAAGCTAAGACTCAAGGTCAGAATAGAAATAATACATTCTATTCTTCAAAAGGTGGTCAAATCATTTATTCTGATGGAAAGATGGAAGTTAGACCAAATTCAGGCTTGGCTATTATTAAAGCCGAGATTCTTGGAAAGACTGCACGAGGTGGTGGTGCAAGCTGGGGACCAATTACAGAATTTATCAATGATGTAACAGGCATAACTTTACCAAATAATTCTGCCATCGTAAATATGGCCAAAAATATAAAGAAGGGCAATAAACAAGATCTTCAAAAATTTTGGAATATGGCTAAGATGGTAAATAATCAGATTAAAGAAAAAGAATTTAAAGCTGAAGTACCAAAGCAAGAAATTGAATGGATACATGGAAAATTAGGAGTATGCACTTTATTAAGTATACTTGTGAAAAATAAAGGTACCAAAGCAAACAAGATTGTCAACTCTATACATAATTATGCAGGTAGTCAATCTAAGTTGTCGAGTGTGTATATAAAGGTTTATGAATAATGGCGTATAGTGAACAAGTAATGGATCACTACGAGAATCCACGAAATGTAGGAAAGCTCGATAAAGATGCACCTGACATTGGCACTGGTATGGTTGGTGCACCTGCATGCGGCGATGTTATGCAACTACAAATACAGGTAAATGACGATGGAATTATCGAAGATGCTAGGTTTAAAACCTACGGATGCGGAAGTGCTATCGCTTCTTCCTCCCTCCTTACCGAATGGGTTAAAGGTAAGAGTCTTGATGAAGCTGGGAATATTAGAAACACCGATATTGCAGAAGAGCTCGCACTTCCACCAGTCAAAATCCACTGTAGTGTGCTTGCAGAAGATGCGATCAAAGCTGCGATAAAAGATTACAAGGAAAAAAATGAAAAAGTTTAATCAATTTATTATTGAAGCTAAGAATACCCACATGGAACACGTGGAAGATATGATGTTTAACGAGGGTGTGAATGGAACACGTAAAGCAATTATTTTTCTACGTTCTCTGCGAGATATGTTGGCGGGTCATACGAACAAAAATATTTCAAGGACTGTCAAATGGGACGGTGCTCCGGCTGTATTTGTGGGTGTCGATCCTTCAGATGGTAAGTTTTTTGTGGCTAAGAAAGGAGTGTTCAATAAGAATCCAAAAGTTTACAAGACTCCCGCTGACGTTAAAGCTGATACTTCCGGAGATTTACAAGACAAGCTATTACAATCACTCGCAGAATTCTCAAAACTAGGTGTCAAATCAGGAGTATATCAAGGCGACTTGATGTTTACAAAAGGTGATGTGAAGAAGGAAAAAATAGATGATCAAGTATATTACACTTTTCAGCCTAACACTATTGTGTATGCTATTCCCGTTAACACTCCACTCGGAAGACAAATTGCCAAAGCCAATATTGGAGTCGTTTGGCATACCACCTACACAGGTACTTCCTTTGAGACTATGTCGGCCTCTTTTGGTAAGGACATCGCCTCCAAATTTAATTCCTCTGCCAGTATCTGGCAAACTGACGCCACCTATCGCGACGAATCCGGGCGAGCTGTGTTCAGCGCGGCAGAAACAAAAGCTGTTACTGACGAATTGTCAAAGGCAGGAGTCTTGTTCAAGTCAGTTCCTGCTGGTTTGTTAAATGGTATCGCTAATAATGAAGAACTTAAACTTCGTGTGAAGACGTTTAATAATACATTTGTACGTCAAGGTCAGCGCGCTAATCCTAAAACTCATGCCAAAAAATTGATTGATTATATTACTAACTATTATGGTAAAGAAATGGATAAGCGATCATCTGATAAAGGTAAATCTGCAGTAAAAGCAAAGCAATCAGATGTTCTCAAAATCTTTACTCAATATAAAGCAAAAGACTTCGAGAATATGTTTAGACTAATGGTCATGCTTGCCGATATCAAACAGATGATTATCGATAAGATGAATCAGGCTGGCAGCATGAGCACATTCCTTCGAACAAAGAACGGATTTAAAGTGACTGCACCTGAAGGATTTGTTGCTATCGATCACTTGAGTAATGATGCTGTGAAGATTGTGGATCGTATGGAATTTTCCAGAGCCAATTTCTCGCCGGAGGTAATCAAAGGCTGGGAAAAATAGTGGATTATACCGTATTTGGTTTACAAAGAAGTGGCACTAATTTTTTAGAAACTCTTATTAAAAAATCTTTTAAAGACACAAATCTTTTATTGGCGTATGAGCATAATGGTGTTTGGAAACATGCTTTCGATATTCAACACGATATCAAAACACAAAAAGCCAGAGTTAAATATAACGACGATGGTAAAGTAGTTCATTTTAGAAGTAATGGTTCATATGTAGTAGAAACATATGACTATTGGATAAATCGTTTAAGATCTATCAATGCAATTCTAATTACTAAACATCCATTTACTTGGATAGAAAGTGTACAGAAAAAAAATGTTGACATGAGAAGATTTAAAAAATATAATGCTTCTCATAAATCAGAAATGTTTGCAGAAATATATCATGATCATGCATTGTTTTGGAAAGAACAAATGCGTTATCAAAACATATTACATATAAAATATGAAGATTTATTAGTATCAAGAGAATTGTGGTTAAATAAAATTAGCGAACATTTTAATGATGAATGTACACCATTTACCGGTGAGCTGACTAAAATAAGTATGTCACCATCTTTTTCTGCAGATGATGTAAATAGATATAGAAACATAGAAACAAAATTATCTACTGAAGAAAAAAATAATGTTTTAGGCATTATAGGTGAAGACATAATGAAGATGTACAGATATGAGAATTAGTAAGACATTTATCGTTCGACACGACAGTAAAATATCTAAAGAATATAGTGCATTTACTGCAAAAACTGTCGGTGAAGTTCAAATGAAATATGAATATTTAGATTGGGAATCTGATCCACAGAAAGCTTGGAATAGAATAGATCTAGATATAGAAAAGAAATTTGATTATTTGCCTCATTACGAAAAATATCATATGGTAGAAGATGGGGCTGAATGCATTACACTTGCTCATATACATTTATGGGAATATGCTGCTAAACATAATGAATGCATTGCAATTATGGAACATGATTTTTGTGTAAATCGAAGATATGATACCGTTGATATTCCTGTAGGTTTTTTTGTAGGTATGGGATACAAACTCCGTGAACCGTGGAGAATGAATCTGAGATCTATTAATGGTCAACATTCTACACAATTAGTATTAGTAAAAACTATTCATGGCGCGCATGGTTATGCTATTCATCCTGAGACTGCCAAAATATTATTAGAAGAAATAAAAGAAAAAGGTGTTAAAGGATATATAGATTGCTATTGGATGCAAAATACTTTCGGCGGCACACAAGTAAAAACATGCATGATGGATCCTATAGTTGGTGTCGGATATATTAGAGAATCAACAATATGGCACACGGCATCTGCTACAAATGGACCTATGACGCGTGGGTTTCAAGAAATTATAAATATACAATATTAATTTAACAACAAGAGTTAGGCTAAGGCAATCCTCTATGAAAAAAATTGTACTGGCGTTCGGTCGGATGAATCCGCCTACCGTTGGCCATCAAAAACTTGTTAACAAGATCCAATCAGTTGCTCGTAAAGAGCGAGCGACTCCTGCCCTATATTTGTCACACTCGCAAGACAAGAAAAAGAATCCACTTTCGTATGACGATAAAGTTCGATTTTCTACAAAAGCATTTGGTAAAATTGTCAAGCGAACAACTGCACGCACAATCATTGAAGTATTAAAAGAACTCGATAATCAATACGACGAAGTCATCGTCATTGGTGGTTCTGATCGTGTAGGTGAATTCGAGACTCTACTTAAAAAATATAATGGCAAAGATTATGCTTACGAAAAACTAGATGTACAGTCTGCTGGTGATCGCGATCCAGATGCTGACGATGTATCAGGCATGAGTGCATCTAAATTGCGTGGGCTTGCTCAGTCAGGTAAGTTTGAAGAATTTAAGAAAGGACTCCCAGCAAAATTGCAACGGGGCAAAGAGGCAAAAGAAATGTATGATAAAATTAGAGAGGCCGCTGGGATTACAGAAGATCTCACGCTCGATGAAGCTCTTAATCTTCAACAACGATTAAAGCGTAAGGCTATGATGAAGCGTATTAAGTCTAAGATTAAGTTAGGTAGACGCAGAGCAAAGTATAAGATTGCTGCTCCTGATAAACTTCAACGCCGATCACAAAAGAAAGCACGTGAACTTATTCGAGCTCGAGTCGCAGGACAACAAGGCAAAAACTATAAGAGTTTACCTCTGGCCGGCCGGATGCAAGTTGACAAAAAATTAGAAAAGAAAAAGGCGCTAATCGGTCGTTTAGCTAAGCGTATGCTGCCAAAAGTTAAAAAGGCAGAAATGGAGCGAGTAAAGAAAGCTCGATCGAATCGAAATGAATCATATGAGATGCTCTCAGTGATTGAGTCTGTATATGAAGTTATACAGAACGAAAATATTACGATGAAAGTAGAACAGAATCTCGCAAAGAAAAGTGTAAAGTATGGCGTAGATTTAACTGAGTTAAAAGAAAAATATTTAACATATCGTCAATGGGGCAGTGAGCAAGAAACATTCCAAGCGATCAACTCTGAGCTTGCGAATATTATTGAAGATGACAAGCCTAATAAAAGAGGTGATGACGCTAAAGGACATAAGCGACCAACCGAAGATGGTGCTGGTTTGACTCGAAAAGGTGCGAAGGCAGCTGGTGTTAAGACCGCAGTGACAACACCACCAAGTAAATTAGATCCTAATGGAAAAGCGGCCAAGCGACGTAAGTCATTTTGCGCTCGTATGAGCGGAATGAAAGGACCAATGAAAGATGAAAAAGGCCGGCCGACTCGTAAGGCTATGTCTCTGAGAAGGTGGAATTGCTAATGAAAGGTTTTAAAGAATTCATAGAAAGTACGGCTAGTCAAGACCAAGCTAAACAACGTATTAGTCGAGAAAAAAAACAAGATAAAATTAAGCATGATCGCATGATGGATCGTGCACGTATACGTGATACTAAAGCAATCAATCGTGCATCAAAACCTACTAATGAAGCAAAACAAGATCCGGATATCAAGGATCGCGAAGGTACACAGCCTGCCGCATACCATAAGGGTTTGAAAAAATCGACTAAAGCAAAACGAGATGCACACTTTAAGAAGCACGGTAAAAAAGCAGACAATGATGCATCGGCATATAAAGATGCACCGGGCGATAAGTCAGCCCGTCAGAAAGAAATGCCAAAATCTAAATATACTAAATACGTAGATAAGATGATGGATGAAGAGGTTGAATTTCATGTACGTCTAGATCATCTTGATGGAGATAAGAGGCAAAAGAAAGCTGGTGATGTTATGCGAAAACATGAAAAAGCCGGTCATATTAAATATGGTGGTTCTACTGATAAGGGTGTAATATTTACTGCAAAAAGTCGACAACATGCTGACCGTTTACATCGCGAATTAAAGCCACATGCAACCGGTGTAGATATGAATGAAGAAATAGTTGCAGAAGAAGGTGGATTTGCTAAAAAGGCCGAGAAGTCAGGTATTTCAGCTTCTACACTTCGTAAAGTTTACAATAGAGGCGTCGCTGCATGGAAAACTGGTCATAGGCCAGGCACTACTCCACAACAATGGGGTCATGCGCGTGTTAATGCGTTTATTGCAAAGAAAAAGAAAGGTGGTTTAAACCACGATAAAGATTTAACATGAGGACTATATAATGGCTAGTATCGAAGACACTAAAAAGATGGCAAATTTAAACAGCGCAGTGATGGATGTAATGAAGCAAAATCAAGATCTGTATCGACAAGATCTTGAAGCTCAATTCGCAAAATATATGATTGCGCCCGAAGCCGAAGCAGAAACACCAGATCCTGCAGAGGTAGAAGCTGCGTTGGCAGATAGATCAGTCGAAGTACCTGATCCTCTGACCGGTGCAGAAGACGTAAATCCGGACGATATTATTCCGGGAGCTAGCGGAGTATCAGATGGCGAAGCCGAATGATCCAGATGGTCCACTTCATAAGTGGGGCGAGCCTGAAGGCGTCGCTGACTATATGAAGAAGACACCGGGCCAAAAGAAAAATAAAACCATTAAAGTCGGCGAAGATACTGTGCATGCTGATGATACTCATTATGCTCTTGTTAAAAAGAGAAAAGTTATTGCAACTGGTACAAAAGAAGAGATGCTCAATATGCACCAAGAAAAAGGTGGAAGAGTATGGGTATCAACTAAGGGAGTTGGGGAGATTGTAGAAATGAAATCTTTTAAAGAAGCCAAATATTCTGTTGATGTGGATGGATTGCCACGTTTCTATATGGATGCTGATAGTCCTGCAGAAATTAAAAAGAAACTTCGATCTCTACTTCGTAAAGCCTCGTCTATCGATGCAGTAGAACGTTCTAACGATGCAAAAATTAAAACGGATCTCCGTCAGCGCATAAAGGGTGCAGAAACAGATAAGCGACACGTTGATGAAAAACTTGATCCATCTAAGCATGACGCCGGCGATTATATTAAAGATTTTAAAGATTCAGATGCACCTCAGTTTAAAGGTAAGTCTGATAAGAAAAAACAAAAAATGGCAATTGCTGCATATCTATCAGCCCGCCGGGAGAAAGGAATGGACGAAGAACGAGCATGGCATAAGAAAGATGATGAGCAGAAGTCAAAAAGCAAAGATCATCAGACTCTAAACTATACGACACGTGGCGGCCAAAAGATGAAGACTGCAGTACATAAAGATAAAGCATTTGGAGCAGTTGGTCACTTCCGAAAGATGGGTCATACTGATGTTCATTTAGAAGGATATGAAGGCATGTCAAAGGATAAAGAGAAACACGATACTGGTGGTTTCCGTATTTCTAATGCTGATGCCAAAGCAGCACGTGATCGTCTTGCCACAAAGCGAAAGCAGAAAGCACAAAAGTCTGCTTCTCAGAACAAATCCTTTGGTAACGTAAGATCGCGAATGGAAGAAGTCGAGCAGGTTGATGAAGGCGCTAAGCATAAGAAAGTGGCGAAAGATTTGCAGACATATGCCAAGAAACACGGCGGTATCGATAAAGATGATTTCTTGATGGCTGCACAATTAATAGGCGATGGTAAAATGCGAGATTTTAAAAAATTCTTGCGCTCTATGGATACAGATCCTCGCGATGGCGTTATTCAAATTCTACGACGAAACGGTTTAAAGGAGAGTTTTATGGATGTCGATGAAGGTATAGTAAACGCAGTATCAACTGCACGTCGTATGGCTGGTAATATGACTGGTGCCGCAAAGAAAATTGATAAAATGCGACCAAAGAAGAAAGGCGGCGATTTTTCTGAGAATCCTCGTGTTAAAAAGAAGCTACAAAAATATAATGAGGGTATGGAATCTTGGAAGCAATTCCTTGAGTCATCTTGTGGTGGAGGCCATAAGAAGAGAGTAAAAGAAGGTGAACTATCGCCTGCTCAAAAGAAGCACATGGATACTGACAAAGATGGCGACATCGATGGAAAGGATCTGGTTTCATTGCGTAACAAAAAGAAATCATAAATAACTAACAACCACCTAATTAAGAGGAAAAACACATGTTGTGGGGAAACAAAGACGATAAAACTTCAACTGGCACGATTGCAATCGATGCTGCTGGAGCTGTCACCGGAACTACCACGGCCTTCACAACTGAGGCCCGTGTTGGCGATTACATCGTAGCTGATGCTACCGGAGAGCATTATCTTATCACTGCTATTGCTGATAATACAAATGCCACTGTAGTCGCTGGTGTGCCCGGTGCCACTCTTACCGCAGTGACAGCAGGTGCTAACTATTCACTTAACGAAAAGCCTAAGTCAGTAACTACTGCTGAAACTGCAACATCAACTCATGGCGATCCTGAGTTGGTATTCGGTGTCGATACTGGTGAGCAAGCTGCTGCACGTGCTAACGGTACTCGTGGTGCTCACGCTGGTTGGGTACGCCGTGTCGAAGGTACAGGCGGTCGCGCCGGTCGAGTTCACGTAGAAACTTTGGTTGCTATGAGCTCTATTGCTGGTGATGCTACTGATGATACTGAAATCCCTGATTTCGTAATCAATGCACTATCAACTAGTCAAGATCCTGCCGGTGACATTACAGCACCTGCAGCTGTTGATTTCGTATTAGCCGCAGTAACTACTACGCCAACAGGTGGAACTACTTCAATTCAATGGGAAGAAGATCCAAACACTGGAACATTCGCTCCGTTGGCGAACGCAGGTGTATATAGTGGCGTAACTACAAATACGCTATCGATTTCTGATTCAACTGGTTTGAATGCTTATAAGTATCGAGCTGTTGTATCGGTAACCGGTGGCGCCGATGTTACATCTGACGCACTGACACTGACTGTAGTCTAATTTAATAGGGGGCTTCGGCCCCCTTAAGTTGTATTATGACACCATTGACTGAGCAGAACTTTTTAATATATGCAGCGGCAAACTATACGAATACTTGTTATGATACCGAGGAATTTTTTGACGATCTTAAAAGATTTAAATATCTAAAAAGACTGTTTTCTCGATATCAAGAGCGAGGTGAGTTAAAAGAGAGATTGATATTAAATCATATCATCACTCTTTATAATGTATTTAAGCCAGATGCCGCAACAAGAATGTTGTTCTATCGTATTGATGAACGACACTGGAGAATACTAAAAACATTTCTTTTGTTTTTACAGTATATGCCAGATTTGGTGCAAGATTTAGAATATGAAGGTAATCACGTGAGATCAGAATTTATCTCTGTTGATTTGGATATAGCTGCAATTCTAAGGAAGATATAATGGCCAAAGGCGTCATTGACATAGCACTTATATACAGCTTCCTGAAGAGGCTCGTAACACCGTTTGAGAAATGGGATGCCTATAGATTAGGCATGATCAATAAAGATGGACAGGTAATTATACCAAAAGATCAAAGAACGCCTGAACAAGATAGATCATGGGGTTATTTTGATCGATTGGTTGCTAACCTTAAAAAATTACTTGCCAAAGTTCCGTTTGGCAAGTCGCGTATCGCTTCATTCGCTGCAGCTTTATTGTTGCTAAAAGAAGAAAATATAGATCCAGATGACATGGATTTATTGCAGGAAAGATTGGACTTCTATATGACTGAGGTAGATCTACTTATAGAAGAAGCTCCGACTATGTCTGCTGGTGGAGGTTCCATTGCAGGAATTGGCATTGGACCGGATGGTGAACCCGGTATTACAAGACGTAAACGTAAAACTAAAATGTTGACGCGTAACTATATTGAAGTAAACGGTCAACGTAAAAGACTTACAAAGGAGTATAAATGATGGCATCGCCTGAGCACGATGATCAGAATCGACGATTAGACAGAATCGAAACAAAAATTGATCAACTATCAGAAGCTATGATTTCCTTGGCCCGCGCGGAAGAGAAACTTATAGGCATGGAAAAGAACCAACATATTGCCTATGACAGACTCAACAGACACTCAGAAAAGATTGATGAATTAGATGGTACCATCAAACAAATGCACACTCGGCAGGAAGTAATGATGAAGTTTATGTGGCTCATTACTACTGCTGTAGCAGGCACGTTGGGGTCTTATTTCTTTCTTTAGCATTTACTTTTTGTAGCATTCGGCGGTATAATACTATTGTGTCAACAATAGAGTTTATAATATTATGTGGCTTGAACAAAAATATATTGGATTAGTTTCCAATAGACTCGAGCTCTTCAAAAGAACAAAGAAGAACGAGTATAACTTCCGTTGTCCTATCTGTGGTGACTCACGTAAATCAAAATACAAAGCTCGCGGTCATCTTTTTCCTAAAGATAAAGGTGGGTATTTGTTTCATTGTTTCAATTGTGGTGTAACACTCGGCCTTGAGAAATTTCTTGAACAAATCGATCCTATTGTACATCAAGAATTTATTAAAGAAAAAATAATTGAAAAGATGGGTGATAGGCCAAAGACAGACGTCGAGATCTTCGCTGATAAAATGAAACCGCCTACTTTTATTAAATCAACACCATTAAAGAAGCTGAAGAAGATATCACAACTCAAGTGGAACCATCCTGCAAAACGATATATCGATCGTCGTAAAATTCCAACACCATATCAGGCAAAACTATTTTATTGTCCACGATTTAAAGAATGGACGAATACAATACTTCCCGGTAAGTTTCCTGATACAGAATGGGATGAACCTCGATTGATTATTCCGTTTATCGATGCCGATGGCAATCTATTTGGTTATCAAGGTCGATCGTTTCGTAAAGAAGGTATACGATATATTACGATCATGATCGATGAGAAGCAACCAAAAATATTTGGTCTAGATACATGTGATCGATCAAAACCACATTATATTTTCGAAGGTCCAATCGACTCCATGTTTGTTCCTAATTCCATTGCAATGGCAGGTGGTAGTATTAAATATGAATGGACAAATGAACATTCTATCTTTGTATTTGATAATGAACCTCGTAGCCCAGAGACATGTGCCAAGATTGAGAAAATCATAAGTAAAGGATACGAAGTAGTAATTTTTCCTGAGACGGTAAAGGAAAAAGATATTAACGATATGTTCCTCAATGGGGTGTCAATAGAAGACGTTTTGAGGTATAATATCTCTAGTGGTTTGGAAGCTAAATTACTATTCACAGCATGGAGAAAAACATGAGTGATCTAGAAAAAGATATGAAGGTAAATTTAATTATTGAAGAATATCGCGAAGGTAAATATTCTAAAGAATTAGTTGAGCGTGAACTAAGATTGATGGGTATGGATCGTTTCGAAATTCAAAAAGCAATAGGTGAAGTGGTGCAACTCAATGGCTGAATTACATTTAAGTGATTATTGGAATGAGACAAAAACACGACGCGCATCAATATCTCGCGACGAATATCATTATATTGTTCGCATGGAAGCCAGACATTATGGTATGATGAAACATTATCATACCGAACTTTTAGATAAAAATCTGCGATACGCCGAGGACTGTGCTGAAAATTTTGTACATGCAATTGGTAGTTTTCAGCATTTAGATTGGCCCGATCATTAAGGAAAAAAATGGATAGCACAACACATACCCTAGTTTCGCTAGGGCTCTTAGGCATTGCCTATTACACAGGATACAGAATAGGTGGTGCAGAAGCATTTGGTGCTGGTTTTAGAGAAGGCGCGGAGAGTGCCATAGATAAGATCATGGCTTCACTCAAGACAGAGTTTGGTTTAAATATTTTTTATGATGTAAAAACAGGAGAAAAAGATGAGAATTGATTTAGTCGACGCCCTTATTAGGCGTTATGAAGGTGAATTGTTAGCTGCACAAGCTAACGTTCGAACCTACGTAGAAAATCCCGTAGGCATTGGTGAACATCCGGATCTCGTCGATGCCATGCATGAACAAATGCAAAAAATAGCTGAAGCTCATGAATTACTTAATGTGTCGCGCGCTGTACGAGCCAGCTTAGTTCCTACCGAAGAACCCGGCGCGCCGAGCGATGTATAGGTATAAGTGCGTCGTAAAAAGAGTCGTAGACGGCGACACAGTAGATGTAGATATCGACCTTGGATTTGGCATTTGGCAACATGGTGAACGTGTAAGAATTCACGGTATCGATACACCAGAATCGCGCACACGCGATAAAGTAGAAAAGAAGTACGGTTTACTAGCAAAGAAGTTTGTGCAATCATATCTAAAAGTCGGTAGTTCACAAACACTTGTAACAGAAAAACCCGGCGATGATGCGAAGGGTAAGTTCGGTCGTATTCTCGGTAAGTTTGAGGTTTACGATGAAGTCACTGACAGTTATATGTTCTTAGGACAAATCATGATTAGAGAAGGACATGCTGTTGAATATTTTGGCCAAAGTAAAGATGACATTCAAGAAGCACACTTGGCGAATCGAATCAAGCTACAAGAATCTGGACAAATTTAAATGGAAATTTTTGTAACCAAAAGGAACGGTGATAAAGAGCTATTAGATCTAGACAAGTTTCATAAAGTTGCATCGTTTGCGTGTGAAGGTTTAAACGGTGTATCCGCATCAGATCTAGAAATTAAAACTCATATTCAGTTCTACAATAATATAAAAACACTTGATGTCCAAGAGACATTGATTAAGGCTGCCGCTGATCTTATCACAGAAGATGCACCGAACTACCAATATGTCGCCGGTCGTTTGATCAACTATGGTCTACGAAAAGAAGTATATGGCGATTTTCAACCTATTTCTCTCGTACAACACGTTATTAATTGTGTAGGTGAAGGTGTATATGATGGTGTATTGATGGAGAAATATAGTCGCGAGGATATCGAGACACTCGATGGTTATATCAATCATGATCGTGATTTTCTTTTGACATATGCAGCAATGGAACAGATGCGAGGTAAGTATCTGGTCAAAAACCGTGTCACTGGAAAAATCTATGAGACACCACAAATGGCGAATATGTGTATCGCCATGACTCTCTTCGCAAATTACGGTGAAGATAGACTTAAATGGGTAAAAGACCTATATGATGCACTGAGTAACTTCGATATTAGTCTACCTACCCCAATTATGGCGGGAGTACGGACGCCTCAACGACAGTTCTCATCATGCGTACTTATTGAGACTGATGACTCACTGGACTCTATCAATGCAACAGCATCAGCAATCGTCAAATACGTATCTCAAAAAGCAGGAATCGGTATTGGGGCCGGTCGCATTCGGGCTCTGGGCAGTCCTATTCGCGACGGCGATACTAGTCATACTGGTGTTATCCCTTTCTATAAGTATTTTCAAAGCGCTGTCAAATCTTGTTCACAAGGCGGTGTACGCGGTGGTGCCGCAACACTATATTATCCAATTTGGCATTATGAAATTGAAGATATGCTCGTTCTTAAAAATAACAAAGGAACAGAAGACAACCGAGTAAGACACATGGATTATGGTGTGCAATTCAATCAGGTAATGTACGAGCGGCTGATTCGAAATGAGAACATCACACTCTTCTCACCTCATGATTGTAAAGATCTATACGAGGCATTCTTTGTAGACGTAGATAAATTTCGTGAGCTCTACGAAAAGTACGAGCGTAAGACATCGATTAGGAAAAAAACAATTAGTGCCCGTGAGTTGTTTTCTGCATTTATGCAAGAACGAAAGGATACTGGACGTATCTATTTGATGAATGTTGATAACGCTAATGATCATGGTGCGTTCCAAAAAATTAAAGCACCTATTCGTCAATCTAATTTGTGTTGTGAAATTAACCTGCCGACAAAACCGTTAACAGACATCAACGATCCCATGGGTGAGATTTCATTGTGTACTTTAGCTGCCATCAACTGGGGAAGTATTCGTAAACCTGCTGACTTTGAGAAGCCCTGTACCCTAGCCGTACGTGCACTTGATGCATTGCTAGATTATCAAGATTATCCAGTATTGGCGGCTCGTAAAGGCACAGAAAATCGACGGCCGTTAGGAATTGGCATTATTAACTTTGCACACTGGCTAGCGAAGAATGATACTAACTATCAGGATCCTAATCTCGAACTCATTCATGAATATGCAGAAGCATGGTCATATTATTTGATTCAGGCATCAGCTGATCTCGCAGTTGAAAAACATGCATGTTTTCTCTCAAATCAAACAAACTATCATGAAGGTGTTCTTCCAATCGACACATATAAGAAAACAGTGGATGAGTTGGTTGCACCTGAATATAAGATGGACTGGGATGGTCTACGCGCGCAACTCGAGAACTTTGGAATTCGAAACTCAACATTGATGGCACTTATGCCGGCTGAAACATCAGCACAAATTAGTAACAGTACAAATGGTATTGAGCCACCGCGCTCTCTTATCTCTATTAAGCAATCGAAAGACGGCATATTGAAGCAGGTTGTTCCTAGCATTCAACGATTAAAGAATAAGTACGACTTATTGTGGGATCAGAAATCACCTGAAGGTTATCTCAAGATTATGGCTGTATTACAAAAGTTTATTGATCAAGGTATTTCAGTCAATACTTCATATAATCCTTTACATTACGATGAAGAGAAGATACCATTATCTGTAATGATGCAACATATGTTGATGTTCTATAAGTATGGTGGAAAGCAATTGTATTATAACAACACATATGATGGTGCTGGAGAAATAGAAGAAGTACCACCTGTGCCTGAAGCAGAAGGCGCAGTATGTGATTTAAGTGATCCGGACTGTGATGCATGCAAAATCTAATACATTACAGAAAGTTTAGTGAAGTGCCTGATGAAAAAGACTGGACTGCCGATGAATATGAAGGTATTGATGGATTATTTTGGCTAATAAATGATAGTGGTGCATGGACCGGTCCTCTTAAAAATTGGCGTGAAGACTCGAAAGATTTTATGAGTCAAGTGAAAAACTTTGATGTTGTGATATGTGCTGGAGGAAACTGCGGTATGTATCCTCGTTTCTATGCAAACTATTTTAAAAAGGTTTATTCATGGGAACCAGATCCGGATAATTATAAATGTTTACAAATGAATTGTGATAGTGAACAATTTGAATTATTTAATGGCGCTATCAGCAATACAACAGATAAAATCTATAAATTGTACAATAATAATAAGAAGAATGTAGGTACACATAGATTACAGAAAGACGTCAAAAATGCCAATGTAGAAATGTATAGAATAGATGACTTAAATTTAGAAAAGATTGATCTTATACATTTAGATATTGAAGGACATGAACCAATGGCCATTGAAGGTGCAAAAGAAACAATCAAAAAACACCATCCAGTTATTATTACAGAAAAAGCTAAGGGTCATCATCTTTTAATTGAACTTGGTTATAAAGAATTTAAAAAATTAACAATGGATACAATTTACATATACGAAGGTAATTCATGAGTGTATTTCACACTAAAAATATTGACACAACAGCACAGCCTGCATTTTTCGGAGCAGGCGTAAACATTGCTCGTTATGACAAACAACGTTATAGCATATTTGAGAAAATGACTGATAAGCAACTTGGTTTCTTTTGGCGACCAGAAGAAGTTGATATCGCACGTGATAGTAAAGATTTTAAAGCTTTATCAGAACAAGAACAACATATCTTTACTAGTAATCTTAAACGACAAATTCTGCTTGACTCGGTACAAGGCCGCGGCCCTGTTGAAGCCTTTCTCCCGATTTGCTCTCTGCCTGAGCTAGAAAACTGGTTGGTCACTTGGTCATTCTTTGAGACTATTCATTCTCGTTCGTATACACATATAATTCGTAATGTATATAATGATCCTAGTAAAGTGTTTGATGAGATGCTTGATATTAAAGAGATTGTGGACTGCGCTGGTTCTATTTCGAAATATTATGATGATCTAATTTCATATAATAATGATACAGAGAATCTAAAGAAGAGAATTAAATATGATCAATATAAACATAAGAAGTTATTGTGGTTAGCGATCAATGCAGTTAATGCGCTTGAAGGGATTAGATTTTATGTTTCGTTTGCGTGCTCGTGGGCATTTGCTGAATTAAAGAAGATGGAAGGCAACGCGAAGATTATTAAGTTCATTGCACGTGATGAAAATGTGCATATGGCTTCAACTCAACAACTTATAAAGATTCTACCAAAAGAAGACGAAGATTTTAAAAAGATTGCTACAGAATGTGAAGACGAAGTTCGTCAAATTTTTAAAGATGTTATCGATCAAGAAAAAGCATGGGCTAAGTATCTGTTTAAAGATGCGTCGATGATTGGTTTGAATGACGAGCTTCTATGCAATTATATTGATTGGTTAGGCAATAAGAGATTGTATGCAATTGGCCTCTCAAATGAACGTGGTGGTTCTGATCCATTACCGTGGACACAGAAATGGATCTCAGGTGCTGAAGTGCAAGTTGCTCCACAAGAGACCGAAATTACATCATATATAATTGGTGGTATAAAAAAAGATATCGACGATGATACCTTTAAAGATTTTAAATTATAGGAATAAAAAAAATGAATACTGTTGATATCATGCTATTAAGAAAAATGTATATGTTTTCTGATAGCTTTAAAAACATTTTGATAATTGGTGACAATACAGAGATTGAAGATTGGGAAGCTGTAGAAAAATTATGCACTGAGTTTAATATTAAAGGTCGTCCTAATTGTTTTGCAGATGTATTAGAAGCTTTTGATGTGGATTCCGGAATCTTTTGTCCGGGAGATAAATTTCTAAAAACTAAATTTGAAAAAGATACAGAATACGACATTATATGGAATCGAGGCGGTTCAATGAAAGTTTTCGATCAATATAATTTCTTTAAAAAGATACATGCGTTAACTCGAGTTAAGGGTTTGATTTGCAATACTAGTATATGGCATATGGGACTAGATAATAATTATTTTAATTATCAACCTAATTTTTGGCCTAAACTTCTCGGTCAAAATCAATATGGTCTTGTTCGTTGTTATAATTCTTGCGGGTCCGATTTTGATGATATAGAGCTAGATTACGAAGAAACTCGCTATCATTATTTAACTTCTGACATTGCAATATCTGATAGTAGACCATCATGGTTACACGTTATCAGCAGAACAACCGCAAAAGAGGAATTTGTAGGTGTTTAAAACTACTATTAATTGCCGCGGGTGCGAAGTGAAATGCGACGTAATTATACGTCAAACTAATTATGAGCATGAAGAAATAGAAATTGCTTTTTGTCCTATTTGTAGTGCGAATATTGAAGATAATGAGGACTATATACCGGATTATGAAGAATAATGGTTATCCAGAAGATTGGAAAATAGATCCAGCAAATATTGATGTATCAAATTTATTATTAGATAAAGTCGATAATAGAGTAGCTATACCTGATAAAAATACAATTTTTTCTGATATTCAAAATTCTGACTTTAAACTAGGTTGGAAAGATTCAGATTGGGATAAAGAAGTATTTTTATATTCCACTTGTACAGAATCTAGAATGTGTCAAATAATTGCTCATTATGCGATGTCTATTTGGCCTCAACATCTTGATAATCATCGAATCGTTAGAACTGTTCTAAATGCAGGAGTGCCTGGTTCTGTATATCGAAGTCATGCTGATGATGTAGATATGTCTAAAAATACAAAAACTGTTTTGTATATGGCCAATCCAACATGGGAACATGGTTGGGGTGGTGAGTTCAAATTTTATGATCCCTATGTACGAGATCTCGTAGGTATGTTAGAATATAAACCTGGGCGAATGATTATATTCGATGGAAATATTCAACATACAGCTGCGTGCATTGCGTATCATGCTAGCATGTGGCGATTTACGGTAGCACAAAATTATGTACCTATGGGATAAAAGATTTTTAGAATTAGCTAAACACATTTCAACTTGGTCAAAAGATCCATCACGAAAAATTGGTGCCGTAGCAATAAGAGATAGACAAGTGTTGGCTACTGGATATAATGGCTTTCCAGTTGGTGTGATTGACGATGAAGATCGTTATAATGATCGCGACCAAAAATACGAGCTCGTGGTGCACGCGGAGATGAACTGTATCTATAATGCAGGTCGCAATGGTATGTCGCTTAGGGACGCCACAATGTACGTATATGGTTTACCTGTGTGTCATGAGTGCGCTAAAGGAATCATACAAACAGGTATTAAACGTGTAGTTATACATGATACAAAATATACTGATGCAAGATGGATAAATAGTTTTGGAAAGACATTGAATCTATTTAATGAAGCAGGTATAATTTGTGATGCAGTCGAGCTACCCGAATCCGTGGATATTACAGACTACAGGTAAATCTTTAGAATCTGAAGATTGTGAAAATCATGTTGGAATGGTCTATCTCATTGTTAATAAAAAGAACGATCGCAAATATGTTGGCAAAAAGTTCTTTTATTCTACTCGCAAACTCCCTCCTCTCAAAGGTAAAACTCGCAAACGCAAAAAAATCGTCGAATCAGATTGGCGCGATTATTGGGGATCGAGTAATGAACTTAAAGATGACATTGCTAAATATGGTCATGATAATTTCGAACGATATGTACTACGTATATGTGACTCAAAGACAGAGTTATCTTACTACGAACTCAAAGAGCAAGTAGATCGCGGTGTACTTTTGACCGAAGAGTATTATAATGATTTTATTGGTGGTAAAATAAATGGAAAATTCCTCAGATCTTAGGATACTTGTTTTCACACTTGAAGGGTGTGAACCTTGCATGTTTTTAAAACAATATCTAGATCAAAAAGGATATGAATACACAAAAGTAGAAATTGGTGATGAAATACCAATTGAAACTTTTAATAAAATCTATCCTGACGCGAATGGATTCCCACATACTATTGTAAACGGCGAACCTGTTTTTGATTTGATGATGTACTTAGAAAGTGGACTAGAACTATGATGGACGTAACACGTATTAAGAAAACAAAACAAATTGTATATCCTCTTGGAGCAAAAGATACTCAATATACTTGGGTACTTTTTCCTCTCGGTCATACAAGTAAAAAAGGCAATCGAGCTGATTTGAGAATCGTGCGAAACGATAATTTAATAAAAGATAAGGAAGTACTATGACAGCTATTATCGATGGCAAATATCACTATCTTTGGTCATCAAAAGAAGTACCAGATTCCAGAGGTGGCACCGAACGATTAACAGAACGATTGAGTCAAGAAATTGATCAAGAACTTTTGTCTAAGTTTATTATTATTTCTTCGCGTTTGCATCCGGATGAGAATGTATTTTTAAGAGACGATAAGATTCGAATCTTTTGGGCCCATGATTTGCCAGGAGATCCAGCAATGGATTTTCTTAAAACCAATAAGAAAGATTGGTTTCACAAATATGTTTTTGTAAGCACGTGGCAAATGCAACGCGCTATTGAAATGTATAATCTACCTTGGGAAAAATGTATTGTTATACAGAATGCAATTGATCCAATTAATATATCTCCTAAACCTAGTATTAGTGAAGGAATTAGATTTGTATATCATTCAGTGCCTCGTAAAGGTTTGAACATTGTTATTGCTGCTTTTGAACAGCTGGCAAAAAAATATCCAAACGTACATCTTGATGTGTATTCTTCATATAATTTGTATGGATGGCCTAATGCAGATGAAGAGTTAGGCTTTAATGATTTGTTTACAATGATTGATGAACATCCTCAGATGACCAATCATGGTGCAGTAGAAAATGATAGAGTACGAATAGCATTGAATGATGCCCATGTTTGGGTACATCCTGCATCATTTGCAGAAACATCATGTATGTGTTTAATGGAAGCTATGAGTGCAGGCGCGGTGTGTGTTCATTCAAATTATGGTGCGATGTATGAAACGGCAGCAAATTGGACACAAATGTATCAATTTTCACCTGATCAGCGCGCGCATGCTGGTATTCTATTGGCCAACTTGGAAGGTGTAGTACAAAATATTGAACCAATGCTAGCAAATACTGGATCTCAAAAAGCTTTTGCTGATGTGTTTTATTCATGGACGAATAGAAAATTGGAGTGGAATGCTCTACTTCAAGGTTTGGTAAATACTATTAAGGACACTAGTGTTCCTCAAGAAATGTTTACTATTAAGACAGGCACATGACAAATATAATTCAATTCCCGTTAGATCGAAGAATGGATGAAATGTTATGGCAGGAATTAGAAAAAGAATTAGTTGAAAATAATGACGAACAAATTATTGTTGAAGAATTACTATCTGATTTTATTTCTTGCCTACACGACATGTCATTTCCAATAGATGATGAAAAATTTGTATATGATATTTCGTTTTTGTATGAAAGTATGAAATCTTTAATTTTAAAATTTCATGACAAAAATCATCCAATTCAGAATTTCGCACATAATTTATATAATGAACAGATAGAACATGCTAAAGCGGCTCAAAAACAACTGGAATTGAATTTCGATTAACTGTTTACAATGATGTGAAAATACTGTAGAATATAGTATTAGATTGTGATTGGAGATAACCGTGATTATCCTAGACTATAACCAAGTAGCTCTTGCTAACTTGATGGTGACAGGAACAAAGAACCTCGAAATAAACGAGAACTTACTGCGTCATATGATTCTAAACTCGATTCGTATGAATAAGGTCAAGTTCGAAAAAGAATTTGGTGAGCTAATCATCGCCTGCGACGCTACGTCTAACTGGCGAAAACAGTACTTTCCTTATTATAAAGCGAATCGTAAGAAGAGCCGCGATGACTCTTCTCTTGATTGGAATGAGATCTTTCGTATTCTTAATCAAGTGCGCGATGAGCTCACTGAATATTTTCCGTACCCTACTATTCGTGTAGAAACTGCAGAAGCCGACGATGTTATTGCTACTCTTGTACATGAGCATGGACGTGAACTAGGTGGTGAGCCCATTCTAATCCTCTCTGGTGACAAAGACTTTCAGCAATTGCAAAAATATGCCAACGTACAGCAATACGATCCAACACGTAAGCGATGGATTCGCTGTCAAGATCCTGAAACGTTTTTGATTGAACATATCTTCAAAGGCGATGCGAGCGATGGCATTCCAAATGTCCTCAGTGAGGATGATACCTTTGCAGTCGGTGGACGACAAAAACCATTGCGCGCTACTAAGTTGTACGAAATGAGAGATTCATCGCCTGATTCTTGGCCTAGAGAAATTCAGCGCAATTATAAACGCAATCGTATGATGATCGATCTGTCTAATGTGCCAGGTGATATTCGTAATCAGACAATGACTGATTATCGTAAACAACAATCAAAAGATAGATCAAAACTCTTTAACTACTTTATTAAGTATAAACTCAAAAATTTGACTGAAGCAATAGCGGAGTTCTAAAATGCCACAACCAAAAATGATCAGTGCCATCCTTAAGGAAATCGAGGATACACCGGGTCGAAAAGAAAAAATTAAGAAACTACAGGATCAATCATCTAATGGTCCTTTAAAAGCTGTTCTACAGGCTGTTTTCGATGACCGTATTATATTTGAGCTTCCACCCGGTGATCCACCATATAATGAACCGGAAGATATGCTGGACAATACTGGAGGTTTATATCAAGAGTTTAGAAAGTTTTATATCTTTACGAAAAATCAACGCAGTGCTCAAATGCGTCAGATGAAACGTGAACAAGCATTTATTCAGATGTTGGAAAGTGTTCATCCAGATGATGCTAAACTATTGTTGTCGATGAAAGATAAGAAGATGCCATATAAAGGTATTACTAAAAAACTTGTATGTGATGCGTATGGAGAGGATTTTGTCAAATGAGTAAGTCTAAGCGTGATCGTAATCATCGTCGAGAAGAAGCTCGTTATAGTGACGGTAATAGGAAGAACGTAAAAGAAAATAATCAACGCGTCGAAAAAAGAGTAAAAAATCTTTTTAGAAGTGGTAATATTGAGCAGCTTGTAGAAGCCGAAATTTATAAATAAAATCATGCCAACCTATGTCTATCGAAATACTGAGACTGGTGAGCTAGAGGAGCACATCCACAAGATCTCAGAAATGGATTCGTTTACAGCAGCGAATCCTCATCTTACGCGGCAAATTCAATCATTTGGAACTATTCGTGGAACCGGCGTCGGGAAATCAAAACCTGACGACGGCTTTCGTGATGTCCTGAAATCTATTAAAAAGGCTTCAGGAAAAGGCTCAACTATAAACACATTTTAAGGAGGCTATACAACCCTTATATTATGATAACTTAAATTCACTAACAACAAAAAGGGTTATCTATGCAACTTTCAAAAAGACAAAGACGTCAGCTCAAGAAACAAGGAATCCTCGATTCCAATGACATGACTCGAGTACCTCAGAAAGGCATGAAACTAGCAACGATTCATCCTAAAACCGAAAATCAGCAAAAGACTTTCGAAGCATATGATGAAGGACAACATTTGATCCTACACGGTTCACCGGGAACTGGCAAAACGTTCCTCTCCCTTTACCTCGCACTCTACGATTTGTTTGAATATAAGGAGAATACATACGAAAAAATCGTAGTCATTCGTTCAGCTCAGCCATCTAAAGACATGGGGTTTCTGCCAGGATCAGAAGCACAGAAGATGGCAAACTATCAAGCACCTTATAAAGCAATTGCATCTGAAATTTTTGGCCGTGGTGACGCCTATGAAATACTTAAACAAAAGATGCTAATAGAATTTCAATCAACATCGTTTCTTCGAGGCACTACAATTGACAACGCGGTCATCATCCTCGACGAAGCACAAAACCTCAGTTATATGGAGCTAAAAACAGTACTCACTCGCGTTGGAGAAAACAGCAGAATCATTATTTGTGGCGATGTTTTACAAGACGACCTTACAAGCACAAGATATAATCAGCAATCTGGTCTAGTCCAAGCTATGAACGTATTTAAAGATGTACCATCGATGACATTAATCGAGTTTGACATAGAAGATATTGTACGTTCAGGATTTGTGAAAGAATTTATTATCGCTGAGAGTAATCTCTATGATCGATCTCACATCGTGGATATTCGGGCAGTAGCATAAATATATGTACAAATCGAATATGATGTGATAGAATCTTTATATTATGAAAACATTTATACACAAACCATTTGAGCCTAAGACACTCAAACAAATCAACGAAAATGGCCAAAGGCTGTATGTAACCGAAAGTGGAGAAAAATACCCATCGGTTACTACGGCCCTTGGTGCTCTTAATCGTAAAAAAATCTATGAATGGCGCAAACGCGTCGGCGCTGACGTAGCCAATAAGATTTCAACACAGGCATCACGTGCTGGTACTGCAGTGCACCATGTTGCTGAGGATTATGTCCTTGGCCAAATGAAAGAAGATGTCAATCCTATTGCATTGAATACATTTAGAACCATTCAACCACAATTAGATCAGAACGTAGATGAAATCTATGGTGTTGAACTTCGTATGTATTCTGATGTACTTAAGACTGCTGGCACAGCCGATCTTATTTGTAGATATGCCGGTAAAAATACTGTGCTAGATTTTAAAACATCGAAGCGATGGAAAACAAAAGAAGAAATTACTACTTACTTTATGCAAGGCGCAGCCTATGCACAAATGGTCGAAGAACACTACGGCATGAAGATCGATCAGATTGTTGTTCTTATGGCAGTCGGTGGTGGTGAAGGTTCATTGGTATTCATTGAAGAACTTGATAATTGGAAATCAATGACTCATAAATTCTTTGATTTATATCATAAAGGTAAACTAAAGGATTTTTAATGCATAAGAACGCTTACGCGGTATCACCTGCAGCAGTTGCAAATGATGTGTGCGACGAAATTGTTCGAATAGGTGAAATGCTTGATGATATGCAAGCTAAAGTCGGCCGCAAAGATGCTACAGCAGGAATTACTCGATTATCGACAGTAACATGGTTTTCTCCTGAACAAGCTGAGAAATATGATTTAAATTTTGATGGAATTTATACTTCGTTAAATTCTGTAATGGGTCAAGCTGCTGAAGCTGCTGGATGGGGTGATTGGAAAATTAACACCGTACAACCTTATCAATACACTCAATATGGGCCCGGTGGTCATTATGATTGGCATCCGGATTCTTTTGCAGATCCAATGCCTGAAGATGATGAGAATGCAGGTTTGATTCGAAAGCTGAGTTTTACACTTCTACTCAGTGATCCTACTGAATATGAAGGTGGAGAATTGCTTATTGAAGATCATCAGCGCTCCGGTCCAAATGAGATCTGGCATCGCATTACCAATATGTCTCTAGTCCCTGAGTATACTCAGAAAGGGACAATGGTTGTATTTCCAAGCCATCTATGGCATAGGGTAATGCCTGTCAAAAGAGGCGTCCGGCGCTCTCTGGTGGGCTGGTTTATGGGCCCGCCGTGGACTTAGATCAAAAAGTTATATACTTAGACGAAAATAGTCTAAAAAAAGTGAAAAAAGTTCGAAAAAAATCGTAACAAAATCAATAAGTTACAACTCTCAAAAAACTCCTTTAAAATCAATAACTTAGAGGTGTACATTTCCATGCCTGCTTGATAGAATAGCACTTGTCAAATGGAGATAAACATGTCAGTTATGAAAGATTACGCTAAAAAAGACTACCGCACGGTAGCACAAACCCGAGGTGAAAAAGTGCTCAAAGATTTCATTCTTGGTATCCTTGCGTGTAGCGCAATGGGTGCGCTGCTTGGTTTACTACTCGGCTACGGCCTTCTCTACACAGGAGTTTAATCATGAACTTTATTCAAGATTCTACAATTTGTGGTACTTCACTTCAAGGTTATGTTGCGGCTACTATTCATCAGCTCGAAGCTGTATTCGGTCATCCTACGTATGACGAAACCTCAGGCGATGATAAAGTCGATGTTGAGTGGAACCTGCGATTCGACGATGGTACAGTAGCTACCATCTACAATTGGAAAGATTATGATGGTGGCCAACGTGTTCGCAGTGGTGTTGAATACGAATGGCACATCGGCGGCAAAAATCGAATTGCTGTCGCTAACGTTTTAGAAGCATTAGGAGTTTAATATGATTGCACGTTTGAAAGAGTACGATGGTTACACCGAGCGAGGTATCCTCGGTAACCCTGATGTCACCTATGAGCAGGCCGTTGGCTATTTTGCTCGCGGTGCAACAGGCCGTGTTTGTCTCGTCTTGCTAGACGAGTTAAAGGAGGGTATGCAAATTTCTACCCTCGCTGAAATCAGCGATTGGGCTGAGCAAGGAGGTGGTTATCTTGACTACTGAAATGCCGAATCTCGAATCGAAGCTTCGAGCACATGATTGGTTTTACAACTATGCCGATGACCACCGAGCTTGGACACGCGGTAATATGCAATCGCGAGAAATAAATAATCTCATGGAATTGGCTCGTATTGCCGGCGACGGCGCGGCCGCGGCTGAGTTGTATAATCAGTACAATCCACACGCACAAGAAACTGCATTCAGTCATGCTGAGAGAATCAGTCGTATGTACCTCGATGAAGATGGTACTTATTCAGTAAAATGGTATACTAAGGAAGAATATGAAGCGAAGAACTAAATTGAAAATTGACGTCGATCATGACGAAATTTTGGCGCCTGATTTCAAGCAAGAAACTATGATCATGCAGCTACGTAAGATCGTCGATTCAATTGGCAATCCGAGTCCATTGCATTGGGTTCGAACTGATAATGGTCGTAACGTATGGATAGCTCATAAGCATGCCAAGACTATCGTCAATCTTTATGATCGCCTGACATCCCGCGAAGCCAAGTCTTCGTATGTCGACAATCGTATCGATCCTGCTATCAATGCTACAATGACTCGAGCTAAGCAACAGCTTGTCGAATCACTTCAAACGACTGATGGTCTCAACAACCTTATCAAAGAATTACGTAATGCTTCTTGAAGGTAAATTTAATTTAAATATCATCACCAAATGCAATTTACATTGTGTTGGCTGTAGTACTTTAGATTATCCTGATAGAGGAATCGCTATTAGTGACATGTCACTCGATGATGTGCAGCAATTCTGTAAAGTTTTAAGTGATAATGATATTATTTTAGAAGAAATTTTATTGATGGGCGGCGAACCAACATTACATCCACAGTTCAGTGAAATTGTTGATTATTTAATGTTGAGCGATAGATGTCATTATTTGTCTGTGGTTACTAACGGAACAAATCTAACTTCAAAAAATATGAAGATACTTGAAAAGTTAGATCGGGTGTTTATTACTGATTATTTACTGGCAGCACCTGAATCAAAAAAGATATCAGATTATGAATGGCCTGAAAATTTCGAAATTTGGACTAGAGATAGCTTTAATACGCATGGCATCCGAGAAGAATGGGCAGAACCAAGATTCAATTGGGATAATTGTTATATGAAAGATGATTGTCGTGTTGCTACAACTGAAGGCGTATATAGATGTGCAATTACACATGCAGAAAGAACTAACATGGCAGAATGGACTGATCATGCACAAATCGATTCTATATTTGGTGATGAACCTTTCGAACGATGTGGTACATGTAATATCGGTTATGCTCCATATTATCAGTGGAAATCTCATAAGCCAGAAATTGATCGATCAAATTATATTAGAGGAATTAAATTAATAGATGAAAATTCTTAAAGAAATTACCGAGTGGAACGAGACTGAATACACGGTCCCTAATCATACATATGCTATCAACGACGCAGGCAAAATGGTTGCTTATCGTAAGACTGGCACAAAAGAATGGATTGTCTTTCCGAAAGCACGTATGTTTGATAGAGCTCGCCGTAAGTTTGTCACCCTAGCTAAAGATGTAAATAATTCATATTTTGCGAAATAACTGTGTACATCTCTTCTAAAACGTAGTAGAATGGTACATGTAAATTGGAAAACACACACAACACAGGAAAATATATTATGGCACATAATCTCGAAATCATCAATGGTCAAGCTCAAATGGCATACGCTGGTGAAACTCCTTGGCACGGCCTCGGTGTTCGCGTATCAGACGACCTGACTCCAAAAGAAATGCAAGTTGCAGCTGGTCTGGATTGGTCAGTATCGAAGGAAGACATGTACGTTGGTGACATGAAAGTTCCGGGTAAGCAGGCACTTGTACGTTCATCTGATAATAAGATCCTTGACGTCGTCGGCGATCAGTGGATTCCTGTTCAGAACGATGATGCCTTTAACTTCTTTGACGATTATGTCAAAGCCGGTGGTATGGAAATGCATACCGCTGGTTCACTTCAGGATGGTAAGATTGTCTGGGCTTTGGCAAAAGTCAACGAGACGTTTACGTTATTCGGTGGCAAAGACGAAGTCGAATCTTACCTCCTGCTTTCTAATCCTCATAACTATGGTCGCGGAGTCGATGTTCGATTCACTCCCACTCGTGTGGTGTGCAACAACACCCTGTCAATGGCCTTGGACGGCAAGGCTTCACTTGGTATCTCACTAAATCACCGTCAAGAGTTTGATGTTGAGAAAGTACAGATGGCCTTGGATCAAGCTTCGAAGCAAATGAATACCTATAAAGAAGCTGCTGAGTTCATAGGTTCTAAGCGTTATACTGAAGAGAAGTTGTTCGAATACTTCAATCGTGTATTCCCAATGACAACTAAGAATAATAACGTTGTCTCTTTCGAAGAGTTAATGAACTCCTTTAAATCTGGAAAAAATGCAGGTGTTTCACGTAATGCGCGCGAAGCACTTGAAGTGGTCAACACCCAGCCCGGTGCTGAGTTTGGTCGCGGTACTTGGTGGTCAGCGTACAACGCTGTAACTTATATGACTAACCACACTCTTGGTGTCTCTAATGACTCACGTCTAAAGTCAACTTGGTATGGTTACAACAAGAACCGCAACATCGAAGCACTGGGTCTGGCTGTTGAATATGCGGAGGCTGCTTGAATAAAAGAATATTAGTAACGGGTGGTGCCGGTTTTATCGCGCACCACTTTATTTTTGAAGTATTGATACGAACAGATTGGGATGTAGTTACCATTGATCGATTAGATTATAGTGGTAACTATAATCGCTTGCAAGAAATTTTAGAAGGTTTAAATCCTGCTGAAAGAAAACGAGTAACAATACTATATCATGATTTAAAAGCTGAAATCAATCCTCATATTGCATCAAGGATTGGTAAGATTGATTATGTTGCACATATTGCAGCAGCTAGTCATGTTGATCGTAGTATTGAAGATCCGATGAGTTTTGTAATGGATAATGTGGTTGGCACTACAAATATCCTGAACTATGCACGACAATTGGACAGTCTAGAAAAGTTTATCTATTTTAGTACGGACGAAGTGTTCGGTCCAGCACCAGAAGGTGTCTCATATAAAGAGAATGATAGATATAATTCTACTAATCCATACAGTGCAAGTAAAGCTGCCGGTGAAGAGATGGCCGTTGCTTTCGAAAATACTTACGGCATGCCAATTATCATCACTCACACGATGAATGTATTTGGTGAACGGCAACATCCAGAAAAGTACATTCCAATGTGCATTAGAAAGATTAGAGATGGTGAAACTATCACTGTACATAGTAATGCAGAGAAAACAAAAGCTGGAAGTAGACATTATATTCATGCACACGATGTTGCTGACGCATGTTTGTTTTTACTTTTAAATGATTTTGAAGTACAATATGACTATGGTCATGCTAAATGTCCAAAGTATAATATTGTAGGACCAACAGAACTTGATAATCTTGCGCTAGCACATCTAATTGCAGATTATCAAGGTAAACAACTTAGATATGAGATGGTCGACTTTCATAGTGCACGACCTGGTCATGATTTAAGATATGCTTTGTCAGGAGAAAAACTTGCGAAGCTTGGTTGGAAACCTAAACCTACACACGATCGTTTGATGCAAGTTGTAGATTGGACTCTTAAAAATCCTCATTGGATGGAAGTATAAATATTATCACCCGCTAACACACACAGGAGAATATTATGGAATTTGTGTTGCTACTTCTATTGGTTGCGTGCGTCGCTTATGTCGCCCTTCCAACACTCGTCGACTTTTGGACTGATTCTGAACCACCTGCAGAAGAAACACCAGAAGAATCTCAACTCGAAGTACCTAATCTAGGTAAGATGACAAAGGTACAGATTGAAGAATGGACTCGCGAAAATCTTGGTGTTGATCTCGATCGTCGTATGACGAAAGCGAATATGATCAAGGATATTCAGAGTCGAGTAAAATGATGGCCCAGACGATAGACGATTCGGCTGGCTTAAAAGATATATTACAAGAAATAGAAAAGATTAGAGAGGGTGGCGTCGATTATATGGATGCCATCATTCACTATTGCGATAAGCATGAGGTGGAGATCGAATCTATTGCGAAATATATTAAGAAGAATGTGGTCCTCAAAGCCAAACTACAAGAAGAGGCTGAGGAATTAAATTATTTACAAAAAACTTCAAGGCTACCAATTTGATTTATATGGACGCGTATGATGCTTATAAGAAGTTTCTTGCCATCAAGCTCCATTTCAAAAACGAGAAGTACGATTACTTTAAATATCGTGGCAGTGTCAAGGTCACGAGAACGTCTTTTGAAACGCGCAATGACAAGTACCACTTTCATAAGCTAAGTAAGAAACCTGATTTAGAATTATTCTTAGCGTGTAACATTCGTGATGACAACGATGTCTGGGTCGGCAATCTATTTGATGACAAATGTCTACATAGATTCCGTGATACACAGAAAAAGCTTCAGTCACTCGAATACATGTTCAAGAATGACATGTCTCAGTTCGATTCGCTCGATGAGGCATTCGTGGTACAGAACGGTGACTATCCTAAGTTGTTGAATATGTTCAATCGTGGAGAGGTGATGACCGAAACAATGGTCATACTCAATGACACGTGTAGAATATTTGATTACTGGGATCAACATATTTCTGATACCATACTATGGCCGAAGATCAGACAACGTATTGAAAAATACTCTGGCTTCATGAACTATGACAGAGTCAAGTATAATAATATACTCAAGACTCTTTACACATAAGGACACACACATGTCAAACTCAACACCTTACGAATTAAGATTTAAAGTTCTCGAAATGGCTCGCGATTTATGCATGGACGAGTATCATCAACAATCAAATGCATTCTGGCAGCTTCATTTAAAAATGGAAGAAATTCTGGAAAAAGTTTCAATGAATGAGGTAACTGTTTCTAAACTTAAAGAACTCTCAGATGAATTGAAAGTAGCTATTCCTGAAGCACCTGATACAAATGCTATTAATAAAAGAGCAAAAGAACTTTATGAATTTGTATCCACAAAGTGATATAAATAATACTCTGCAGCGGTGTACTTTCGAGTGCACTTGCTGTAGAATATAAACTGTTACATTATGAACAACGTGAATAAACTGCTCATACACTGTTATACAAGGAAATACATATGAACGATTTCGCATCGCTAAAATCCTCTCGCAAGTCACAATTCGACAAACTCAGCGCAGCTGCTGAGAAAGTTAGTGGCAATCAATCTCAATCCAATGGACCAGACGAACGATTCTGGAAACCAACAGTCGATCAGGCTAAAAATGGTTCCGCAATCATTCGCTTCCTACCTGCACCAGCTGGTGAAGACGTACCCTTTGTTCGTTATTGGGATCACGGCTTTCAAGGTCCTGGCGGTTGGTACATTGAAAAGTCTTTGACTTCGATTGGTCTCGACGATCCTGTCGGCGAGTATAACTCCAAACTGTGGAACTCTGGCCTTGAGTCTGATAAAGAGATTGCACGTAAGCAGAAGCGCCGCCTTCACTACGTTGCCAATATCTTGGTTGTCTCTGACCCTGCGGCACCACAAAATGAGGGCAAAGTGTTCCTCTATGAGTTTGGTAAGAAGATCTTTGACAAAATCAATGATCTTATGCATCCTGCCTTTGAAGACGAAGACGCAATAAATCCTTTCGACTTCTGGGAAGGTGCTAACTTTCGATTACGTATTCGACAAGTTGAAGGATATCGCAACTATGATAAGTCTGCGTTCGACTCACCATCTGCAGTATCTGATGATGATGCCGAGCTCGAGGCATTATGGAAGCGTCAATATCCTCTTGCAGAATTGATCGATCCCAAAAACTTCAAGTCATATGAAGAACTTCAACAGAAGTTGAATCGTGTACTTGGAGGCCAGCAGGTTAATGCAGTTGCTGAAGATGTACCTAGCGCAGCTCCTGTAGCCCCATCCGAGGCTCCTGCTTGGCAACCTCCTGTTGATGATGTTGTGCCTCAGGTAGAAGTTAGTACATCATTCGATGACGATGATGAATCACTTGACTTCTTCCGTAAGTTGGCTAATGAATAAGCTTGGGAAGCTGGTACTCTGGGGGCTTCGGCCCCCTTTTTTATGCAGGTACCACAACCGGTACCAATAAGATGATAACGATCTACTTCTGATTCTCTAACTGCATGACATATACACAGATACATTATGAGTATAGACGACCAGCACCATCGAGGAAATGATCTGCTGTACTGATAGATGATACTGCGGTCCCTATTGCTTTCTTTGCAGTATTACCCGCGGCTTCACCAATTGTTTGAGTACCTTGCATTACAGGCATCATGATAGGAATAATTTTTTGAGCTGTTTCTCGTGTCTCACCTTCAAGTTCTGGCATTACTTCATTATTAAGTACGGCTTTGATCATACGAGTAGTGTCGCCACCACCACCAGCAAAATCTATGGATTCGCGAATTACACTTTGACTGACACCGGTTTCATCAGAAATTTTACGTCTTACAACACCACCTTTAATAATACGATTTAATTCTGCTTTAGCGTCGCCACCACCTAGCAAAACATTAATACCACCCATTACACCTTGGCGCATTAATGGATCTTCGAAACCAATATTTTGATTAGCAACCTTACGCGCAACTCGGACACTAGATCTTTCATCTTCAGCAATAAAATCTGCTATAGCATCATCTTCTAGAAGATCTTGCATCAACATTTGTGCTGCTTTATTAGGTGTCTTCTTCGCTGATGTCACGGGAGTGCTAGCTGGTAGTTCTTCTAACTCAGCCTGCGTGACTCGGACACTAGATCTTTCATCTTCAGCAATAAAATCTGCTATAGGATCATCTTCTAGAAGATCTCGCATCAACATTTGTGTTGCTTTATTAGGTGTCTTCTTCGCTGATATTTCTTCTTGTGGTTCGGGCTCAGCGAAGTCTACACTTTTAGTTAGCTCTTTTTCTTGAACAACTTCTTCCTGAACTTCATCACTAGTACTAAGAGGTGGCTCAGGTATAACACCAGATCCTATTTTTGGCGTTTCTTCTTTTACGACTAATTCGACCGGCTCGTCTTTATTGGCTTCCACAGTTTGCAAGTGTTGCTGTACATCTTCTACACTGGCATTTTCAAAGTCTGAAACTTCATCTTCTGTTATATTTAGCATTGAGGCAGCTACCGTACGACTATCAGGTTTTCTTGCCCATGCAACCCAAGCATCTATTTCCGCTTGGCTTATTTCTTCGTCTTCATTGGTTTCCACAGGAGCAGTAGAAGGTATTTCAGCACCACGCAATGGTGCACCTCGTTCTACACTACCAATTTTCCATTCATCACCATATTGATCTACAAAAACACTTTCTTTTGGTGCTGGTGCACTATCTTTTGGTTCTCTATTTTCAATATATTGAGCAGTTAGCATATCCATAATGCTTGTCATACCGTCTGTACCTAATGCATCAGACAGCGCATATACGATAGGACGATCATATTCTGCTTTATATTCATCGTCTAATTTTAGAAAATCATCATATGTTTTTACTTTCTTAAAGAATGATACAATGTCTTCTGGATCTTCGGCTGTATCAAAATAACCTTCGCCTAATAGATCTCCAAGTAATTCTGCTCCTTGTTTATTACCATATTTTTCACGCATGGCTGCATCATCAGTGCCATTCGCAACATCAATTTCTTCACCTCTAAAGTGAGCAGCAATTGCACCTTCGATTGCATCTCCAAGTCCAGTGTGCTCATACAAGACTGTACCGGCAGTATATCCACCAACAAAAGCACCGGTTACTGCTGCGACTGGAGCTGCTAGAGCACCGGCTACTGTAGCACCAGCTGCAACCGCACCACTTCCCAATGCACCAGTTGATGCTAAAAGACCTGCACCTTGAACGGCGGCGGCTCCTAATGCAACATCACCAATAATTCCTGTTTCTTCGTCAGCGCGAACTACAGTATCTAATATAGATTCTTCGCTTTCTTCTTCACTTAGACCAGTATCATCGAATTCTGGTGGATCATCTATTTCTTCCTCGCCATCATCAGAATCATCAAGTAAAAGTGATCCGACTGCAATACCCATAACACCGAGTATTCCCATACCCAACGTTGTAGTTGCAACTGCAGTAAAAGCTTTAGACGCGTCTAATAATGCCGAACCGCCTATACCGTCTTTTCCTTCAGCTTCTTCTTCATCACGACGTCTTTCATTGTCTCTTTTAGTTTTTTGATTTTCTTTTAATACTAATCCAAGTTTTTTAGCAATCATTGCTAAGTTTTCATTGGTAGTATCTAGATCTGCGGTAACGATTGTCAGTTGTTGACGAAGATTATCGATGAGGGCATGAATATTACCAAGTTCTAATATTCTGCTTGAAATGAATGTACCTGCTTTGATACGAGGATTTAAATCTTCCTGCAGATCATCTAATTCAATTGAAACGTCTTTTCTAATAATAAGACTTGAAAGATTCGCATCTGATCGATTAGCAGTAGATTCCAAACCTTCTAGGCTTGGCATTGCTCTAGCAAAAGCTTCCTCTAATCCTTCGAGTGTAATTACAGGATCATCTTTAGGTATTGGTTGTCCGGCTGTTTTATTACCCTGTGATGCACCTAATTTACCAGCTTTTGCATCCGCGGCACTACCACCTGCTGACTTGCCACTAAATAATTTGCCCATGATTCCGCCGATCGTACCAAATGCACCGGCGCCAACCATTTTTTTGACTTTATTTTTTACGGATTTTTTTGCAGCTTTACCAGCTTTTTTAGCACCTTTACCTGCAGCTTTACCCATCCATTTAGCGGCTTTGCCTGTCCAGCTAGCAACTTTTGATCCAACGCTTAAAATTCCTCCGACTGCCATTATAGATCCGCCACGCTAGTTTGATTTTTTTCTTTTTGTTTTTTTACTTTTGCCACAAGCATTTCTAAATACAACTCCCTTTCGAAAGGTATCATACTCTCTACTTCTGTCAAGGAAAACTTGTGGTACTGAGTTATATCAAAGCTTAGCTTATAATATGTGTAGAGGTCTATGTAACTCAGCCCAGCGTAAAAAAATCAGTGATACTCCTAAACACAACTCTTTTCTCTTTTCCTTGACTATTTTCGTACGTAACAACATGTTCAATTTTAGGTGAAGTCTCAAAAAAAGCACTTATCTTTTGATATGATTCGACGGGCAATGTATCAAGAAACATTGCTTTTTCATCATCTGGATAATTGTGCCATTCATAAATTTCATCATTATCAAATACTAAATCGATGCAGTGTAAAATAGTTTCATACAAAATATCAGTAAAGTTTTTTAAATCTTTTAGTTTTTCAGATAGTGATGGTGTAGGTGATTTTAAAGTTACACCGATTGTATCAGTAATCATGATTTTATTTGTATGACCTTCAGGAAAAATAACCTCAACATCATCCAAGTTTGTTTCTAAATCATACACGATACCGTCATCACTATCTTCTACAGAAAATTTTACGATATTACTTACCGAATACGCCCGAAGTTTAATAAACAAATATTCTAAATCATATACAGGAATATTTTCAACATTAAACTCTTCACTAAGTACACAGTTTTGTACTACTTGTTTTACTGCTGCATAGATATCCTTATCTTCCTTTGACTCTTTTGAGATAAGTAGAATCTTTTCTTCTTTAACCAAAAAAGGTCTGATAAGTATTTCTTTTTGTGTCGACGGTTGTACGATTGCAAAAGTCGGCGACTGTATTAATGGTAAACCCATAATCTAACTCCAATTAACTAATTTCAAATCTCGTAAATCTATAACTAACATTCAGTTTAGCAATATCATCTGTTTGACCCCAATTTAATGCTATAGGTTCAACAACTGTAGGAAATGCTTCAATGAATTTAATCGTTTTTGCTAAATCACCCTTTCTATTATATACGAACACATTCATATCAATAGCATATTTAGCTAAATATTTTGCACCAAATTTTTGAGCTCCATCTAAATCAACAATTTCATTTGCCCATGCTCTATAGATTGCATATAAATCTGCTTTCTCATCCAAGAAATGATTCATCGAAACTTCTTGTGGCATATACTTATATGGAATATTATAGATTTTACCATTGCCATATGGAGAAAAATTATCTACCGACATAAATGCAACACCTGGCAGATTTACGCCTTCTGTTCTCAATTGCAATTCTTCTGTGCCACCGATTGGCGGTGCAATATTTACAGTAAAGGAATGTGAAGGCAAGGTGTCTTGCAATCTAGATTTCCATTGACTGAGATTAATGGCCATTATTGTTGCCCTAAAATAAGTTTCTTAGAATCACGATATACACGTGATTTCTTACCTTTTCTAAATCTCTCTGTTGGTAACATCAGAGCGATATCCCATTCTTCATACGGTATCCATAAAAAGCGTGATCTAATATGGTTATTTAGATACCGTTTGACAGTAGGTCTAAAGTATTTATATCTAGCTACGGAATTTAATAAACCATAACTTAGACGTAGTTTTTTTGATTCGCGAACTTGATCCATTCGTTCTATGGCATATAATCTATCCATCAACCGAGCTCGGTATATCGGTGGCAAATAATGTAGATTCATACCAAGAAAACCATCATTATATCTTTCGAGAACGAAGATAAGAGGAAAGATGTCATAGTAGGGCAATGTTTCTTTGCCCTTTGGATCGTATTGAAACATATACATACGACCAACATCAAGCTCGGTCATTTTTTGAAATAGCCGTTCTTTGTTTCTTAATTCGCGGCGTGTATTAACTTGTTTGACTGCACCTGCTGTATCTCTGTACCAGTCTCGTGCTTCTTCGTCACCAGGAAGTTGACCTTCGGCTTTACCTTGTTGTGCTATCTGTTGAAAGATATATGTTGCCATTAGAATTTAAGTCCTAGTTCTTTTTCTGTAATAATCACAAAATCCCATCCTCTACCCTTACAATATTTTCGAGCTTCGGTCCATTTCGCACTATTTACACCCCACGTCTTCACTTCATATAAATACTTTTTAGTGAGAGTTTTTTGCGGAGTTGGCTCTATGGTTTCTTTGAAAGGTTTAATTTCAACTACGACCACATCAAGTTTGCCTTCTCTGTTAATCTTTTTCACCCAAAAATCCGGATAGTATCGATGCATACGACCATCAATAGGAGATCGATAAGGAATAATTAGTTCTTCACTTGCCCACTCATGGACATCAGGGTGGTCATCTAAATATTTCATGAACACCAGTTCCCATCGACTTCTATAAATAATATTGTGAGCGTCTCCTTTATACTTTACCGGATTACGAGGCTTGAAGATGCCCTTATAAGTCTTCATACAACTATTTATAGGACAAAATAATGCCTACAAACGATAAGATAAAATCTGCGGCAACGAAAGCACTGAATACGAAAATAAAAAATGTTGGAGCCGGTGCTGCGCAATTATCGAGTAAACTATCTTTTAATGAAAAGACACAAATTAATGCCATTAAAGACTTAGGTAGTCCATCGACGACAGCCGGTAAGTTACAATCAGATTCTACTGCTGCATTAAATAAATTGTCCAGAACTCAAAACTCTGCCATGAATATCGGCGCCGACATTGCTGGTAAATTAGAATCTCAAGGCGTTTTCAACAAGAATACAAAAGCTTTATTGAATGGATCATTACAAAGTAGTGTACAAAATAAGATACCTTTGACTCAAGAATTTCCAAAGTTACCTGTTGATTTGTCAAACTGGAACAATCGTATCCCCAGTAATTTTAAAACACCTCAAGAAAAAATGAAAAACGCTAAAGAAGCGCTTACTGGTATCTCAGACTTTAGATATAACGGTGTCATTTATCCTGCAGATCTTGTACAAGAAGCGGCTGCATATGTAAAATTACAATTCTTTACTTATACTCGCGGCGATCCGTTTGCAGCTGGCTCAGTCAATCCTGCGGAATTTATATCACTACCTTTGCCTGACAATCTTAGTTTTGCATTTAATGTCAAATATCAAGAGCGTGATACTGGTATTATGGGAGATGTGATGAATTCTTCTGTTGCTCAAGCTGCTATTAATGAATCTGCCAATAAGAAAGGTGCGGAAAGAATGAAATCTGCAGGCAGTGCACTCATTAATAGTTTATCTGAATTGACAGGCGATGATGCAACGTCGGCGGCTGGTCAAGTCGCGATGCGAGCAGGATTCGCTGCATTAGAAAGTGCAAATGATATAGCAGGAGGATTGGCTGGACAAATTGTTGGATCTATTCCTAATCCACATCCAACGGTATTTTTTAAAGGCATGGAACTTCGACAATTCCAATGGTCATGGAAGTTTGTACCAAGAAGCGAGCAAGAAGCTAACGATTTGACTCAGGCATTGACTATGATTAAGAGATTTATTTTGCCCGAGAAAGAAAATAATTTTCTTAAGTATCCAAAAATGGTTCAACCTATTATTGAGGGTGACAACGTTGCAATGTATGGTACATTTAAAAAGGCTTTAGTGAGTGCTTTTAGCGTTAATTATACAGGCGAAGGTCAATCTGCTTTCTTTGTAGATGGTCAACCAGTTTCAATTTTATGTAATATGACTTTCCAAGAAGTTGAAAATTACACATCAGGCGACGCATAATGAAACATAATCAATATTTCAGAAAGTTTCCTCTAATCAGCTATAATGGAATTCCATCAGTTGATATCTTAACACGCGTAGATTTTCAATCTACTGTTAGAAAATATTTTGATGCTTTTTTTCAATACACAATGCAAGATGGCGAGAAGATAGAAGACATCTCATTTAATATGTACGGGGATGTTGATTTAGATTGGTTGTTATTGCATGCTAACGATATCATTGATCCCTATTACGACGTACCTCTTGATAATCAAACATTTGATAGTAATATTCGAAAAAAATATGGATCAATTGAAACAGCTTTAAGATCTGTATATGCGTATAGAAATAATTGGAGAAGCGACGAAACAATATTATCTGTCGCAGCATATAATGCATTGCCAGGTGAAAGAAAAAAATACTGGCAACAGGCACAAGGTGCGTTAGGCATGACTCTAGGTTATGAAAGAAGTAGAGAAGACTTTTTAACCTCTACAAATATAATCATTTCTCTTAGCTATGCTGATGGAGAAGAAGATGAATTCGAAGTAGGTTCATATGTATCTAGTGATACGGCTACCGCTCAGGTCGCAGGATCTTTAAATGGCATAGTAACGTTACAACATATCAATGGTGATTGGGACAGACAATCTGATTTTGTTGTTAATGCAGTGGATGGTTCAAAGTCAATAACTTTAAAAGCTAATTCATATAAAAAATTATATGACGTAATACCAGAAGTTGAGCAAATATATTACTCACAATATAGTGTATATGATTATGAATTTGATATAAACGAAAGAAGAAGAGACATATATTTGGTGCAAGATGCATCAACGTCTATCCTTAATAAACAACTTACAGACTTATTGAAATAAATCATGGCTGATCCTTCTGAATTTGATGTATCTGATGTAATTATTCCGAATAAAGAGGTTATGCTTTATTCGTTTAATAAATCAAAAAAACTAAACATCTATCCACAGGTCACTGGGATCGATATTTTCGAATCCCTTGACAATTATACTATCACAGCAGAAATTTATATTGCTGATGGTATAGAACTAATGAATGAATTTCCACTAGGTGGAGAAGAAATAGTCGAAATTACTTTGCAAACACCTAATCGCGATTCACTTACGTATGAATTTTTTGTCGAAAGTATTCAGGGTTTGACTGTTAACACACAACAGAATTTACGTTCATACAGATTACGTTGTGTTACAAAAGATTTTCTTAAAAACTCGTTTAAAGTATTTACACGTAGATATAAAGATTTAAAATACGATGAAGCATTACAAGAACTATTAAATACGGATTTAGGTTCTGAAGTATCTCTTATGACAACAGAAAGTACAAAAGGAAAATTTGATTATGTTGTCAATAAAGTCAGACCCTTTCAAGTGATAGATATAATAAAAGAAAGAGCTGTATCAGCTGAAGGTAATAAGTCTTCGGCATTTGTTTTCTATCAAGACTCTAAAGGATATCATTTTCAAACAATTGAAAAACTAATAAAAGATAGAAAAGGTGGTGCTAGCCAAAAAGAATTCTTTTATGATACATCAAATAGAGCAGCAGAATATGATAAAGTAATTAATGCTAGAAATATGTTGGCTTATGAAATTATGAAACAAGGTTCTTCTATTACGAAAGTAAAAGATGGCGCAATGAGATGTCAATTTCGTGAATTTGATATTTTACGAGGAACATATTGGCCAGTACAAGAATATAATAATCCATCGGATCAAGCTTTGTTTGAAAAAACTGATGATTCGAATGATTTTAATAGCGCAGATTATAATTCATTTACTACTGAATTGCCAGCTGTTACAAGAATGATGGTAAAAGATGGATTGCGTCCTGAAATGGAACATAATAAAAATGTACATTATCAGAGACCGTTTATACAACGTATGCAACAATATGGTGTAAGAGTAAAAGTATATGGTGATACTGGAATAAGGGTTGGTGATGTTATTAAATTAAATATACCAGATATATCAGGCACAACTACGACACCGAAACAAGCTCAAATTTTTAGTGAAAACTATATCGTAGTAAATCTAAAACATCAACTTGAAAAAAGATCTAATTCTGATTTCGAGCATTTTTTAATAATGGAAGTGACGAAGCCAAATCAATACAGCAAGTCATTGGGGTAAATTATGTCATATTATTCTATGGGAGATTCTTTTAAATGGTTCATGGCTCGGGTCATCGATATTAAAGATCCCGAATCATTGGGCCGTGTAAAGATTCGAGTGATTCATGATCAAACTGGTGAACTAGGTAAAAAGACAAAAACATTTGGCATTTTAGATGACGATTTATTGTGGGCATATCCAATATCTGCTATTCAATCTGCCAGTTTATCATGGAAAAAAGTAGTAGAGCTTGAAGAATATCCAGTGCCCGATTGGATTGATGCTGTTGGTTTATCTCCTACCGGTATAGCAGTTGGCTCGTATGCATTTGGTTTTTATTTAGATGGTCATGAAGGAAACATTCCACTCATCTTTGGTACGTATCATAAAATCTCTGCATATCCTGAACCACCTACAGATCCACAAACTGGTGAGATGCTGCAAATCAAACCACCGGAAGAAGATAAACCATATTATGATGTTGCTGCTTTAGCTAAAGGATTCTTATTCGATCCTGAAGCTGAGGAAACGCGGCCTGGTCAAACATTACCAAAAGAACCATATTCTATAAGCTCGTTATGGAAAGAGAACGAGACCGATCTGGCACCGGTTGATGAGTTTGTAACAGCATATAATGCAGAATATCCATATAATTTGACTTATACAACAAAAGCCGGACATGCCATTGAATTGGATGATACCATTGGTGCAGAAAGAATTCATATCTGGCATAAATCAGGTAGCTATGAAGAAATATCATCGGGTACTAATCCAACAATCGATGATGATGATTCTAAGGAATGGCCACTCGATGGCCCAGTAGGATATAGCTATAAAACGGCAGGCGGTGTAGATGAGAATGAATATGATGGTCGACGTAATCGAAAGACAATGGATTCATTTTTTGATACAGTAATTAAAGATAAGAACGAACTTACTTTACGTGATCATAATACCGAGGTTGCTAATACCGAATCAATAAAAATTGGCAACACACAATTTGTAACTATAGGTCATAAAGTATGGCCAGGCAATCGTATTAATGATAATGGCGAGACTGATTATGAGGGCGGTGGTCTTGCTGAATTAAATTCATATTTTGATGTAGCTAATAATACATCAGTCACAACTGGTAATAATTATCTTTTGCAAGTAGGATATGTTCCTGATGCAGAACGTAGATTCAGAGATACAGGTGATCCTATCGATGAATTTAATTATCTGGTTGATGTGGCAAATAATGTTGAATGGACATCGGGTAATAATTTTAATCTCGCTATAGGATATGGACATAAAGGTGAAAGAGACTTATTAAAAGAAGATGAATTTAATCTGATTATTGATACTGCTAATAATTCAGTATATACATCTGCAAACAATTCTCAAAGATGGGTTGGATATGGTAAAAGCTCGCGAGTACAATTAGGAGAATTTGAAGATAGAACAGATGTTGCAAATAATCAGTATTTAAACGTAGGTAATAATCAAATAATTACAATTGCCAATAATCAGAATGTTTCTGTTGGTGCAAATTGTGTGGTAGCTATAGCTGATAACTGTACAGTGACTATTGGTCAAAATTGTAGTATTACTGTTGGAGGCAATGCTACGATTTCAGTGTCTGGTACTATGGATATGAATTCAGGTGGTGCTATGAATATTAGTAGTGGAGCATCTATAACGATGTCCGCACCAACGATTGATATCAACTAATGCCAGCTGCAGCAAGAAAAGATGATGCGATCGCATGTGGTTCTAAGATCAATGCGGGTTCTGGTAACGTTAATATAAATGGTAAAGCTGCAGCCAGAAAAGGTGATGCATGTGTTGAACCGGGTTTTTCTGACCATGTTATAGATGAGGGATCAGGCACAGTAAACATTAATGGTAAAAAAGCAGCGCGTGTCGGTGATAAGGTTACGACTCATACGAAGTCTCCACCTGAACACGTTACACCAGCAATTAGTGCTGGTTCTGGTAATGTAAATATAGGCGGATAAATAAGAAAAATAAGTAGGACACTTATATGGGCGTCAGAGTAGCAAAACAAAATGAAGAGTATAAATTATCAGGTCGGGTAGATGATATCTATTCCGATTTTAATCATACTTTTCGAGCACACCCAAACACTGGTCAAATCGTAAGAAAAACGAATGTTGATGCAGTGAAATTGGCTTTGCGCAATTTGATTTTGACTAATAAATATGAGAGACTACGCAATCCTCGTTATGGTGGAAATATACGACGATATCTGTTTGAAACAATTGAACCGCGTATTGAATCAGAGATTGCGCAAGAAATTGAATATATGGTTCGAAATTATGAACCACGAGTTCAGTTAGTAGAGACAAAAGTAAAAGCATCGGAAGAAGATCAAGCTGTTTACGTAAGATTAATATTTTATACAGTAAGCGCTAAAGATCAACAAGAAATTGATTTAGTATTGTATAAGGTAAGATAATGGCAAAAACAAAAGCGGGCTTCGGTGTAGCCGTACATGAAAGAACACCAAAAAGCACTTCTATTGGTAGAGGTAAAATCAAAATGTCGTCCATGAATAAAAAGAAGAAAGCGTCTTATAAAAAATATAGAGGACAAGGCTAATGGCCACTAGTAACGATCTAACATCATTAGATTTCGATTCGATCAAGGAAAACTTGAAGACTTATATGAAGTCTCAAGATATTTTTCAAGATTATGATTTCGATGGATCTAATCTTAATGTGCTGCTCGATGTGTTATCATATAATACGTATTTAAACGCTTTCTATTTAAATATGATTAGTAACGAAATGTTTCTCGATACAGCATTATTGAAAGACTCTATTATTTCGCATGTAAAAGAATTGAATTATATCCCTCGATCATTTCGATCTGCCGTTGCCGAAGTTAATATTACATTAGTCGATTCATCTGATGATGCTACTATTCTTTTACCTCGAGGTACTACATTTACCGGCACATCAGGTAATCGAAATTTTACTTTTACTTTAGCAGAAAATGTACAAGCTATTAGTACTAATGTAAATAATGAATTCGTCGCTTCTAATGTAATTATTCATGAAGGAGATTATGTAAGTGATTCATATGTTTCGAATGACTTAAGTCCAGTCAGATATGTAATTAAAAATAAAACCGTTGATACTAATAGTATTCGCGTAACTGTAATTGAAGATAATGGTGCTGTTGTAATTAATTATACTATTAGAGATAGTCTTTTTGGTATTGATTCGACAGATACGGTATTTTTCTTACAAGCTATGGAAAACGATACTTATGAAATTTTATTTGGGGATGGTGTAATTGGCCGGCCGCCTAAAAACAATTCAATTGTTTTAATTGAATATCGAACATCTAATGGTGAATTGCCAAATGGTATTGCAACATTTGTAGCAGATGACGATATTGGAACGGCTACAGTTACTAAAATCGAAACATTATCAAAGGCATCAGGTGGTTCAATTCCGGAATCACTGTCATCAATTAAATTTAATGCGCCGCGCGCCTTTACAACTCAAGAACGTGTAGTAACGGCGGGTGATTATTCAACATTATTAAAAGCAAATTTTTCAGAAATAAATGATGTACTCGCCTATGGTGGAGAAGAATTTACACCACCACAGTTTGGTAAAGTTATTGTAGCAGTAGATTTAAATAATACAGATGAATTACCACAAACTTTTAAAGATAAGTATTATGATTTCATTAAACCTAGAAGTCCTCTATCTATCGATCCAATATTTGTAAAACCTGAATACACATATGTGAGTGTAAAAACAAACGTTAAATATGATATTGGTCAAACATCTTTGAATGTTGACGATATTCGCAGTCTTACTATTTCTGCTGTACAACAGTATAATGATGAATTTTTAAATGGCTTTGGTAAAACATTACGTTTTAGTAAATTAACTGCTGCTATCGATGATGTACAACCTGCCATTATTAGTAATGATACAACAGTTGTTGCTACTAAGTTTATTCCATATGATGAGAATAGACAAAACTATACGTTAGATTTTTCTATGCAAATTGAAGATAATCGTGGACAGAAACGAGGTAGGCATGCTTCAAAACAATTGTCAGCTGTTTATAGTTCAGCATTCCAATTCCAAGGCGATGAGTCTTTCATAGAAGATGATGGTGAAGGCAATTTGTGGGTTGTAAGAAACGTAACAGATAATGATGATATTATTGAACATGAACAAGTCGCTAAAATTGGTTCTGTAGATTATACTCAAGGTTTAATTATTATTGAAAACTTTGCTTCATCACAAGTATATGGTGGTAATTTAAAGATTTCAGTTATACCAAAAGATAGCGATATCGAAGCACAGAAGAGATCTATTCTTCGTGTTCTCGACGAAGATATTGTAGTTAACGTGCAACAGGTTCGAATCTAATGGCTATAGATTTTACAAAAAATATAAGCAATCTTGTCGCTGATCAATTTCCTGCGTTTTATCAGGAAGAAGGCGAAATGTTTATTGCTTTTGTAAAAGCATATTATGAATGGATGGAAACTGAAGGTCAGGTTCTGTATGGTGCACGAAGATTATCAGAATTTAGAGACATCGATAAAACTGTCGATGATTTTATTCTACGATTTAAAAACAAATATCTAGCAAACATTCAATTTAACGTTGCAACTAACAAGCAGTTATTCATCAAAAATGCTTTGGAATTTTATCGAGCCAAGGGTTCTGAGCGCGCCGTTGATTTATTCTTCAAACTCGTATATGGATTAGAAGCACGAGTTTATTATCCCGGTGATGATCTATTTAAATTATCTGATAACACTTGGCAGAATGAACGCTATCTTGAAGTCATTCCAAATAGAGATAACTTAAATTTTGTAGGACAGCAAGTATTTGGAGCAATCTCCGGTGCGACGGCTTTTGTAGAAAGATTAGTGCGAGTAAAAAAAGGCTCGCAAATGATAGAAGTTTTATATCTATCTGGTTTAAATGGAGATTTTCAAACAGCAGAAAATGTTATCACTCGAAATTTAGGTGATAATAATGTAACAGCTCGAATAAATGGCTCACTTACAAGCTTTGAGATTTTAACTTCTAGTGGCGGATTTGATGTAGGTGAACAGGTATATGTTGTAGATGGTCGAGGAAAGAAAGCAAGAGCCTTCGTAAAACAAACCACTGACTATGTAGGTATCGTAGAATTTAAACTTATCGACGGTGGTTGGGGATATTCTAACGAAGCACAAATTATTGGTTCAGAAAGATCATTCAGATTTGATAATATAACATTTGAAGACACAGATTATTTTTATCATACAGATTTAGAAAGACAATTTCAATTAGTTACACAAGACTTGGCTCTTATCGACTTAGATCCAAATTCTGTTAATACTGAAACAGCATTCCAATTGAGTATTGGTACAAAAATATATGCATATGAGAATAATGATCCATCAACCTATCCAACACCTTTATTTGAAGCAAAAATTGTAGAAAAAAACTCTACTTCTAATACAATGGTAATTAATTATATTGAAGCAGATTATATCGATGCGAATGGTGATATTATTTTAGATTCGAATAATAATATTGAATTATTCGGTAATACTGTCACAGAATTCTATACATCGACAGATTCAGCTGGTACAGGCGGTGCAAACACAGATCTGACAATAAACATTGATAGTAATGCGGCTGCTATCACAGATGTAAAAGCACAAGCAAATATTATTGCATGGGGTGATACTTTTACAATTGAATATACTGGCGGAAATTTAAATGCTGGTGATGTATTATATCAACACGAAGATATAGCAGAACAAAGATATAGTTATTATAGTGTAGCAAATACATACGCAATTGTTGATGACGGAAGTCAAAAACAATATGCTAATGTAAAACGCAGTGTAGGTTTTCCGCGAACTAATAGAATATCATATCGCGAAACTGATGGGCTTGAAATTAGTATTGTTGATATTTCAAATGTAGAAGCCGGTGCTATTAGTTTTGGTAATGACTTAGTTAATCAGACTCCATTTAAAGATTTTGCAAATACATACAGTTCGAACACTGGTTTTCATTCTGCAAAAAACGATAGCTTTACATATACTCAGGCGGCCATATTTGAAATAGATGAAAGATCTGAATTGCAAGGTTTAACACAATGGGCATCTGGCGAAGTCATTAATACCGAAGCAAATCAAATTATTCATGGTGGTTCAGCATCGGCTAATTTGACAGTCGCAATCGATTATGTCAATGAAAATGGACTAGGCAGTGTTGACTTTGCTAATACTACACTTGCAGATGCTTTGTCGATTGATACCAATTTACAAAAAGAATACGGTTCAATACAGGCGATTGTAACCACGGCACAAGGTCGAGAATACTCACGTGACCCATTCTTTATTGTATATGAACCTGATTTTTATCATTGGGACCGATATGATTTTTATATCAAATATAAGTTAGAACCACAAGTAAAAGCTTTTCGAATCGGTGAAAATATTGTTACACTAAACGGAAATCCAGAAGCAAAAGCTCGTATATACGAACATAACCCAACAACCGGTGAAATTAAAGCCCGTCGAATTAAAGTATCTGATTATGATGATGTTAGAAATATTAGTTTGATTACCGGTAATAGTGGTAGTGGTACTGTTACAGTAACTGTTACTGCTAAACATACTATAGAAGATGGTGATGTAGTTTCGATTACAAATACAACCAATTTTAATGTTGCTGATGTGGTAGCTACGAAGATAGATGAGTTTACATTCGAATATGCAGCAACCATTGTAGCTGCAGATGAAACAACTGGTAACATAACTGGTAATATTGAAGATCACGTTTGGTTAAGTGATGACTTTAGAATTGGTGATACAATTACTGGTGAACAATCAGACGTCTCAGCTGATATTGAAGTTGTAGATGAAATGCGAATGCAACCTCGCACGGGTTTAAATGCAGACGTCGACGCTAGAGCATTTAGTGGTAGTGGTTTTGCGACTGAGATCGAAGTATTAGATTCTGGTTTTGGTTACTTTGGTAAAAGATATGCTGCAGGCGTATTAACAGAACAAGCTAATAGACCTGCGATTCCTGGCGAAACTTTAAATTTAAAATCGGCTGTTGACGAAGATAGAACTATTCAAGCTTATGGTTTCCTTGGTAAACAAGGTGTAGCTCCGGGTGTACATCCAAATCGAAAATCATTTTTAAGTGAAGACAAATATCTAGCTGATAATGATTTCTATCAAGAATATTCTTATCAGGTATTAACAGCCTTGCCGTTCGATAAATATAAACAAACGTTGATCGATGTGTTACATGTTGCCGGCACAAAACCATTTGGTGGTTATGTAGGAACATCTATATCAAATTTAAATATTCAGACGTCGACTTCGATGGCTCAATATACAATTAAGCAATTCCCGATGTTTGTTAATGATCAGTCCTTCTTTACACATACGGCGACATAAATATAAATTTAGGATTAAAATAAGTCATGGCAAAGACACTCATACCATCAGAATTTAAGACTCATATAATTGATCAGCTGATCGAGTCTGTTACTGAATCTGCAAATACAGTTTATTATGCATTTATCGGTGATCATATCGCTGCAGGTGCAACTGAGGAAGAAGTTGATCAGCCTGTTCAAAACTATAATTCAATTCAAATACAAACATATCGAAATATGTTAATTGGTAAAAGAATGAGTTTTGATGATATTAAATTTATGATTCCTCGTTATGACTGGGAAACAGGTACAGTATATGAAATGTATGATGATACTGTAACTAATCTACTCGACAAAAATTTCTTTGTATGTGTTGATGAGAATGCATATAAGCATGTTTACAAATGTCTCTATAATGCCAATGGCGCACAAAGTACATCCAAGCCATTATTTAAAGATGCACAGTACGATGCAGAATTATATGAAGAAGGCGATGCATATTATGAAACAACAGATGGTTATCAATGGAAATATATGTATTCTATTGATTCGCGTACTTTTTCTAAGTTTGCTACTCAAAAATATATTCCAGTAACAGCTAATACTACTATTGAAGCCAATGCAAGTGAGGGATCGATCGACGTAATTAGAGTTATATCTACTGGAAAAAACTATAGAAATTCAAAATCGGGTCAATTCATTGCTGAAGATTTTAATCGTATTACAACCACGATTGCCGATGGAGCAGGCATTGCTGATCCGACTCTATGGTATCGTATTCGCGAAGCTTCGCAGGTAGAAAATTTCTATGCCAACACTGTGATGTATCTTACGAGTGGCACTGGCTCCGGAGAATATAGATCAGTTGTACAATCTAAATATGTTACAGGCGTTGGAGTTGTTGTAAAAATCGAACAGCAATGGACACTAGCACCTGATGATACTACTACATATGAACTATCACCAGAAGTTAGAATTACCGGAAATGGTGATGAATCAGTAAAAGCCATTGCACGTGCCGTGATTAATACTGCAGCTGCAGATAGTATTGATCGAATCGAAATGTTAGAAAATGGAAGAGGATATACATACGCAGTAGCCGATGTCTTAATTGGTGCACCTGCAGATGAAGATCTCGAACAATCGGGTGTGTTAATTGAAACTACACCTGCACAACTTAGACCAATTATTTCTCCTCAAGGTGGCCACGGCGCAAATACTGCAGTTGAATTGGGTGCTAAACATCTAGCGATGTACATGAAATTTAATAGAGACGAAACTGGTTTGATTGCAACAGAAAATACGTTTGGTCAATTTGGAATCGTAAGAGATCCAATGTATGCAAACGTTGAAATATATTATACATCTCCCACTGGTATTTTTATTGAAGATGAAGACGTCGAACAATTTATACCATTAAAATTAAATGGAACGTTTAATGCAAACACTACATTGCAAGATGGAAAATTTGTGCAAAGAACAGACGGATTAGAAGATAATTACGCTGAATTTTTTGACACAGGCGATAAGATCTATATAAAGAATGCAGATAATACTGATCAAGTTTTTATGACAGAAGTTGCAGTGGGTTCAAATACTACCGCGATTTCATTGAAAGATGAAATCGCTTTTCTTGTTGATGGATTTGATTTTAATGTTGAAGTCTTTAGGTCTAAAACAGTTGCAACTGCAAAAATTACAAACACAAATCCACCTGTAGCATCACCGGGTGCTACTGCGTTCTTATGTGATAAGGTAGAACCTAATTTTGTGGTCGGCGAATTAGTATATGGTAGAACATCGCGAGTCGTAGCAGAAGTCACTGGTATTGATATAAATAATAGGATTAATAGTAGTACTGCAACATTTAACTTTGCTGATTACAATCAAATGTTAAAAATTCAAGGTACTACTACTGATACACTAGAATATAATGAAAAAGTAAGACAAGTACCTTTTAATACTGCTGAAATTCAAGGTGCTTCTCCCATCGATGCAACTGGATTTATACATTCGTGGACAAGCGATCAAATAAATCTAACAAGAGTCGAAGGTGATTTTCAATCCGGAGGAAATGAAATTACTGGAGACAACAGTGGTGCAGTTTTTGAACGAGTGCCAGGTGATAACTTCGATATCACATACGGAGATCTAGATCCAAATGAAGGATCGATCATATATATACAAAATGATATACCTGTTTCCAGAGAACAGAATCAATCAGAAGAAATTCGAGTAATCTTGGAGTTTTAATCAATGCCCCTTACTACAAATTTATCGGTTTCTCCTTACTTCGACGATTACGATACAAATAGCGAATACTATCGTATCTTATTTAAGCCAGCAACGGCAGTCCAAGTACGTGAGATGAATCAATTGCAGGCTATGCTGCAACACCAGATTGAAGAATTTGGTGATCATATATTGAGATCCGGAACGATTTTATCAGGATGCCAATTCTCATTTAAATACTCAATGCCATACGTTAAGATTCTCGATAATGCAGAATCTGGTGCAGCGGTTGATGTAGCTCGATATACTGGTTACTTTGTTGAGGGGCAAACAAACAAAGTAAACGCACGAATTACTCATACAATTGCAGGTTTTGAAGGATCTGATCCTGATCTTAACACCCTATATGTTGAATATACTGATTCCGGTACTAATTTCGATATTGATGGTTTTGTAGAAGACGAAGTATTAAAAATTTATTCTGCGGATAAAAGACTACACGATATTATTATTACCGACCCGTCATCAGGCTTTGCTAACTCAGATACTGTAGTTATTTTGTCTGCAATTGAAGTATCAAACGTAACATCTGGTACATCTGAAGGTATATCATTAGGATCATCTGAAGTATTATTGGATGACAGTGGCACACCGACGGTTCGTGTTGAAACATACGCTGCACAAGAAGTATTAGAAGAAGAAAATACTGTATTACTTCGTATTAAACCAGTTGATTCTGATTTGGCGCCAACGCCAGATGCTACATTCTGGGAAAATTTGGAAGAAGGTACAACTCTTATTGGTCAAACAACCGGTCAAGAAGTAAAAGTTGTTAAGATTCGAGGAACTGGTGCAACAGGCAAAATTACTACAACTCGTACTGGTTCTATTGCATCAGCAGAAATTTCTACTGGTGGTAAAGATTATGATATATTACCATATGTAACTCTTTATTCTACAACTGCAACTACACTTCAGGTTGGCCAATTAACTCTTACTGCACAGGATTATGTAACTAGAGTTAAAGTTGCATCATCTGCACAGTTTACTGATCCGATTGGTTATGGTTTTGGCGTTAATGTAACTGAAGGTAAAATTTATCAGAAAGGTCATTTTCTAAAAGTTGATACTCAATTTGCAATTGTCAGCAAATATTCTAATACTCCATCAGATTTGTCGGTTGGTTTCGATACAACTGAATCGATTGTAAACGTTTTTACAGATTCTACGTTGTATGATAATGCACAAGGTTTTTCAAACGAAGGTGCACCGGGTGCTAACAGACTTAAATTAATACCAAGATTGGTTGCTAAAACATCAGCTGAAGAAGAATCTGATGCTGCATATTTTCCAATTATTAAATTTAATAATGGTCGACCTTTTGCTATTAATGAACTGACACAATACGGTAAGTTAGGTGATATGATTGCCCGACGTACCTATGAAGAATCGGGTAACTATACTCTCGATCCCTTCCGATTGGCCACTAAATCATCAGAAAATATTGCAAATACAGATACACATTTTACATATGTAATTGATCCCGGTCATGCATATATTAATGGTTATCGAGTAAAAACAATTGCTAACTTCATTAAAGAAGTACCTAAGGGATTGGAGGTTTTATCAGAAACCGCCCTTGGTCGAGATATGGAATATGCTAACTACATCATTGTTAATAATTTAACTGGTGTATTTGATTTTAAAAATGCAGATGATATTGAATTATATAGTACTGCTGCATCGAAGTTAGATGATGCAAATGGTCCTGCCAGTGGAACTGCCGGCATGGGTACACAGGTTGGTTCTGCTAAAATTAGAAGTATTGTATTAGAAAATGGAACACCGGGCACACCATCGGCAACATATAGACTTCACTTATTTGATATTACAATGCAATCCGGTAAAAACTTCCAGCGCGATGTACGAAGTGTATATTCATCTGCTGGATCATTATTTGGTGCTGCAGATGTTGTTTTGACATCTGGTAGTGAATATACCTTACGTGAACTAAAGAGCACAGGAACTGGTGATGCTAACGGCGAGTTTATACCAGCATCATATCGACAAAAAGCAGATATCTATGGATCAACAAATCAAAGTCTAATCGTAGATACTGGTCGAGCCACAACTCTTGATGGTGATGCAGCTAATAATGTTACATACACATATCGTACTAGTACAGATGATTTGACTGTAGGTTCTGCTGGTACAATTTCTATCAGTGCTGCAGCTTCTACGATATTTCCATATATTGGAAATCTTACAGATGCTGAAAGAAAAGAACTTATACTTGTACCTAATCAAGATTTAGTTGCAGGTTCGACTTTTGCATCTGGTTTGACGTTTACTACTGATACTTCAGGTACTTATACTCTTCTAACTGCAACAGCAGGTACACCTAATTTCTCTTCGAATGTTCAAGCAGGAGATTGGATTACAGATGGTGTAAATACTTCGCTCATCATTGAAGTAGTAGGACAAGATGCAATTAGAGTAATTAAAAATGGATCTTATCCTACAGCTGGCACACTAAAGCGCGTATTCCCCGCGTATGTTCCTATTAATAGATTTACTGCATCATCTACGGCACCTTATTCTTCGTTGATTGTAGATCTCGGTATTACATTTAGTTCAGATATTACTAATGCACTAACTGCAACATATAATTTAAAGAGTGAAAATACTTCACCAATAGCGTTTACTGTACGAAGAAAAAGATATGTCAAATTAACGACTGCAGCTGGTTTTACAAAAGAAGCAAATAGATCATTAGGTATACCGGGTATCTTTAGATTGCGCGCCGTATATAATGGTACGACAACAGCGGCAACAGATATTACAAATGAATTCTTTGTTGATATGGGTCAGACTGCTAATTATTGGGGTTTAGGATCACTTCGAAAAAATGATACATCATCTGTGTCATTAGCAGCAACGATTTTGGTCGAAGTAGATTATTTGGAACCAGCTGCCCGCGGCGGCTTAAAAACTGTTGACTCATATCCTATTGATGATGAAAAAGATTTAGATGCATTGACCACAGCTGGCACGAATATTCATAATCTTGAAATTCCTGTTATTACAGTACAAGGCATTACGTATGATTTACGAGAAGCATTTGACTTTAGACCATTTGTAGATCAAACTGCTGCTGATGCTACCACAGATGCAACAGCATCAACCGATCCGAGTGGAACAATTGCATTTACTGGTCTCAGTGGTCTAAAATTCCCACGGCCGCAGGGCGATATTATATACGATATAAGATCATATAAGGGAAGAACAGATGAGATCATGATCGATATTGATGGTGATTTTCATATTGCTCAAGATACCAACAAATTAGATAAATCAGATCCAAACGCGATTGTCTTATATAAGGTAGATGTTGCTCCCTATCCTAGTTTACCACAAGTATTGTCGACAGACATAACTACAATTCTATACACAAATGTCATCAGCGAACGCGATACTTCAGGATATCGTGGTGATCGATATTCTATCAAAGCTACCAGAATTGACGATCAAAATGAAGGTTATACAATGTCAGACATCGCAAAATTAGAGCGACGTCTAGAAGCATTAGAATATAATCAAAATATATCAGAACTTGAAGACTCAGTTAAGAATAGAAAAATCCCAAGTTCGGTAGATTCTACACTTGAAAGATTTAAGTTTGGTTTCTTTGTTGATAATTTTGAAAACTATGATCTGGCAAATATTCAAAATCCTGAATATAATGCATCAATTTATGAATATGTATTGCAACCAGCTCGTGGTACATCTACAATTGATTATAAGCTCGATGCACAGTCAGGACCATATAGAACAGGAAATAAAGTTACTTTTCCATTTTCACGCAAAAGATTATTATCACAAAAATTTGCTACTTATGGACCATATATTCCTGAGCCACAGCCACCTGCCATTACTGATGCATGTCAATTTGTATCGAATAGAAATACAAAGAATATAGGAGATTCAACGGGTAGTTGGTCTAAACTACAAAATGTTTGGGAAGAAGCTAGTTTCTTAGCACCCGATTTTACTGATAATTCAACTAGAAATATCGATCTTACTTTTTATATTCCGAGGGGCAAGGTTGCATTTGAAATTATTCAATCATCTACTAAGCCTACGCGTGGATTGGAAAATGCAAATATAGTTTGGTCAAGTGCATCACAAACACCAGTCGCCGTAACACCGCCTGATGCAATTGCTCTTTATAAAAAATTATATCCTGTTAAAAATAGTAGAAATTCAGCTATTTCATATGCCGATAATCCGTGGTTTGTAGCATTGTCTGCAGCCGGAACTATAACCTTGACCGGTTCACCATCGGGCACTATTAATTACAATTGTTTTAAAGGTGCTGGAAAAATTTCCATTCCTTATGATTATACAAAAGGAAAATGGATCACAGTACGTGCTATTAAGGGTGGTGAAATATTTAACTATGAAATCTGTTATCCTACAATTACAGTTGCTGATCCAATCTTTGACACAGGTGCGACCGAAAGAAATACACGACCACCTTCATCAGCTAAAGGCACATTCCTCTATACTAAATGTATTGGTACAACATTAGTAACATATGTTTCTGATGGCAATTATGGTACTCAAGTTGGTAATAGGGCTCCTAATTCAACTAAATGTGGTTATGTAATACCTGTTCCTAATCCGGTACCAGTGCCTGAACCTGTTATTCCTGCTCCACCTGCGTGTCCTCCATCTGGCACAGTAGCAAAAACATTTTGTACGGCTACTATTGATAAAACATTAAATACATTTGTTTTTACTGGTAAAAGAGGAACAAATGGTAAGTGTGCCATTAAATTGTCGACATCAGATCCAAATAATGTTCCAGTATGTAAATATGTGGCACCAAAACCACCACCGCCTGTTTGTACGAGTCCTGTACGACCAGCACCAAAACAAGACGATGGCTGTGATAATCCAACACCAACAAATCCGGATTGTTCAATTGCAGTAGCGCCACCGGTGAAACCAGCTGTACCTCCGGTAGTTGTTAGGCCACCAATCATTCGGGGAAGTCCTCCGCCCGTAGTACCTCCGGTGAAGGCACCACCAAAAGTTCCGCCGCCTATGCCGGATCCTTTGCCTGTGCCGCCTAAAGTGATTAAGCAGCCGCCAAGACAGCCAGCACCTAATCCAATACCGGATAAGGTACCTACTAGAAGGCCGCCGTATAGATCACCTTCGGTGCCGCCTAGCATTCCTCCGATTGCAACTAATCCGGTGACGCCGGCTACACCAGATCCAGCACCAAAAACAACACATGGTGGTCATGGATGCTTTGTAGCAAATACGAAAATATTAATGAGTGATTTCTCTTATAAGAATATTCAAGATATTGTCGTAGGCGATGAAGTTGTAGGTCAACATGGCGAGTTTAATGATGTTGTAGAATTGTTCCCAATTCCAGTTGAATTGAGACCGATGGCTACTATCAATGATAAACTAACATTGACAGCATATCATCCTATTTTAACCTCAGAAGGATGGCGAGCAGTTGATGCAGTTAAAGCAGCACAAATGCATCCTGATATGGAAATATCACAACTAGAAATTGGTGATACAATTATAACGTTAACTGATGCTGGTATGACATCTTCTGAAGTTGTAATAAATATTCATAAGTTTGATGATAGTATTGAAGTGTTTAACTTCCACGTTGATGGTGATAATACTTACACAGCCGACAACGTCGTTGTACATAATAAACTAACCAGACATATTAGAACTACTAGACTACATTAATAAGGTACAATAATGGCTCGTAAAAGATTAATAGGAAATTTAGCAGCTTTAAAGCAAAAAGATGATAATTTCTTTTCATTGCCTGAAAAATATGAGTTGAATCATGTGCCAGGTGGTTTAACTAAAATCAAAGCGGCTGGGTTAAAACCTAATACTCGTTATAAGGTAATGTTAGATAATAAACCCGGTCAACAATTTGAAGATGTGACTGATTTCTCTTTACCTATCGGTGAATCTATAAAAAATAATTTACACCGGGCTGGCAATAGAGGCATACTGACATATTTAAAAACTGATGATGCTGGTAAATTAGATTTAACGGTAATGAACTTTGGCGGCGATGCTATTAGTACTGTCGGTACTCCTACGGCTGGTCAACGTAGTGCAGTCGAACTGTGGAAACAATATCGGCAGCGTAGTAAGAGTCATGATAAAGGTCGGGAAAAAATTAAACTTATCGAGTATTCACAAGTTAATAATCCTGATTCTGATTCAAGAATTAAAACTGTAAAGTTTCAATATAATAGTAGTACAATTGATGACGAAGCTAATATTGGTGATGACGCGTTACCTCCGGGTATTATTGCAGATGCAACACTGCCAAAAACAGGTAAACATCGACCAAGACGACCAACCGAAACAACTGGTGCATTTTATCAAACGTTTTTCATTAATTCCAGACTTGTCGGTGGATCAAAAACTGTCGATATCACAGATGTAGTTTTATATTTACGAAGAAAGCCTGGCCAAACAGGTAATAGAAGCGGCCGAAAAAATCCGGGCATTAACGTTATTTTGTTGGAATGTAATGCAGATGGAAGTCCAAATATCAGTGGTCGATTTGAAGACGGTGTCGCTCGAGCAGAAT